GAAATTGTTGATTCGAACATCTTCCAATATCTGGAAATAGTCGTTTACCACCAAAGAACTAACCTTGGTTTTTTTGACTATCTCTTTCTGATATTCAACCCATTTCTTTGGGTCTGTGTTAATGGCATGGGAGACCTCATGACTTATAAACAAATCCAATATCTCAGGACTCACATCCCAACTGGGAATTGTGATAACCCTTCTGGCAAGATCAATGGATGCTGTTTTGGCAGTCTTGGACTGGACAATGGTCAAACGACCATCAGAGGACATCATACGTGCAAGGGCTTCCTTGGAACGTAATTGTGTCTGGGATCGTTTGGTGTCGGGACGTTGTTTTAATTTTTGCATGTGAATATAGCTATCAGACTTTTCGAGCCGTGTCAATACCTAAATATACGGAAAGGTGGGCCACTATGCAAATAGACAAAAAAAATCAAAAAGTCACTGTGACGTACAAAGACAATAAGATCAGCATCTTCAATGAAGACAGATCGGTTGCCGGTGTATTAGAGATATCCGGAACCAATCTGAAAAATATGTACTGGGGTAAAAAAGGATATGGAACTCTTCACCTTCAGGTCATTGAAGAAGAAGACGACGAATCCTAACGTTCAATATCGATATTCTTAACGTCATTGAAATCAATATCACCCAACAGTCCTGATGACCATTGCAGGATGAAATTACTGTTCTTGATTTCGTCAAGATGAATTCTTGGTGAGACGGTTAGTATACGATTCTCACGGGCTACATTGATTGTCAGAAGGACGTTGCCCACTGCATCTTTAAGGTGTAGTTTTGTCATTGGACTCATCTCCAGAAAAAAATGGAGCACCTGATAGGATTCGAACCTACATGTTTCCGGTTAACCTTTCGACTGGTTCGTAGCCAGAGGGTATACAGATGCATTGTTTGTAAACGAAATTAGGGTGACAAAAATGCCACCCTAACTAAACTTGCAAGACTTAAAGTGCCAAACTTGGCTCTTTATGTGATTGGATTAACGGCCACCCTTTGGCTCTTTATCCCAATCATGACCACCACCAGTGATGTTGGTCTTCTTGTCTAGTGTAGGGGTTGGACCACCATCACCTTTGACATCATCACCTTCTGAGGTAGATGGGTTAACTGCTGGGCCGGAAACGTCTTCTTCTTCTTTAGGTGTATCACCCATTGTATTCATTCCTTTTTGTTAGTAGTCGGTTTCATTAGTATTTAGGGAAACTGGCAGGGACAGGGGGAATCGAACCCCCAACGTCTGATAGACAATCAGGCATGTTACCACTACACTATGCCCCCATTGTCAGTTTCATTCAATACTTCATTGCACTCAGTGCTGCACGAAATCTCCTACCACAATCTGGTTTGAAAGTGGCACCCTGCTTAGTTCCGTAGAACTTGCAACCTGCCAGATAAACCTTGCCACGATTTTTCGACGTGGGGTGGAAGACTCGTTCTCTGTTATCTGTTATCAATACTTTAGTCATTAACAACCTCATATTATGAAAATGGTGCCCGGTGTCGGAATCGAACCAACGGCATCCTGCATGTAAAACAGGCACTCTACCAACTGAGTTAACCGGGCATTACTGTCCTATCCATATTTATGGACACAATATGATATAGTATGATTTGCCACTGTCAAGGGTGATATGCAATGATTTCTCTTATAACCCTCTATCGTGTCCATGATGATATCATCAAGGTTCTTCATATATGGCAGTGATGCCTCATCATTAACCTGAAATGACGGGTCACCCACCCTAAGATCACCCATCAAAATCTTCTTCTTCTCTCCGGTCACCCTGTGATATGATTTCAGGACATCATGGATTGAGCTACCAACCCCTGTTCCGATATACCACGGCTCCCCAAGTCTGGGAAATCTACCGTGAATCACAGCAGCCAATGCCCTACACACGTCATACACATGAACATAATCTCTCACAATATCAGGATCACCATTGATTGTCAAAGGTTTATTTGAAACCAGATTTGGAATCAGGTGTGTCTCTGGCTCATGATCCTCAACAGCATTGCATAATGGTATATGACCAGCAACATTATGCAATCTATACGTGTATGTGTATCTGTCATCCCATTTTCTGTCAAAATATTCCTCACTCATCAATTTACTGATTGCATAATGACTATCTGATACATCCACACTGGCAGAAGATACCATCACAAAATGATCACAACTCAAACCCCCAACCAATTCATTAACCTGAACCGTGTTGAGATAAGCAAGATGTGGGTCCACATTGAAAACCGGCACTGATGAAGACCCTGCAAGATGAAATATATAATCGTACCTGACGGCTTTCATCAATTTATGTGACCTACAATCAGTATTCCATACCATGTTGAATAGATTTCTATGTATCACATTTTCTGGGTGTTTATCATATCCATATAGTTCAATAGAATGATTCATCGGACGTGACAGGTAATATGCAAGCTGATTACCTATGTATCCACCAGCACCTGTTATCAATATCTTCATAATTTGGCTCTTTCCCTTACTTCTGCAAATGTTGTGGTGTTCATCATCTTACCGTTTTCATATCTCGTGGTGAATGGACCCGGTTGGATACCACCCTTTGAGGCTTTAGAGTGATCGGTCACAGGGTCTTTCACAACATCAAACCACTGTTTGCCATTATATGATGCTGCATTGGTCTTCATTGCAAATGACAGATCGTCACGGTTGACCTTCTGGAGCAGGCCACCACCCATACCAAAAGCCCAGTTATCAAGACTGATCTTGTTCAGTTTCATGAATGCAACTGCATATCTAACGGTCTCAAGTGTGCAACCATCACCCCAGATGGCACGAACACACGGCTCAAACACTTTGTACCCTTTACTATTCACGGTGTACTGATCAAAAGCTCCCATAATCTCTTCAGATACTTTCAACATACCTTGTGCAATATCACCAGAGTCTGGACGGATCACCAGTGTACCACCAGCAGACCTGACCTTATCTTTCAGCTTGCCACCCCACCCTTCCTTGATAGCATCCCAGATATTATAGCTATCTGACACACAAGCATAAAGCTTTCCGGGACCGGCATAGGTATCAAGGAAATGTTCAAACATCTCATACTCACGGTCCCTACCCCAGCATGTCACGGTTGAGTGTTCAGAAGCAGGGATTGAGAACCCGGCCATTTCTTCTTCATAAAATGCATATGCACCTTCAACAGCCTCAACAGTGTCTGTACCCATGAAGTTGATCAGGTGGGCCATACCACCCAGCATAGCACTCTCACCAGATGATGCACCACGTCCACCGAAGTCATGGAGCTTGAAAGCAATCTGCCCATCCGGATCATCAGATGTATCCTGAAGTCCCTTATAGATGATCTTCTTGACCTCACGTGATACCGTGGCAACCGTGGATGGATACCAGATTGCACGATGTAGGGCTGTTTCAATAAAGGCTGGCAACCATGGGAATCTTTTATCAGTGTTCCGGACCTGTACCAGTGGAGTCCCTAACGGCACAACTGAACCCTCATCAATTGCTTCAATGATCAGTGGGAGATGACCTTTGTATTCATTGACAATGACATCCCACGGCTTCCGGTCAAACGGCACACCATGCATCTTTAATCTTTGCTCTACATAGTCCACATCAATCTTGGTAATTGGTTTGGACAAATATGCCTTCAGATATGCTTGGAGACCGAAATAAACCATGTCATCAAACGTATCAGACTTTCGGCCTTCCACGTATGAATTCATGTACTTGATTTTCGGATCAATCAGTTGGCCATGACTGTGTTTATAACTGTCTGCTGCCATGATAAAATTTGATGGAACTCTGTGTTCCGGATTGTTTATAAGCATTGTAATATCTCCTATTACGGTTTGTTGTCGGGGTCTATCCCCTATAGTTTCACCATGTCATCTATCATATCAAAATGATCCTCATACATTTGAGAACGATCAAGCTCACCAAGAGGAACCCACTCAGCATGGACGGCATCATCAGACCCCTTAACCTTTGGCAGTTTCGGTTCATCTCTCAAATGGAAATAAAAGGCTGTTGTGATGGTTCTACCACGTTGTGACCTGTATGGGTCATCAAAGGTCTTTCTGTCCACCAGTGACCCTATCAGGACCGGTACAGGCACCTTCAGCTTGGTTTCTTCTCTCAACTCCCTGATGGAAGCATCTTTCAGCTTCTCATACTGGTTGACGAACCCACCGGGCAATGCCCACTGACCTTTACCGGGCATAGCACCCCTCTTGACCAACAGGATATGACCAGATTGCACCACGATGGCATCAACCGTGACGAATGTTGGTGGATATGGGGAATGGGACCACTGCTGGTTATAATCGATCAGGTGCTGGTATTCATCCTGAATGAACTCAAACGACTCAGTACAATCATCCATCCACAACTCTATCCACGTTACAATGGATTTTGGCATGGAGATTTTCGGGGATGGGAACAGACCTCTGACACGGGGATTGAAAATATCCTTACGGATATACGTTGCATCCATCACAATGTCTTGCTTGACATTGACGGACCCCCAGCTTGGGAACAGGTTGAGATAGAATGAGGATGAGTCCTTGGAGTGACCAATGAGACCAATATTGACTGGACCAGCTTTCCATTTCTTATGGATGATGTGGTTTACCTGACCCTGAATAGAGGCCAGCCACTTGTCCAGATTATATGTGTAATCTTCTTGGAACACAAACTCCAGACGATGTTCACCTGTAAAAGCATAACAGGATTGAATCATCTCTCGACGTTCCTGTGATGTCCACGGGTTACGGAATGATCTTGGCTGGTTGTGTGAGCCAAGGACAATTATTACTTTTTCGGAGAGTTCCAGTGCCCGGTCAACAACTGCTTTGTGACCATCATGGAAAGGTTGGAATCGGCCAATGAAGACCAAATAATCATATTCATAAGACATCGAAGAATCCCTTCGTTATGTGTTAAGACCGGTCTATCCAGTCTGTAAAATTGGTTGCAGGGGATGGACTTGCACCACCGACCTCTTGATTATGAGTCAAGCAAGCTGCTTCTGCTCTACCCTGCAATACTGTTTGGTGCCGGATCGTGGAATCGAACCACGTTAGCATCCTTATGAGGGATGTAAGATCACCATTACCTTCCAACCGGCATCATGTTCTATTCTATTTAGTGTCATCATTCAACATATTCAATACATAATCAGACATCATCCACTCAACCAATCAAAAAATAACCACACTGGCCAGAAGGTTGCTATGATGAAATCTTTGAACGGATTGCCACCAACGGCAGAAAATATGGCCCAGACAAAACCAACACTGATAGCATAGAGATGTGTGACCACCAAGATAACCCACCCCCACACTGTTAGATCATACAACATTTTCGTGTTCCTTCACGGCTTCTATGATTTCATCATCATAGAGTTTCATCGGATTAAGGAAAACCATCCGGTAAAACAAGTGTTTGTCATAAGAGACCTTTTCGAATTTATCACACAATTCCAAGGCATCGGGACGGTATCCCACTGTATTGGGTCTACGAAAAATCGATTTGATAATTATTTTCCTATCTTTTGATGTCAACTCATTAGATAACAACCCAACGATTCCAACAATTAATCCAAACACAGCAATACCCATGATAATTTCCATAATCATAACCTTTCAAAAATGGTGCTCCCGACTGGATTCGAACCAACAACCAGTCTGTTATGAGCAGACGGCTCTACCATTGAGCTACAGGAGCATTAAATGTCTTTGGTAGTCCCACAGAGATTCGAACTCCGATATGTCACTAATCAGGTGACTGCCTTACCCTTAGACGATGGGACCATTATTCTTTTTCATCTTCATCAAAGAGAAACGGTGGAACTTTACGTGGCTCAATGGAACCGGCCCATGCACGTAACATAGAAGCTTTTATCTCATCATTAATTTGTCTATTGAAGAAACGTGAGTGATCTTCCATCTTCTCCCTAATTCTTTTCTCAGCAGATTTTCCATCCGGATAGTTGATTTTCACACAATGTATGTACAGACCGTCACCCTCATAATCAACATCAGTTTTCCAAAAATTTGGAATGAAACGTGATTTGTCTCTGTACTGAACCCAATAACAATTAATTTTGGTTTCAGACGGCACTATCCGATATTCACGTTCTTTATACTTCATGATCAACTTCCTTGGTTGTGTCTTTGGATGGGAATCGAACCCATATTTCCAGAGCTTATCTGACGTTCTACCTTAAGCTTTCACCCTACTGTCCGTGCACTCGATTATCAACAGGCTACTTTGCTATTTTTAAACTACCATCGACATGATCAACCTCTTTATTCAAGGGACAACCTTCCCAAATTTCCTTTTCGGCAACTCTGTGACTGATCACATAATCCCATCCACCATTTGGCACCAATCCACAACTGGCTTCTTGTGGATGGTTAATGAAATGAGGACAATCATAACATCGTCTCACTTCTGTTGTCACCGTAACCAGCATAAAACAAAAACCTTTTTTGGTGCTTCCCCACAGAATCGAACTGTGACTTTCTGCTCTTCAAACAGACGTGCAGACCGACTACACCAGAGAAGCATTCTTAATTTCTTACATATAGACCATATGTCTCAACATTCAATGGGTCTTCACCCTCAGATACCTTCTGTTGCTTGACATCACTTGCACCGGCAAAGGTACGATGTATGCTGTAGACCACAAAAGGGTCCTTCCTGTATACCACAAACATCATTACATTGTCAAGCATTTTTATCATCCTGATAGTTTGGCAAGGGTACGAAGAATCGAACTCCGGTCATCTGGTTTGGAAGCAGATGTGTTACCACTACACTATACCCTCACATAAACTTGGTGGGTCGAGGGAATTTCGAAATCCCGGCCAAGAGTTTAAAAGACTCCTGCTCTGCCTCTGAGCTACCGACCCATTAATTCTTTGGTACACCGGGTGGGGGTCGAACCCACGGCCTTGAGTTTAAGAGACTCCTGCTCTACCACTGAGCTACCGGTGTATATTTTACTTCCCGTAATTCGTCATCCAATTCAACAGATAATCACGGGCTTCGTATTTGTCAAATCCAAACTCTTCCTTGAGATATGGACCTGCTCCCATCATATTAGTTTCACCACTACGTCGAAGTGTTTCCAGAAATTCTGCAACATCTGCAACAGTATCTTCATCCAACGTCATGATCATCTTCCTTCCAGTTCCATTACAGGCATCACACTTAGGTGACCCATTATGATCGTATTTTCCAGAACCATTACATGCAATACAACGATTGTCAAGTTCTTTTTTCGGTTCTCTCTGGACTATACAATCCTTACGTTTCATAATCGTAACCAACCTTTTCCTCAAACATAGTAAAACCAAGTTTGTTGGCTTCATATTCTGCAATAATCAGATTTATATGTCCACCAGTATTACCCCATTTGGATTGACCAGACCATTTAAGACCTTTTTCCATCATACCCACTGCAACACCTTTGGGTGCTAACTCAAGCTTAATCTTCATTATCTACCTTCCAATCAAATAACGTGAAACCAAGTTTGTTGGCTTCATACTCTGCAATCACAGCAGGTATGGCTGCATCCTTCATCTGAGACTGTGCAACCCACTCACGGGCTTTGGTCATCAGACCCTCTGCAAGACCTACAGGGCACAACTCAAGCTTAATCTTCATTATCTACCTCTCAGACATAATACGACAGGTTGGACCCATCCTTGAAATCGATGGTGAAACCATCATAAAAATCGTTATGGGCTTCAACCAGTTCATACTTCCATTCATCAATGATGGCATGGAATGCACCTGAATGGTGCTGTCCAAGGTGACCTTCCATCTTGGTGTACTTGGCAAGATCAGCAATGGTGACTGTTCCATCACCGGGTGCTGGTGTTGATACCAAGTGATACCGATTTGCAATATCCTTAACCTTCATCATCCACCTCTGGGGGATTTTCATAACCCCTCATATATTCCTTCACACATTCTTCCTTCTCAGACCTCATCCCAAAATGACACCCGTAGTGTGCATTGAGACCGGTCAGACGATCCAGTTGACCACGTTCAAACTGGTCTTGGAGCATCTGCTTTTTGTATGCTTCAAATTCATTATCCATCATCAATCCTTTCTCAGACGAAAAACTTCTCAACAACCTGCTTCAGTTCAGCTTCATAGTCTGCATACGACAGACCGAAGTGGAAGCAGATGTAACCACCACCATACCGGAAGTCCATCTCATCAAGGTCTTCCCCATCAAGTATCCACCGGATGGCATCTTCACGATCCTTTGCACCCAGAGCAATGGTCTTGGTGATCCGGTTTTCGAAGTCGATCCCACGAGCATAGTGGAAGCACTCTTCTTCGTTAATGCTATCCTGTGCACTTTCTGCAACCTGATCCCAAATGATCTGCTTTTCATCAGCAGACGTTTCTGGGTCATAGAACCGGTGACTACGTGGACGGCTTCCAAAAGCTTCCTTGTACATGTCACTGAAAATGTTCTCATCAAATGTGTACATCGTTTTTTCCCTTTCTCTATGACCCCATAATAGCAGATTGGGAAACTGTGTCAAGCATAAAAAAAGCCCCAGTGAGATTTTCTCAACCGGGGCTTCTGTATCTGGAAGTTGGGATGCTTACAATGCTGTCCCGTCTATTCCTGCACACACAAAGGCACCGGTCCCGGTTTTGATAAACCAAGGTGATCCAACTATAATAATTGGTTTCATTTTACGTTGCATTTGTATGTCTCTCTTAAAAATTGGAGCAGGTATGGAGAATCGAACTCCACTACTTAGCTTGGAAGGCTAGTACATTGCCACTATGCTATACCTGCATTATTCGTTTTATTCTACAGTTCCATGTCTGACATAATTGAAAAGTCTTTGAGCCTTCTGTATGGCCTCACGTGGCACACCAACAGCTTCTGTTCCACCAACAATCTTCAGACATTCCAGACGAAGTTCGATATTCTGAAATTCATCCATTTCTTCTTTCGAAGGCATTTGATCAAGATTTATCATTCTGTTTCTTTCATGTCAATAATTGGTCTAGGTAGAGGGATTCGAACCCCCGGTCTTCTGGTCCCAAACCAGACGGATTACCATGCTTTCCCATACCTAGATAGGTTTTTTATTTTACTGGGTCTTCAGTGCCAACTGGACCAGCAGGTCCACAACCGGTTAGAACAGTTCCAGTAACTGCCACTGCAAGCAGGGCTAGAAGGGCATAAACTTTCATTTTCATTTTCCTATTTTATTTATGGTGGAGTGCCGGGGAATCGAACCCCGAATATCTGGTTGCAAACCAAATGTGTTCCCGTTAGCACTAGCACCCCATCGTTTCACATGTATTTAGGGACTTTTTTTACAAAGTCAAGCATTTTCCTGAATAAGGTGTCGGTATGGTGGAACAACTCTGAATGTATCACCTTCAGCCATCCACTCATCCGTTTTCTTGAGTTTCTGTTCCAGAGCCAAATCTTCTTGGATCAATCCTGCAACACCGTGTTCAGCTTCAAGCTCACCATAATACCCAAGAGGCTTACCAACCAGTTCCCAACTATCATCAGAAGCCTCAAGCACCCTACGATACACATTATAAATTTCCGGTGTTCTGCTCTTCACTATCCGATATAGATAATAGGGACTCTTCACTGTTCCATCTTCCATCTTTGAAAATCTCCACTTTTAGATTCTTAGGTCGAATCATATCCTCAACCTTATCCACCATTATCTGGTGTGTGCCCATGTGTTTTGCAATCTCTATTTTATGCCATGCCTTGAATTCCTTTGTGGCAATACATTTCTCAAAGGCAATCCGTTTGTTCTTGTGTTGTGATCTGGTCTCATCAGAATACCCAAGGGCATTGGAAGGGGGATGCTTACAATGAACTGCACTCTCAGTCTTGTTACGTTTCTGTCCACCCTTACCAGACCCTCTGGAATATGACCATACGAAATCCCTCTCCGTGATGCTAAACAGAAGTTCTTTTTCCTTACTCATCATCCCTATCCCTAAAGAACTTCACACACTCATAGCATAAAACAGGTCCACCATTATACCGGCACCAGTCTGGAGTTAGTTTCTTACAGTGTTCACATTTTTTCTTCATCAGATAATCTCTTTCAACAGGTTTTTCAAAATCCACACCGTCTCTAGTTACTGTGAAATTGAGATGGATAAACTTCTCACCCATTTTCAACAATCTCTGAAAAGTTACCCTTCTTACCAAATTCTATAACCCGGTCAAACTTGTCCGATATAGACTGGACCTTGTGACTGATCACGAATATGTTAGAAGACTTGGCTATTGTCTCAATGATATTCAAGAACTCTTCGTTCCCTTCATCATCTAGTGAGGAATCCATAACCTCATCCAGTATCAGGATATTGGTTGATACAGAATTACGGCCACGGGCAATCTCTCTCCATGTGAACATCAGTGCCATATCAATTCTCATCTTCTCACCCTGTGAGAAATTCATATATGACAAACTATCCAGATGACGGCTCTTGATGGTTTCCTTGAAATTCTCATCCAACTCAAACGACACAAAGAATTCCATCAGGGACAGATAGTGATTGATCCTCTGGTTGATCACCGGGAGATACTGATTTATGATCTTGGCCTTGATACCATCATCCTTCAACATGCCCAGAGAGAGCTTCAGGACCTCTGCTTCCTTCATCAGGTCCTCATATAGCCCAGCTTCCTCTTTACCGTCCTGTATGGCCTTCTTTAGGTCCTTACGGGTATCTTTGATGATATCACCTGTCTGGGTGACCGGCTTCTCTTTTTTCATGGTCTCCAGTTGCCTACGAATAGATTCAGCCAACCGGAATTTATCTTCCTCTTCTCGTTCCATGTTCTGAAACTTCACAAGAGCCTTCTGTATCTTTGTGGATTCCTTCTGGTGTTCCACCATCAAATCATTGGCTCTAACTGAACCCTTATCTATCTCATCAAGCTTGGCAGCTAAATCAAACATCTTGGATTCTCTCAAGGTTGGGTCCATATGCTGCTTACATGATGGACATGAGTCCGGATGCTTCTCGAAAAACTCATACTGTTCCTGCCAGAAGTCTGCCTTTATTTCCAGATCACGAATAACCTTACCAAACTGTGTGATCTTCTTCTGGTGTTTTTCATCTTCAGCTTTGGCTTTCTTATATGCTGGCCGGTGCTGGGCAATCTTCTGAGTAATCAAATCAGTCTCAGCCTTCATCTCATCGTACTGTTTACTGAATGCTTCAATCTTATTGAGCCGTGCTTCATCCTCAGACTTGTTGGATTTCTCAAGCCGTGCCAAATTTGTTTTGATCATATCGATTTTGGACTTGATCTGTGACAGCCGTTCCTTCTTGATCAGGCAGGCTTCCTTGTTATCCTTTGCCTGCTGCTTGATGATTGAATTCATCAGTGAGAATATCTGGATATCAAGCAGGTCTTCAATAACATCACGTCTCTTGGCTGCTTCAAGCTGCATGAATGGTTTGAAAACAGCAGACCCCAGAATATCAATCTGGGTGAATGACTCCTTGCTCATTCTCAGGACGTTCTGCTCAAAATCCTTCTGGTAGTTTGATGCTTCCTGATTTTGCAGCACACCATCAATATACACCTCAAAAACCTTTGGCTTCTGGCCACGTCTGACCATGTAATTCTTCTTATTGATAGAGAACTCACACTCAGCAATGCAATCCTTCTTGTTGATTGAATTAACCAGAGAGCCAACCGTAATTTTCCGGAATGGTGTATCGAACAGTGCAAAGCATATTGCATCCAGCATGGTAGACTTGCCAGAACCGTTCTTGCCCACTATCAACGTAGTGGGTAATTCATCCAACCGTATCTCATTAAATGAGTTGCCGGTGGAAAGGAAATTTTTCCATCTTATTTTTTTGAATTTGATCATCTATCACACACTGTTGTAAGCTATTGCTTCATTGTACACAGAACGAAGTTTGTCCTTGACCATGGTCTTCATATCGTCTGCAATCTCAACTCTTTCAACATGCTTATCTATTATTGTTGGAGTATCCTCAATATTCTCAATATCAACCTCTTCATCATCCTCTGATGTTATGAAGTCGGAGTCTATCACCTTGATGTCGATAGGATCATAGGATTCAACCACGTCTCTGAGGGTATCCAAAAGGGCTGGGTTGGTTTTCTTGGCTACGATGATCTTGACATAGTTGTCTCTCATCTTTTCGAGCTTGCCGGTCTCTATGTCATTCCTGATGACCTTCTCGTTTGCCTCATCATTGTATTCATATATCTGGAAGATGCTGTATGGGTTACGGTGGAATTCCAGCTTACCCGTTTCTGTATCCAGTATGCTCACACCCCGTGGATCGTTACAATCAAACCAGTTGAATTCATAGGCAGCACCCAGATATGTTATATTACCCTCTGAAGAAGCATGATGAAAGTGACCAGAATAAACACTACTGTACTCAGCAAAAAGATCAGCCATATGTCCATCCCGGTTAACAACTCCACGGTAGAATTGAAACCCTTGGATTTCCAAGTGTCCGATAATTCGTTCAGCTTTCTTTTCAGATATTGCATGTAACACTCTCTCTTCATTCTCTGGATTGATCCATGGCAATAGAAGGATTTTAGTGCCAGCCACATTGATCACAGATGGCTCGTGTACAATGTTTATATCGTAACCGTTCAAGAGAACATCAAGAGAGTTTATCTTGTTGGTGTCCTTGTAGTAAACATCGTGGTTGCCGGGGATGATGTGCATATCAAATTCCTTAGTCCACGGATCAAGGAAATCTGTCTTCATCCGGTGGGCTGTGAAATAATTGATATACTTCCGTCTGTCCACCAGATCACCACCATGAACCACCGTCTTCACACCAGCCGTTTTGAACAGCTTCATGAAATAATCATTCGACTTCTGCATATAATTGTAGAAATTGACGTTATCGTTCCGGATACCGTAGTGGGTGTCTGTGATAAGTCCAAGCTTACTCATTCTGTTCGTTTTCCTTTGCCAACCGGTCTTCTTCACGTTTTTTTCTCATCCGTTCTTTCTTCTTCTGTTTTCGACGTTCCATCTTATCTTCGAATTTCTGGATGAATTCTTGGATTTGCTCATACACCGGGTTGTTGATCAGATTGGTTTCGTCATCCAACATGAAAGCATCTTCTGTGTTCAGAGTCATGTCGAACGATTTATACATAGAGTATCTGACTTCCTCTTCAAGGTTGATCCGGTTTATGAATGCAAAATGGCATATCCGTGTGAAGTAGGCCAACGGGTTTTTATATTTCTTCTCATTGAAGTTGTCAAAGTATTTGATACAGTCCATGATGGCATCACTCACCATAACATCCCGATATGAATATCCCATAAATTTACGGTTCCATGAATAGTGTTCAGCAATATCCATGATGGCCTTGCCACAATATTCTGGGATAGGGGGTTTCTCAGCACTTTCCAGTTCAGCCTTCGTACATGCTTCTTTATAGCCAACTATCACCTCATAGAATTCCTGCTTGTCTATGTAATCGGATTCAATTGAGTCTCTTTCTGGCTTTTTATTGATTATTTTTGTCATTATGTCACTTTCTTTAAGTTTTTTTTCATTTGCCTCTTGACAGGCATCAGAGTCGTGTTATATAGTATACTGTCCCGTTTTAAGGATCATAGAGTCGTTTAAGATTCTATAGAGTCGTTATGGTTTTCTAAGTAGCTTGACTCATCTCCAGAATCCAAAAATCACATCAGACTCCAATATTGATTTTGTAGGTTTTGAGGTTATACCTCTCTGCAACCCAAAGCTTCAAACGTTCTCTGAAATGCAAATAACTATGATTCGTGAAACCTGATGTCGAAGACATCAGATCATCACCAATATCAAATATGGTAGCAGTGGTGTCTTCAAACTTCCTCAACATACGGCCAATAGATTGTAGGTTCCGGATACGACTCTTGTACCCAATAGCCAGTATGCAATTGACAAGTGTGGGTAGATCGATACCGGTAGAGAATGTACCATAGCTGGCAATCACAATACAGTTGTTGTTCTTTTTAACAAACTCTGTGATCTTCAACCGTTCCTCAACCTTGGTCTCACCCGAAATGTAGAAGACATGCTTGCCTTCCTTATTGTGCTTGTCGATCATCTTCTTCAACAGTTTTCCATGCTTCTCAACATAGTTGAACAGGATCAGACTGTTTCCTTCCAGAGACAGTGCCAGATTCGTAATGTACTTATTCCTATAGTCACACTGACACAGGTAGCTCAACTCCTGTTGATAACCCCATTTTTCAGTTGTTCTCAGTGTGCATATCTGTTTAGGGTGTTTTAACACCAGTGCCTTGACCGTGGTTTGTGATGATAAACCTCTCTTGATCAACTCATGGGACTTGGCTAGAGTCTTGATCTTGCCAAACATGCCCGTCAAGGCTAATTTATGGACCACTGAGCCGTCTAATGATCCAGTCAGACCTATCCGGTACTCAGCATTATGCATACTGTCCATGATCTTCTTAAGCTCTTTGGCTTTGAAATGATGTGCCTCATCACCGATCAGGAATTCAAACTGCTCATGGAAGTGTTTCGGTTGTTTGGCAAGGGACTGCCATGTGGTTATTGTGATGGGCTTATCAGTGTTGATTCCCATGCCGGTGCCTGCATGTACACGATGGCATAGATTTTCTACATCCAAGCCATATGACATGAAGTCATTATACAACTGCTCAACAAGCTGGACAGTCGGCACGATCACCACACCCTTACTTTTACCGGATGTGAGTATCTTACATATCAACAGGAACATGATGATGGATTTGCCAGAGTTTGTGGGTGAGAGAAGAATACATCTCTTCTTCCGGAACCCGTGCAGGAACCCCATCATCTGGTAGTCACGTTTTGTGTACTTTTTTGGGATATCCAGACTGTCAAAAAACTCAACAGCTTCCTTTGCCGAAAACTCATTCTCATACTGGAAGTCGTTTTCTATTTCCACATTGATTTTATTATGCTCTGCCCAAGCCACAAGAATGTCCAGCAGGCCCAAAGGCAGGGTCTGGGCACGTCTGTTGAATAATCGGATGTTACCGTCCCACTTGCCACTCTGGAATGCTGGGCTGTATGCTGAATTGTTTGCCGGGAATGTGAATTGTTCCGATATCTCCTGCATCACTGAAAATGAGCAATGTACCTTCAGGCTTGTCTCATCAATCTTACTGATCTTGATAGTTTCACTCATCACCAGACTCCAACTTGGCTAATGCAAGGGTTGCAGGATTTAAGGCTATTGCCTGTTTCAGCTTTTTTCTGCTGTGTGGGTGATCACCACCATATTCCACATGATAATACCCGTTCAGTTCACACTCACACTCTCGTAGTGCCTCAACCAAGCTATCAAGGGTTGTGGCCACCTCTTCAAGGAAAGGTCCTGCATCCCCATTGCCACCCCATACATCGGCCCTAGCCCATCTACGTAACCTTGATTGCATCTTATCAGTCATTGAATTCAATGATCAATCTGGAGATGTTTGAAGTCTGGAAATACAAGCCCGTGTCCACCTCTATCCAATTGCCTATATTAACCAACAGGTCATTTATCCGTTCTTGTCTGTTATGTGATTCATGGGTTTCGAACTGTGTGGTCCAAATCCCATGTGCACCGTCTATCATCCAAAGATGCACCACGGCCTTTTGTGTTATTCTGTCTGACATAATTTTAGCCACCACTTATGAACTTTCTATGCTCAATAGCATTTCTGATCTGCCATTGCCGGTTACCCAGTTGTTTGATTATCTCCTTACATGCATCCACGATTTCCTCATGGTATTCTTTTTTCAGGAGAATTCCACATAGCTCATCGTCTGCATCAAGCCATATGTCTATGTCTTGCTTCATGATTGTGTTTTGCATTGGGGGGAGATTGTACTTTTGAAGATCAGCCGGGTTGTTGAGTTCACCCCGGTAATATTTCCACTTCACCAGCTTGACCTTCTTATATTCAGACCCTATCTTCTTCACAAGCAATTTGTGATGAACAAGAATCGACATATATTTTCCGTGGAGTTTAGCTGCATCAAGACTACTTTTATCCAAGTCCATTTCTGGTATCTTGGAGTCTTCCATCCACATATCCACTAAATCATCTATCTTGTTGATTCTCATGATATTTACCAATGTTAAAACACACTGATATTATGTGGCTATTGTGCTATAGTCTTTCAACCTCAAATGTGTCATAATCTAAAGTAATATCAACAACTAAGATATCGGGTCTGTCTTTTTGTGTAGACATTTGAAGTGGACCCATACCGGTTATACAACATTCGTTGAATTTTATTCTCAGGTTGGTGAGATTTGAGTTCCTGTGAAATTCCAGAATACCATCATTGTAGATTTCACCGGTTCTGATATTTGTCTTGTATTGATCAAAACCAAGAGGTGTTGTGATAGACATTAACCAGTTGTATGTTTCTTCCCACACTCTCAGGTCTTCATCCACCTGTGCAGTGATTACCAATGGTTCATACATCAGCCGGTCACCATGCCTTTTCTGTATATGGAATGGTGTTGCCATCTCAGCAGAACTGGTTGTCACACCCGGCAGGTTGACACTCTGGCAAAAATAGATTGCAAAGGGAAGGTTTGGAATGACAAACTTATACTTGTTGTCCTGTAGCAGTGACAGGTTAGATGGATTGTCTGCCAGACCAATCTTCTGGGACATTATCGTTTACCACTCATGTATCTGGCATACTGTGAAACATCAGTCTTCTTAACTGTCAGGTCCTGATGTGCTTCATTCAGCATACCGGTCTCTTTGGTCTCAACAATCTGTGGTTTTTCGTCACCGAAATCCAGATCAAGGTATTCTTTCGGCTGGTGTTTCATGGCATTATACATTGACATTTTCGTCTCCCTGTTCTTCTGTGTATTTATAGGCACAGTATCCTTTGTATTTTCCTCTGGTCAGGTTGGACTGTCCATTCGTTCCAAGTCCATTATCAATACACCATTTTCTAAGGTTGGTGATATTTTCCTTTTTACCATCAGGGTGTGTGATAACCCATTTCATCTGGTTGGCATTACGGACTGCTTTTTTCTGAAAGTCTGTTTGTGTACATCCCAACCTAGATTTTTGAAGTCTTTCAAGTCTCTCTAGTTTTACTTCTTCAGGTAGTGCTTTCCATTGTGCTTTTTTCGTAGCAGACATTTTGTTGATTGCTGTTTCATCAAGTGAGTTGGCAAAACACTGATTGTACCCATTGGGCCATATTGTATTGTAGTGTACCATCCAATGATTTTCACGGTCATTCAGTTGATCATGTGGCACATCATCCTCTAAGACGATATACTCAAAATTCTCCATCCCATATTTTCTCAGTGACCGGTGGAAATAGTAGTCTGACCCCTCTATCAATGCTTTGCTCTTGTGTCCAGACTTACGTTGATTTGGATGTATGGTTTGTCCAACGTATCTCTTTCCAGTCTTTGGGTTATGGTAGCAGTATATGATACCGGTTCTGATCTTTTTCATGGATACCTTCTCCACATTAAGTTACATATAGTATATAATATAGTGTAGTCATGGGTAAAAAAGAAGGGCCGAAGCCCTTCTAATCTTGAGTGGTTAACCCACTTCTTGTTTTTATTGAATGAAATCAATAACTTACTACATCAAGTTCCTCACCCGGAAAAGTCTGTAGTAGATGTTTGCATGGTTCACGAAGTCTTCGATCACACCAGTTCCAGCAGAGGTTGCATATGGGTTGGCTACCATACCGTAACGTGTCTTGAAGCCGATCTTAGGCTGCATGGTGTTCTCACCAACGGCACGAACCATCTGGAGAGGAACGTATGGGCAATAGAACAGTCCAGCATCGTAAGGGGATGTACCCTTGTAGCCTACACAAACAAGCTCATCACCGTTTGCTGTTCCACCGAAGTAAGGATCAATATAGACCTTCATACGACCGTGCATTGTACCTGCAAAGGTGTTGCCTGTGTCATCAACTGACAGGTTGGCATTAAGTGCTGGGGTATAGTCCAGAACACCAGCCATTGAAAGAGCAGAAGCAATGTCAGAGGAAACGATCATTACGTTACCCTTACCACGTCTTGTTGCACGAGCAATAGCATTGGCTTCACGTTCAATCTGGAAAATCAATCCCTTGAATTTTTCAACTGACCAACGACCGTTTGAGTCGGTGTCGAGGTCAAACGTACCAGCAGTTGTAGTGTTCGTCTGAGCACCACGGGTAGCTGTGTGATAGATTGTACGGATAACTTCACGGTTGATTTCTGCAAGGATTTCTGTTGACAGAATGTTTGCAAGCTCAGTTTCAGCATCAAGACCATGAATAGCCTTAAGGTCCTGTGCAAGTTCCATTGTGTACTCAGCTTTGAGTGCACGGCTCTTTGCAGTAACCGATACTTTATCGATTGCAAATGCCATTTCAGCAAAATGGTTACCAGCACTATCACCAAGAGCTTCAGCCTGTGCTGTTGACATCCCTGTACCTACACCAAATGCAGTGTTGGTTGTGATTGCATCACCCGATACTGGGTTGGTATTAGCAACATCAGCAGGGTTAAGGCCCACACCGGTAAGTCCACCACCAGAGTTCTGTGCAGCAAACAGTGAGTTTGCTTCGTTGAACAGGGCTTCTGTACCAGTCTGTGATACATACTTGCTTCTCATTGCAAAGATCAGACCAACTGGTCCAGTCATTGGCTGCACACCGGCAACGTCATATGCAATAAGATTAGGCATTGCACGACGAACAAGTGAAATCAGGATAGGGTCATATGAATTGATATTACCATCACCGTAGTTGTTTGTTGGTGCAGATTCCTTCAGCATGGCTGTTTCCTGATTCTCAAGAATCATTGCAGTAACAGCCCGTCTGTAGGGGTCTTTAATAGGGTTAACAGACTCATGCTCTAGAATCGGTGCCCATTTGTTTTGTAGCTCTTCAGTAAGATACATTGGTTTGTCTCCCTTGTTTTTGTTCTTATCGACGGTTGTATCTGTTATTGTTATAATTATTTAGAGATTTCAGAATCTTTACTCAGCACGGGTCTTTTTCAACATGCTGGAGTATGCTGCCATACGTCCTGACATATCTTCAACCTTACCAAGCTCTGGATTTTGAATTACTTCTTCATCAAGCTGACGTGCAGATGATCCACCAGTCTTCTTGCTGAAATAGCTTTCCTTGACGTTCTCAAGCTTCTTTGTAAAGCTTTCGTAGTCTTTGAAATCAATCTCTTCGGCAAGTGTACGAAGTTTTTCTGTCTGAGTTTCTGTAAGACCTTCTGCAACCGTATAGAATGCTTCAGCTTTTACATGTTCCTTGATCACAGAGTTCATTTCAACATTGACTTCAATCTGCTCATCAAGTTCTTCCTTGAGTTCGGCAATCTTTTCAGACAATTCTTCAACAACATCAACCTTGTCATCTGGGATGTCGATATAGTGTTCAGTGAACAGGTTCTTCAGACCGTTAATGAAGTCTTCCGAAATCTCGTTACGTACACCAGATTCGATTGCAACTTCATTTTCTGCAACCCAACTCTCAGCAACATATTCCAGATAGTCTGAAACATCTGATTCAAGTGATTCCTGAATGCTCACAACAGTGTCATCAAGGGCTTCTTCAAAAGCTTCCTTAAGATCATTTTCGTATCTCTTGACGTTTGCACGAACTGCTGCTTCAAATACTGTTGAAACTCTTTCCATGAAATCATCTGAGAAGTCACCTTCACCAAACATGGCTGCAATGTCTTCAGAGAGATCAAGCTCAATATCATCGATAGATGGAACGTCGATTTCCCAGTTTTCTTCTAGGTCTTCATCATCGTCTTCGTCATATGCTTCGTTAAGCTCTGGATCATCATCGATTGGATTTCCATCCTCATCAAGGATGTCTTCATCTAGCTCTTCTTCTTCCTGCATATCACCCTTCAGGCTCTGGGACTTCTTACGGCCTTCACCCTTTACTTTGGTTGTGGAAGACTTTGAAGAGTCTTTTTTAACACCAACGGAAGCATCTGGACCTTCTGACTCATCAGGTTCCACTACTGCTTTACCAAGGTCTTGAACCTCACCCGGTAGTCTTTCAGCCTTGTCGGCCTGTCCTTTTTTCTTCTTCACATTGCCGTGAAGAACGTCTGCTGCTGCTTCTTTAAGAGTCGGCATTGGTTTATCTCCTATTGTTCTCTTTTTATTTAGGAATTTTGTATTTTAGACAGGAAATTCTCAAAGATTTTTACTGCCCGATCTTCGAAATCTGCCATTTTTGCCTCTCTGAGGTTTTTCTTGGCAGAGTCGTAGTCGAATTCTGTCCACCCTTTCGGAGACATAACCCAATCTTTTCCTTCCATAATGCCTTGCACAAAGGCTTCTGGGGCAGATGGGTCTGCTACGATATCGGCTGCTGTGGATAGGTAGAAATCATCCTGAACGAGCTTACACCCGTTGGATTCCTTAAGTGTGCCAACACCACGTGAAGAAACACCCATTTTACAACCCTCATCAATAAGGGTCTTGACAATCTTGCCGTTTGGTGTATCAAGGATTTTAGCCTCACCAATGAAGTTGTTTCCATCTTCAGTAAGCTTGGTCATCACATGTGACACGAGTGGAAGGTTGATTGTCGGGGAGTCTGGATGACCCAGTTCACCGAATGCACGGTTTTCGGTCACATAGTTGTTGTTGTATCGGGCCACTTCTCTCTGGAGTAGTGACTTTGGATAGATACGACCATTACGGTTCTTCTGCTCAGACTGCATAAAGATACCACGGATGAAGTAGTTTTTCTTACCACCCACGGATTCGACGATGAAGTCCATGTTGGACACGTCGATTTCTTCTTTGATTAACTTAGCCATCTAAATCCCCATGCTTCTTCTTTTACGAAGGGCCTTCTTTGTGTTTACTCTGGTTTGCACTCTCTTGGCTTTTCTCTTACGAGCACCCTTTCTCTGGGAGAGCCGTCTCTTCCGTCTTTCGGTCGGAGACATCTTGGTGACCTTGCCACCTCTCATGGTGAAGCCATCCATGGCAGCTTCTTTGTGCCGTCTCAGAATTTTACCATTCCGGACCTTGGCACGAACAATCTTGAACCGGCCTTCTTCAATAACCCAGTCAGACACAGATATCATTTTACGAACTTCAACAAGTTTCTGTTGAGCCATCTCAAACAGAAGATCATCGATTTCCTGTTTAGCCTCTACCAGATTGTTAGACGTTATGTGTTTGACAATGTTCATGTTCTTATTTATGCTTTCAAGTTCTTCTACAAACCGATTCTTATACTTAGGTTATTTCCATAATTTCCTGATATACTTGCACCACCACCACCACCACTTGTGGAAAATGCAGCAGTTGGAACATCATAGGTTGCACCAGTGTATCTGGCCACACCCTTAGTAATTCTAAACTCATCAACATACATTGGTAGGTCATCAGCAATATTACCAAGACCGGAACGGGAGCCACCAATTGACGGTGGGGTAACACCACCATCATCAATGAATCTGTATAGTGCAGCATCAGCCGGTATAAGACCCGTGGAAACCACATTGAATCCGTCTATACCAATTATGATATTACCACCATTTCTAGTCAGGTGGATGTGACTGAATGTGTCGTTGAAATGTCCAGCAGGACCTGTTGCTGCTCCATCTGTATCAAGATCAAATACCATTGTATTTGCAGCAGATGTAGTGTCCCCTATTTTCACTGAACCTATAAATGTATTCTCAATGGTGTTATATGCTAAAGACCATGGAATATCATCCGGAGTTGGTGAATCATTACCATATGCAAATACCATATGTTGAATACCGGCTTCTGCTGGTATGTTGAACCAACCTTCAACAGTCCAATCACTGGAACCAAACTCATAATCTTCACCGGCACCTGTATTTTTTGGACCTGTTGAAACATATGCATTATTGGGAATGTATACAGATGTGCTACCAAATTTGCTTCTTACGTCAGTAATAACACACCCTACACCAGAATGTTCTGGTGGACTGGCATTATTTGCAGAATTAACACTGATGTTGCTGTTATTTGCACCCTCAAAATTTAAAAGGGTTACAACATTATTCCAAAAAGGATCAGCCATTAGTATAAACCAATAAGACCGGTTGCTGTTGTATTAGCTGCATGAACACGATCAGCACGAACTGGAAGAATACCAACAGGAACATTTGTAAACAAAATATTTACATTTGACTGTCCAAAATATCCAGAAAACTGAATACCAATATCTCCAGCAACACCAACGTATATACCACGGGTTGTTTGTTCCAGATTAACTGTATCATTTGCCGTGATGACAAATCCAGATGCTGCTGGTGAATCTATGAGAACTTCATCTCTTGAAAATCTATCAGCCATTGGTCTTAGTCTTTCTCTTTACGTCTGAATGCAATCAACCCAAGCTTACGTCCAGCTTTTTGGACTTTATCCTTTGGTATGAATTTACCGGCCATTTTTTTGTCTTTTGGAGTTTTCACACCGGGTCGATCAGCTTGTTTCTGATTTTCATGTTCAGTTTTATCTTTTTCTAGCCTGTCCCTGACTTTTCTCAAAGCATACCCGGTAGCTGCACGGCCAATGGCCTTACCACCCTTTGATCCGGCAAGCTTGGTGATTGACTGTGCAACACCCTCATCAATGGTTTCGTCTTCTTCCCTGAGAATTGGATCAGGGTTGATAACACCAAGCATCTTGAGTTTCTTTCGAGCCTGACCTATGTTAAGCTCACCATCAAAATACTTTGATATGACATTATCGATTTCAGAACTACGACCCTGTTTTGTTGACTTGGCCTCTGAGGTCATGCCAAACACTGTGTGTGGTACGGTAATGAACCGGTCAATAGCCTTGATGTAATACAACCCGACTATCTGCCCATCAGGAAACATTCTCAGGGCTTTTCTCTTGGCCACAAGAATAATAGGCAGATCAGCACCGGATGCTTCACCCAGTAGCTTGATTTCCTGTGCAGGAGCCTGCTCTCTTATGTCCTTGAGTTTTTTCATTTTTTATGATCTTTTGATGCTCTTCTAATTCCAGTAACTCTGTTGTTAATTTTTTTATTAAATTTAGCATTATACTCTCTAGTTTGTTTATCTGGAGTATTTCCCTGTTTCATTCCATCATTAATTCTTCTTTTGATATCTTTATCAGCTTTATCTCTATAAGACTTCAAAGTTTCGTCACCCAGTTCATCGATCTGCTCATCTTCTTTTACATAATTTCTTACAGGCTTTCCATCTTTACCTCTTTCCATCTTGATACGATGAGTACCAGACTTCAAATCTGTTCTTCCAGTATCTTTCCAATGGTTAGATGTCTGCTTTCCCAAAAATTCACCTTTTTTTTCAGCATTTTTGAAAGATTTAACAGTTGCTTTATTAGTTAAAGATTTTCCACTATCTGGAGAATGATCTTTATATACAGAATGTTCATCGATCTGCTCATCTTCATTAACTTTCTTACTAGCTCTACGATCACGAGCCTTCATGTTTCTGATTTTTCTCTTTGAGTTTGAATCAGTACCTTTAACATGGGCAACATCACTGCCTTCACGTTTTGCCATTTTCTCATAATCGTGCTGAGTAAAACCTTCTTCTACATCATCTTCATCTTCATCATCATCTTCATCTTCATCATCGTCATCAGACTCTTTAGCTTCGGTAAGCCAGTCCTTTGCAACGACAAATTTCACTTCATCAAGCTTTCTAAGTGCAATAGTACCCAGTTCCTGCTCAAAGCCTTCCTTGGCTTCAGACAGGTTCTTTTCCAGAAAATTGTTAAGTGCTTCTTTTACAGACATGATTGTGTTCTCCTATGATGAATTATTTAGGCTTTTCATCTTTTTCAGGTTGTTTTTTAGGTGGTGGTGAATCCTGTGGTGCTTCTTCACCTTCCGGTGGTAGTTCCCCTTCAGGTTCCATTGGTGGTGGGGGTGGTTGTCCACCACCCGTTGAAGGCACGACCGGATTACCAAAGCCATCATCAGCAGGCAGTTTGCCTTCCTTGGCTTCTTTTTCGATCTGTTTATCCATCTCTTTGATTTCATCATCATCCAACATGAGAATCTTCTTCTGGATGTGTTCCTTTGAGAAGTATCGGCCCACGTATTGATCAGCATCGGCCAAGAGACCAAGACGGTTTCTGAATAACTCAGCTTCCTTGATTTCTTCAATGTTGTTGTCTTTGATCCAGTCATACCAGATGTAGTTTTTGAATTCTTCCCACTCTTCTTCGGTACAGATTCCCTTTGTGACACACTGGACTCTCAACAGTTCATCAAACAGGGTTGAGAATTTGTTTCTCATTCTGGAGATGAATTTATGGAAGTGGAGTTCATCACGGGTTATCTCAGTCACAACACCAAAGTTGAAACCCTGCTGTTCCGGATCAAGACGGGAGATAGGCACGTTAAGAGCTTCATACAGCCTCTTTTTGAAGTATCGTACATCTTCCACCTCACCAAGGTTTTGTCCACCCTGTAGGGTGTCAATTTCGGCATTCTTACCGTCCTTACGGGGAACCCAATAGTCTTCCTGCATGGCCATGATATTTCGGTCATCACGGATCGTGCCGGTATCAGAATCATACACAACTTTGTTACGATATAGCTGCATCTGCTTCTTGATGTATTCTTCACCCTTGATTGTTGTCATGTTCGACACATCCACATAATGGATACGTCTTTCAGGTGCACGGACCAGACGATAGATAACAACGGAGTCTTCAAGCCTTCTCAAATCGTTCAGGGACTTGAGTGCTTTCTGGATATATGAAATGACCATACCGGAACGTGGATCAACAAGACCTGACGTTACAACGGATATGGAATCAACGGCAATCTTGGCACCCAAGTTTGTCTGGGAACCAAGCAATCCTCTTTCATTGTATAGAAAATATTCCCGGACTGTCTTGATGATATCAATGCCAGATTTGGGGTCCTTCTCACGGTTGATTTCCCTGATTTTCCGGATACGTCTTGGATCGACATATCTCAGTTCAAGAATACCGTTCTTAGGGTTCTTCTCATCGATAATGACGTGATAGTAGAAACGTCCATCAACATACCATCGTCTAAAGATGTCATGTCCGATCTGGCCAAAGTTCATCATCCGGAGAATTTCTTCAAATTCCTCTATGATCTTCTTCTTGATTTTGTCGGGTTGTTTCAGTTCGTCACATACGACCTTCACAGAATGGCCATTATCTTCTGTTACAATGGCTTCATTTATGATATGATCAATAGCTCGTTCTAGTTCAGGCTGTGTTGAGGCTTCACGATATCGGGTGATCTGCTCAATTTCACTCTTGGTTGTACCTTCCAAATCAATGAAGGTGCCCATAGACGTGCCGGTAAGATTAGATTGAACAACAACTGCACCATCTTCCTCAGTCGGTGGTACAAAGCTTCTGTTCTTCTCTTCTCTATCAGCAGTCTTTTTCTTGATTTCAAAACCAAATAATTCTTCGGTTATATACTCTCTGATTCCCATTTCAATACCCTATATTAGTGTGGCCGGAAGGTTACTCCCGACCACCACTCAATTCAATTAACGGATTAGAACGTTACGTTCTGGTGGAGATTCACCAGTACCGTCTGCATCAGCCACATTGACTTCCCACCACTGGTAGGCAAAGGTGATTGAAAATTCTTCAAGAACGTCCTGAAGACCCCAATCCAAAGAAATAGGCTCAAGATCAGTTGGGAACATACCAACCAGCTTGTACGACTTCAATGCATTGACTTCAGCAGTCTTAGAAAGCTGAATAACATGAGCATCAACAGAGTAGTCTGCTGAGTTCATCATATCACCGGCTCTGGAGTTTCCTTCATGTGAATTTAGAAGGTTCATCCAAACTTCAAAAGCATTCCTGATTTTGAAATCTTCATCGTTAACAACAGTGACAGTCCACACATCAAATACACGATCACCGGGGAGCTTGATTTCACGACCCTGATAGAACGTAGAAACTGGGTTGATTGTTGAACCCGGTATCTGTGCTGCACGGCATGTGAATTCAAACTTCCGTTGAACGTCAAGACCATCGGCCCCACCAGCCCTTGAACTGAGGTTCAAGTTAGCTGGAAAGTTCATCTTTACTTTAAATCTGTTAGGTCTGGCACCATCATATTGAAGTGCTGATCTAAACTCTTGTGGTTTGAATGACATTTATGTTTCTCCTAAAGTGCTCTTTTGTTTATTTAGTTGTCATCTTAGAACTTACCGACAACTTCCTCAAAGGATACACCGGTTCTAACAGCAATGAAGTTCAGCTTGATGAAGTTGATTGAACGTGCTGGCTTAATATAGATGTCACCAATAAACTCGTTACGATCAATGATCTCCGGAGTGTTGTTGGTTTCATCACAGACTACACGGTAATCGAAGATACCTCTACGACCCTGAACGTCTCTCAAGTATGGGTCCACAAGGGACACAAACTGTGCACGTGTGAAGGCATCGTTGAATTCAAACAGTGAATACTTGGAAGCCTTACTGATTGCCTTTTCAAGGACAATGAACAGTCTACGTACATTGATACGGTCAAATGCTGATGGCTTGGCAAGCATTGTCTTATCACCGTAAAGGATTGTGCCTTCACCGGGGAATGTAACAATTGGGTTGATACCCTTCTTGTATAGCTCATCTCTCTCAGACATATTAGGGTTCCAAGAGTTCTTGATTACGTTCTTCAACTGTCCACGGTTGAAACCGGCTGGTGAGTACCACGGGTCACGTGTGAAGTCTGTACGTACACAAAGTCCTGCAATATCACCGTTGTAAGGAACCCAACGATAAAGGTTGGTGTACTTGTCGAACTGATATTTCCATGCAGAGTCCATGAATGCATATGAACTTGATGGCAGAGTGTTTCTGTATGCAATTGCATCAGTAGCTTCAGAACCACGGTTATCAACAACGTCTGCCTTTTCTGGTGACAGGAATGCCACACAGTCTCTACGATACTCAGCAATCTGGTTGATTACATGGGTTGCAGTGTTCTGGCCTACTTCACCAGTGATAAGCAGAGATACGTCCACTTCATCACCATTCTTGAAGTAATCCCAACCAACGTTTGTGTTGGCATTAGTTGGTGCACCACGAACACCACCAGACAACTGAGCAATGTTAACAGAGTCAACTGCTGTGAAGGTCTTACCGGAAGCTTCTGTACCCCAGTTTGTTCCTGTTGCAAGATGGTCCATCCACCAGATGTACTTTGAACGGTTCTTGATGATATCACGGTAATAGTTGCTTGAACCATCATCGTTTGATGCATCAATAGCCTTGGAAGCAAATGGATATTTTTCAAGGATTGTGTTTGCCACACCAGTGAATTCACCACCTTGGTCAACTACTACGATGTGGATTTCGTCATTGGCACCGTTACGTGCTGCTGCATATGAGGATGTGTCTGGTGCTGCATCGAATTCTTCAGCCCATTTCCATGAAGCCACGGCAGAGTTGGCTACAAGGTCATCATTCATTATTGCAGCAGAGTTAACTGTTACTGAAAGGCCGGTTGCAGAAATTTCAAGAACTTCAGCAGTACCCAGTGCTCCAACAGTCAGATAGTCTCCAACTGAAAGAGGTCTTACAGCATCAACGTGAACGTTTGCTGAGAATGTGACTGTGGCATTACCAGATGATACGTTGGCTGTTGCTGCCATTGTTGCTGAGTATGCATTGGATGACGGGCAGATAGAAACAGTCAGACTGTTACCCTTGCCACCGGCATAACGTGCTGCCCATAGGCCCACGGAACCGGAACCGTCAAAATAGTTCTCTTCATAAATACCTTCGTTCTTGATCAGAACTCCGGAGCCATCTGCTGTTGCATTGGTTGCTACGGACCCATCAAGAGCACGAACAATTTTAAGGTTACGTCCGTATGACAGGAAGTTTGCAGCAGTGAACCATGACGTGAAGTTATTCCCGTTTGGTGCATCAAAAATGTTAACAAGCTGTGATTCGTCATAGACCTGAGTGATTTCTTCAGCAGGACCCCAGTTGAAATCACCAACGAAGGCACCTTCTGTTGTACCAACAGATGGAATAATACCAGTTAGATCGATTTCAGCAAAGATAACACCGGGTGACAATTGAAAAGCCATTGGTTCTTCTCCCTATAGTAAGACTTGGTTTTTTTTATCTTGAATGTTGTATTTCAAGAATATTTAGAGATTTCGTCTTTTCTATTAGGCTGGGAACCATCTATCCCCCTCATCATCAGCAAAGCTATTTTGAACACCTTGTCTGAAAGGATCGGCCATTCCGGATGTGGGAGTTATCATAAACGGTATTTCCGGTTCTTCATTATACCCAGACTGTTCATTTTGGAGAAGCTTTCGGATATCGGAATCTATCTGATCCTTGAAAACCTGTTGGTTTGACATCCAACCAAACTGGACAAGTGTCATTATAGAGTCGTCATTTTTACCCTCTTCGGCCATGTATGAGTTTCTACGGACAATGAAGGTTTTCAACTCATCAAGGGTTTTCTCATCGTTGATTATGTATTTCCCGTTTTCGATAATTGATTTGAGGTTATCACAACCAATTCTTTTTGATTGTGATGTCATCTTCATGCCATATTTCTGTGATCTGCTGTACTTGAAATTCATATGCTGGCTACTCTGGGTGTCAGAGATGGTTGTGAACATGTGTTCATATTCAAGGTCATGTCTCAGAATGTCAGACACTTGCTGCCCAAGATTGTTAAGTTCGATCATCAGATATGCATTGTTGTAACTCTCACAGATTGACTTGATGACGTTTGGGACCAACATGACCGGCATTTCATTGTTTCTCCAACAAGCTACCTGCTTGTATGGCCACTCACTCACATCTGTGACATTGATAAAGTGATAATCCTTCCCGATACCCTCTGAGGTGTCCACGTTCACCACATATGATCGACCCACTTCTGGTTTCTCGTAAACCTTCAAATCCCCTTCGGTGTATATTGGATCAATCGTATTCATGATGCTCATCTGGCTACCGGAAATTAGAGTCTCTTCTGATCCAAGGAAATCACATTCAAACTCCTGCCTGAATTGTCTTTCAGATGTGTTCCGGATGGTTTTCTCTTTCCAAGCCTGATCACGTCCCGGCACCATAGACCAATGAACTTCAAAAGGGTGGTATTCTGATTTCTTATCTATAGCCTTCTTCCACATCTTGTGAAACAGGTTCAACCCCTTTGGAGTTGATACGATGATCATCTTGGCATTCTTACCGGATGAAATTGTAGGATATGTGGCATTGAAGAAGTCTTCGGCAATGTTATGTGGTACGAAGGCAAACTCATCAAGAAAGATCAGGTTGAATGTGTAACCACGGATGGAGTCTGATGATGTGGACTCTGCATAGATTTTTGATCCATTACCCAGTTCAATGGAACCGTCATTCCATTTCTTGATTCCAGCCTGAAGAAACTTTGGCAGTTTTTCATATGCCAGCTTCAGCCTACCAAGAATCTGTCTGGCTGTTGCAGCTTTGTTGGCAAGGATAGCCACTTCAACATATTCATTGAATAGAATGTAATGGAGAATGTATGATACGGATACGGTTGATTTGCCAACCTGACGGGGAAGCTTGCAGATGTTGAAATTGTATTTGTCAAAGTTCCGTAGCATTTCCTTCTGGAAATCCCATGGCTTGAATGGTACAATACCATCATCCAGTGTCACAATCTTGACATAGCTCTCAATGAAATATATCGAATCATCGTGACATTTTCGGTATTCGTCTTTTTCTGCTTGGGTATAGGCATAGACAGTCCCGGCTCTCAGAAGATTGGGGTTGCCTTGATACCCTTCGTCTCTAACTACCATCTTCCTCTGCTTCCTCATTTTTTATCTGTTTGAGGTAATCGGCAGGAGTTCCAATGAAGACGGCTTTCTCAACATTCATGGATGAACCAGCATCAGCCTTCTGTTTGGTTGGCCCCTGTTTCGAATCCATTATCTCTCTCTTCTTGATGTGTAAGTCCATCTTGTCGAGTTCAGCCTTTGTCGTCACCTAGAAGAGTTTGGAGAAGGCATCTATAGACTCAGGTGTGTCCGTGCCCATGGCAATGTCTGCTGATCTTTGCAGCACATCCAACCCAAGCATCGTGATGTTTTTCAGATTTTTCCGTGCTTCTTCAAAATCGTCTTCAGCCATCTTGTTATCCACGGGTGGATTTTTGATGTCTGTGATTTCGGTTGGCTTCTTTACGGCAATATCGAACCCTGAAGTTTTCTCTAACACTTCATGGTAATCGATATCCAACACTTCTGAAAGTCCTTGATGTTTGCTCATTTAGTCTAATGTCTCCGGATATTCTATGTACGTTTCTGTATATCCAAAATCGTCTGTTGGTTCAGCATCGATTGGATCAGGAGTGATCTTGATAGATGCAAGTTTCAATGGTGAGGCATCAAAACTGGCAATGCTGTATGCCGAATTGCTTTCCGTCCCACGGATAGTTTGACCAACTATGAACTGACCCTGTGCACCACCGATCCGGATGTATGCATTGTTTGCATCAAAGGCCACCACAATACCGGCTGCATTTGATGTCTGGACAGATGGTCCCTGATACACAGTCTCTTCAATTTTGAAGGTCCCGTTGTTACCATTATTTAGGTTAAGTCTGACAATTGCCCCAGATTGTAGTGATGGGTCCAGATATGTGTTGGCAAAGACAGTCCGGATTATGCCCGTGTTGGCCACCGGTCCATAGAACCATGCCTTCATTGTAAACTGTAGTGTCCACTGGACAACCCGGAAGGTTTCGGTATCACCTTCGTAATCAACAGTCTTCTGGACAGAATCCAGAATTACCGGTGTGTCCATGGTGAACCCCATGTCATTTATGGGGATTGCCGGTATGGTGAATTCGGGTGTGAAGGTTGGCAATATCTGCTCTACGATTTGATCTGCATCCATTGTTGTACGGCCAAACACACTCACTTCAAACGTGATGTCGTATGGCACACCGTCATATTGGGTTCTCAAGGTTGAACCCGTGTTGGCAGATGAATTACGGATGAGTGGATTCCTCTTTCTCATACCATCATACGTGTATGAAATATCCTGAAAGGCAATCATGGGTAGTGTCATCTGGCCGGGGTTTGTCAGATGCTGGTCGGCATTAAGCCTCTCAAAATACTTTTCCTTCGGCCCGTAACGAACCGGCACCTTGATACGTTCAATCTCAGTCCCGGTCTCACTGGTCTCACGGTGAATCCATATATTGTTGAACATGGTTCCAATGGCCATGATGTATTTTCGGGTGAGTTTGTGGTAAAAGTGTCCTTGTAGCATTATATTGTCCCGAATGGATTGGTTTCAGTCTTATCAAGATTGGTGTTGGCACCAACTTCCATATATTCATTATCACTGACTGTGTAGTCCATATGATCCTGTCTATCATCGTATGAGTCCAGCACCCAGTCTGTTCCGGATGTTTCCCCGATAACATTGGCACCGGCCATGAACAGACCCTTGATATCAATAATATCAATGACGTTGTTTGCCGGGAACACATCACTGATCTGTGCAGATGCTGTTGATACAGTGAGGTTGGCTCCCTGATAAACAGTTTCACCGATCTGGAAGTTCCCCACACCGGCTGTGTCGAGATTTAGTCTTATGACGTATGACATATCATTTTCGATCTGATCGATAATATCGATTCCTGTGTCAAATTCCTCATGGGAGAAGATGTACTTCTCAACTCTGATTTCGTAGATCATGGCTTCACGTCTACCAAGCTGGAAATATTCGTTTTCATGCTGGACAAACTTGATTTCAAATATGGAGTTCATGACCGGCACCCAAATGAGGTCACCTTCCCGTGGTCTTGGTAAAACGGTCTCTGGTATGTACTTTCTGAAAGTCCGTCTGGGAACAACAAGGTTGGTTGCTTCGTTGACCTGAAGTCCGAATTTGGTAAAGAAGTCTTCACCAGAGGTCCAGCTTTCAACAGATGCAATATACATCTCCATCTGGTAATAGGTTTCGAATTTAGACGTTGGGTCTTCACCAAACACAAGGTCTACGGCTTCCTCAGTGTCCCTGACAAGGTAATATACATCCTCACCATATATCTGGGTCACTTCAACCATGAGGTCTTCCATGAGACGTTGCTCATTGGTTACTGCTGCTGATCCGTTATTCCGGAAATAGTGATTCGTTGCCATGGGTTATCCAGTGAAAAACATTGGTGGTTGTTCGTAAGTGGCACGAATGAATTCTTCCTGTGCTTGGATTTCATTCATGGCTTCATCGTAGATCGTCTGGCCATTCATCTCAACACCACCGATAAGCTGGACTCCCTGATACTTCTTCATGTTCGTACCCCACTGCTTTTTCAGGTACAGTGCAGCAAGTTCCTGTAGGTTTCTGTCTGCATAAATGTCCGGATATGTCTCAGGGTCTGATACGATCTGGCAGTCAAGAATGATGTACTGGCCAGCCGATATGTCATTCACCCAATCCCAGTCTATGAACAGCTTGTTCATGTGCCTGTTATGCCGTGTAGGAGCCTCACCAGTGAACAACATCTGCAAATCTGCAAGATGCTGCCTCATGATGTAATAACTCGTTGCTTGGATACCTGTGCCCGACTGAAGGTCATTCAATCTCATCTGGTATCTCAGGTCAAACATGTCTCCAATATTGTTGCTGTTTGAGACTGGAAGGATTTTCCGGATACCAATTATGTTCAGCCCGGTTGTGGTTTCCGAAACGTCAATATATTTGTTGGTGATATCATCAGTGGTAATCAGGTGTCTGTAATACTCGTTGTATGTTCCATCTTCATGAAACTCTCTGAAAAAATACAGAGCATCATCGATCCGATCATCAACCTGATCATCATCAACGTTGATTTCCACCACTGGCCACCCCAGCTTTCTCATGACTGTATCTTTGAATTGCTCTCGTGTTACGGGTTGTGCCATTATTCTGTGATCCTTGGATTAACTATGAAATGCCCCTCATGGGTTCTGTCCTTTAACGATCCTGTATCATAGATGATATCAAAGAGGTAACGTCCACCTCTTATGTTTGCAGTGTTGGCACTATCCAGTGATACGTTAAACACACCGTTTGCAGCATCTGTAATCGTACAAACAAGATTGGCTGTGACATTTGATGAGTAGTATGATTTTTTGACTTTGGATGTGATAGTATAACCGGATATGTTCACATTGGCATTTGTAAGGGTATCATTCAATACAAGTGTGTGGACAAAATCAGTGCCCTGATCTACATATAGTTCTAAATACTTGGACATGTGGGACTCCCGGTGCTTTCCAATTATTTAGAGGATAGAAAATGTCTGTGAAAATTTTACCGATTATTCCGATTGATACCTGTACTGCAATCACAAATAAGGTGATTTCAGAATTTATACTACATGGTAAAAAATCACCTATATTTTTTGAAGATTGGCAAGTGCCGGGTTCTGTGAGTCTTGTTACGGATAAATTTCCATCAATTACCAGAATCTACAAAAATACAACCCCACCAATTACCGACGATTCCTTACAACCCTCACAATGGTTTGGACGGTTGTATCTGAAAGGTAATGTTCTTGAACGTCACATAGATGGCCCACATTGTGATCACTCATACACGATCACGGTTGGCCACTCAGGTGAATCAAACTGGCCAATCTTCATAGATGGCATACCTTACGAGATACCGATTGGTCATGGTGCATATTACAGAGGTTGTGATATGGAGCACTGGAGAGAAGAATTGAAATCCACTTGGCATATCCAACTCTTTTTTCATTACAGCCTGTATGACTGGCAAGGACAACCATTATCATGATAACAGTACATGGTTTATATCGATCTGGAACCAATTACACCCGGACCCTGTTGACAACAAACACATCAACCAAGGTTCTCCCATCTCATGAATATGCACCACACTCCAAGCATAGAAGATGGTGTGGTAATTCCAGAAAGATATTGGTGTATAAGGATTTTGATGTCTGGATGGAATCTATTGAAAGACGGTGTTATGACCTAGAGGTTTATGAGGATGTCTTGTGGGAGCCGGGTCATGCAAAATTAGAGTCGTGGGCTGGTGTGCCAAACGAGAAGTTTTCCGGCAAACATAAGGTGCTTCTCAGTGTGGAGAAGTTAACTAAACTGTATCAGGATTTTCACGAGTTTTGGGAAGATACATTACACTATAATTATGTTGATATACTGAAAGACCCCGAAGGGTTTTTGAGAAGCCTTAATATACCATTGAATGATGAACTGATTCTAGCTTTCGATCAGGTTAAATCATCAGAACCGGTTACCCAGTCTGAGTTGGTTGATCGATATCTTCATGGAACCATCTAACGGCAATCAGCTTGGTTCCGTCTTTTACAACCCCACCACCATGTAAGGATTCTTTTGTGATATATGGTGTGTAATTGAAGAATATGGCATCACCCGGCTGGGCATCAACTTTCTTCATGATGTTTGGAAATACAGTAGCCCCACCAACTGAGGCTTTCTTTATATATATGATAAAAGACCCAACCCGTTGACTTCTTTCAGACAACACATCCTCTTCAAAATAATCAAAATGAGGAAGATACTTTCCACTCTTTGTATACTCTACAAAAGCCCAGTCTGAGGATAGGTGAGATTTCCAGTTTACCAGCTTATTCATTCTCTTGTCAATATCCATAAGGGTATTGGTTGCCCACTTACCATCCGGATTTATATATTGATCAGACAATCGTCTTGGGTCTGGCCTTGCTCCCCCGGTTTTTGAACACACTACTGTGGCCCTTTCCCGGTCAAGGGTTTGGGTGTGATTTATGATTGATTGTATTTCATCATGTGATATGAAGTTTTTGATATGGACCAGTTGCATACCATCATCATGTAAAACTGTGTGATCAAATTCACAGTCGGTTATCAGTGGAATTTTCATCATATTCTATATTCAATCCCATATAGGAAACTGGTTATTATGCTCTTCTCACCCTCAATGATCTTTTCAGATGCATGGGTGCTTTTGTGTGTTTTATGTGGTGAATAATTCATGAAAAGTGAAGAGCCTTTTCTTGGGGTGATGGCTATATCCAGTTCCGGATATAAGGTCCGACCACCTGATATGGGTTCCTTGATATATGTTACAAAGGTGCCTGCTCTCTGTCTTTCTGAGTTTATGATGGAATAATCCATATGGTCATTCACATAACCATCTGATCCGTAGTGGATCATTTTTGGCCTTTCCATATCATCCTCACCCCAGCCGGTGTATTTGAATATCTCTTTTATGAGATGTTGACAATCACTCTTTTCCATGATCACCATATCACCTTTTCTGAAAGATGCATCTACATAATCCTCACCAGTAACCACACTCCAGCATGTGGCTGGGTTCTCCTGATACTTCTTTGAGACTTCTATAATGTTGTCAATTTCCTCATCTGAAATGAAATCATGGATGAGAACGATCTGTGGATATTCTGGAAATTTACCTTTACACAGAACTTCCATGTTGCTGGTTATTTTCTTTATGGTCGGCACCTTGAACATTTAAGACCACCTGAATGATTCAATTTCCTCAAGAGTACACCCGGATGTGATGACAACAAATCCGTTTGCTATATAACCTGCACCCTCATCAAGATGGAGACCATATATCTGTTCGTTTGGATCATTCTGTATATGGAATTCTGGTGATGTGTGTGTCCATCCATCATCTATGGCAAAGCTGTAACCCCTACCCTTTTCAAGTTCTATTGCTGGACAGTCTCCATCTCCAAAGAATTCTGCTTCCCTCAACCATTGTGCATAGTTGAATGTGCCCCACTGTTGCTCACCAAGAATATCCACCCACATATCATGGTCATCAGAAATTGACAATACCTTTCCTGATGGGTGTGTTACATCCATAATACCACGTTCTGTTCCCAGAACCGGGGTATCAATATCAGTTACAAGACCACCAAGACCGGTCATTGTCTTGACTCTGTCTCCAACCTTGATGTTTTCGATTTCCAAGAATCTACCATCTGCCATAGTGATAAGTGTTCCAGCCACAACACAACACACCGGCCCCGGTGATGGTGTCGGTGACGGTGATGGTGACGGTGATGGTGTCGGTGTCGGTGTTGTTGGGAAGACGTTGGTGTATATATCACCAGCAGTTGCATCAACATAACCACCAAGATAACCTTGTCCACCGGCTCCTACGGATTTCCAAGCTCCACTTGTGTATACATATGGTGCAACCTCTTTCCATGTTCCACCATTGTAAACACTTAGAGAAGACCCATCTACATATCCGGCACCAGTGTGTGCAGACATACCAAATGCCCCGTTTGCTACTAATGCTGTTATGTTCCGTGCTCTTACATAAGTTCCTACAGCAGAAGTTTCACCCCAGTAATCCAGAGATAATGTGTTAACACCGGCTGTTAAATCAACAACACCCATGAAACCACCCATTACTGATTCTGCTAATGAACCAAAAGCTGTTCCGGAATTGTCCATCTCAGTTGTTGAGTTTGCAGTGTATTGATATGTTCCATTAACCTTAAAATTTTTCAAGAAAGAACTTGCTGTTGAGTCTCTTATATTATGCATTGAAGCAAGAATGAGAGCCTTATCAGCAGTGTTCAATGTGAACGATAGTGATATTGCTTCGACTGGTGTTGCTAATGTTGTTGAAGCCGTTCTTTCAACATGATTGCTTGAACCGGTTGGCCATTCATCAAGATTTAGGGCTAGAATAGCTTTCTCTCTGATTCTAATTGTTCCAGAATCAGTACCCTCTGCTCTCAGGTCAAAATTTGCAGATGTGTTGGCAAATGTTCCGGTCCACCAATATGGTCTTGTGTTATTAATATCCTTACCAGATGGGTTTGATACATAACCATATGGAAGATTATTTGTATCATCCCAAACAAGAACACGGCCTTCATCCCATGTATCAACACCACCATTAGTATCTATGAAACCACATGAAGCAGATATGGAGTAATTTGCAGTTAGTGTTGGTGTGATTTGAACATATGTGTTATATACATCATCACCATCAGCAGTTGTGGAACTGGTAGATTCAGTTGAATCAACAGCCCAAAAGTCTGTATCTATAAGCTCAACAACAGAAATTCTAGCATCTTGAATACTGACTGAACCAGTATCTTGTGATCTATATTCTACATTTAATGTGCTTGGTGCTGCATTGGACACAGCTTCAATAATATACATCCCACCAAACCACAATATGTCTGTAGAATCTTTGGGTTCCTGAACTTGTGATTGTAAAACCGTTGAGCCATTAGTTAACCGTATCTGACAAGATTCAGTCGTGCTGGTTGCTGATCCAAGGGCCTGCCAGAACACTGCAAGATTCGAATTGTTAGCAGATGGTGTGAACGTCAAAGAGCATTGTGTTGCATTGGCTGTTGAAGTTGTGCTATTGACAGTCAGGCTCTCTTCATGATATATTATTCTGTTGGCCATTATTCAACTTCTGGTTTATCAGGGAATACCACAAAATCCGGATCATCAAAGAATTCCGGAATGTCTCTAAGCTTCTTTCTATAATCAGCCCACGGTTTTGATATCTTTTCAGGGATGTCCTTCAATTGTGTCCAGTCAGATTCTCTCAAAAGCCTATTACGGTTTCTTCTGATTTCATCCATCTGTTTCTTGGCTTCTGCTTCATCAAGCCGATTCTCAAGAGTTTTCAGTGAGGGTTTCTTTTTTGGATTATCTGCTGCCCAATCAAGTGTTTCATATTGATCAGCCGTGATTCTCCACGTTTGATCAGCATAATAGAATTGGAGTACATCTGTTATTGTTGCCATTATGTATTACCTTATGCAGTTATTTTGAGCCATACGTCACCTTCAGACCCACCTGATGGGTCGGCAGTCGATACGGTCCAGTTTGTGATTGTGTTTCCGTTAGGGAATTGATACCCTACTGTAGTCTTGACTGTGTTTGCCACGTTCAGTGTCTGGTCAATTACCCCTACGGCATTAATGCTAGTGTATTGACCAACAACCCGTGCCGGTGGAACTGTTCCAGTTGACAGTGTGGATGCATCGTTTGCAAATGTTGCTGCAAGGTTGGCTTTTGCAAACGAGCCATCTGCTGTGACCTGTGCATTATCTGCATTGGCCAAGGCAGTGTTGGCCTGATTAAAGGCTGGTGAATAGTCTGTAACGGCTGCATTAGCTGCTGCATATGCTGAATTGGCATGGGTGTATGTCTGTGAAACACTCAGTGCAGATGCTATGTTTGTGTTGGATGTGTCTGTGACACTCTCTGATAGAGCACCCACTTCAAGATATATTGTACTACCCAGAACAGCCCCGGCCCCACCCGACACAACAATACCTGTGGTGTTGGATATCAGTGAGAACGAGTTTACGGTCAAGGATGATGAACGGACGTTTGTTACAAGACCAGCATCACCCTTAATCAATCCGGAAGCCACGTTCAGTGTTACACCACCGTTCACTCCACCGGCATTGGTAAGGGATAGTGTGCCTGTTGAATTGGCCTGCCCCTCTGTTAGAAGATTGGCAATAACAACCAACTGGTTTGTTCTCACAATCCATTCGTAGAAGCTATTTGTGCTTACTGCTATGTTACCTAATGCCATTTTACTTCAATGCCTTGATCAGTAGATTTTTGATTTCAGAAAGGTCCTGTTCTAGCTTGTCCAGTCTTTCTTCTGTGTTTATGGTTCTTCTGTTTGCAGATATTGCAGCTTTCTTGGCCCTATATTCTTCAGCCTCTGCTCTGTTAGTATTTAGGACAGCACCAGACCGTTTGTCTTTGACAAGCCCTCTATGGTCTTTTATTTTATGATGTATAGCCATTAGAACTCATCTGCCGGATAAGCTGTGGTTATAGCATCATGCACATACGGCAGGTCACGTGGGCCTGTTCCGGATGATGACAACACAATCTTGATCTGATATTGGTTGAATGTGTCGTATGTAGCACTTCCGGATGTGTACACGATATTGTTTGAGGTCAGGTTAGGTGTAAACTCAAGTTCGATCTTTTCAAGATTCTTTGAAGTCTTGTAGATAGATGTCTTCTGAGCCATCTTGAGCCAGTTTTTGTCATCCAGTGTGTCACCATCAAGAGCATTCAATACCTTATAGTACACCTGCACGTTTGATGATGGTGGTTTAGACACTGTGATACGTGTTCTGAGGTCACCAGCTTCAAACCCATCAGCCAAAGATACTGGCTTGGAAATCTGTCTGGCTAGTGCAAGCCCACCAGATTTTCCTTCTTCAGAGTTGACAAGGATTGATCCACCGGACCCATCAGATGATGTTATTGCACAAGTTACGTTGTCGAAGTAACCCAAACCTGTTGCATCCATGATGACATCTGTGATTTCACCACCACTTGCTGTGATGTATCCGTTAGCACCAGACCCTGTTGGTCCTGTGAATGCCAGTGATGTATTAGCTGCTGTGTAACCACTACCAACTGCTGCAATGGAAATTGAAGTGTTCTCAATACCCATGTTGTTGATTATGTTTTCAACAGGGATGAGGTTCTGTCTGTTTTTCCATACGATAGGTGAGATGTCTGTGTTTTCTGTTACAAGACTCATCTTCATCTCATACCCAACGGTATCAATGTCAGGTCCGAATACAACTTTTCTGACAGGCACTTCCGTGTCTTTGTCCGGTTGGAACTGTGTGTATGCACCATCAAAGGCTGCATTGGCATTTGATGTTGCCTTGTATTCATACGTGATAGATGTACCCGGCAATTCAGCAGAGTCTGAATGTACTTGGAACAGATCGAATACTGTGTTAGACTCACCGGGTGAGTTGTATGAATTCAGCTTCTGTTCATTGAATGACAATGAACCAGAACTATCAAACACAGCCTTTCTAAGCTGGAACATCACTGTTTCAGACTGGATAGCTGTATATGTCAGTGCATTCTGGGATTTGAACATTGAATAGACATATGGCTGTCTGGAAACAACACGGTTAGAACCAAGAATGGTCTCACCCATCTCTGCTACGAAGAAGTCATAGTCGAAACTGTCTGTGAGCACAACAAAGCAATAATCCTTACCCGGCATCAGATAAACTGGTGAAGGCATGATGAATGTTGTTGCAGTATCAGAATTAGCCACATTTGGTGAATCTGATATGTTGATATCTTCCGGCTCAAGAACTCTTGTAGCATTTGGAAGGATTTCGTATGATGATGGAACACCGTTGACCATTGGTCTGATCTGAACTTCAACAGGCAGGATAGCATCCTTGTTCTTGAAATACAGGTCAACCCCTGTCAGGAACACACCTTCAGGATATGTATCTGCTGATATGAAGAATTGCTGTGCAGTTGGATCACCACCCTTGTTGTGTGCTAGGTATCCGTTAGCATAGTATGTGTGTGAGCCGTCCAACATGAGGTTATAGACAAGCAGTGAATCCAAATCTGGATACATTTCAATGCTTGTTATCTCAACTTCACCATTTTCGGTTACCAGTTTATCACCAATACGAATTGCACGTGTAACGGATTCCCCGTTAATGATGTGTTGGTTTGCCCATGAATCTGGGTTGAAACATGACCAACCCTCACCGGCTACCATCATAGGGTGTTCATCTGTTACGAATGGCTCCCCTTTGTTGATTGCCCACAACATACGGTTACCAAGCTTGGGAATTTCAACACCCAGAACACAGTTATATCCACCGGCTGGATCAAGAACCCTGTCACCAATATTGATTTCATCGATTCTCTTATAGCTTCCATCAGACATCGTAACAAGTGTTTCACCCGTGAAACAACATGCAGCACCATTACCATTTGATGGGTTTGAAGTCCGTGGTGGGTTTGAAGTCCGTGGTGGGTCAACCCGGACAGTGGTTGTGGCCACATTTGTTGTAACGGTTCTGTTCACAATCTGAGTCATGTCAATTTCAAGACCATGTGTCGTGAAACGATAATCGGCTCTTGTTGTGTAATCGTTCAGATCGTTGGCACCATTGTCCAAAATTCTGAACATACGATCACCAGTGAAGAATTTGTAATCTGCATTGGCAGATGGATCAGGAAGCCACATGGTTCCACACACCAGACCTTTTTCTGTGGTGTAATGTGATTGTCTGTTGTTGGAAGACCAACTATTCCGTGTATCACCTATGGAATAGATAGAATTTGCCACCACACTACCAAAAGCAGGACTGACATTGGCAATTCTGGAAGCTGCATTATATGCAACGATGTTTGAAGATTCCCCAGACATGAGGGTGATGACGTTACCTGTATAGTAATCATCTGTGGTGTTGTCGGCATCATTTGATAGGATAATGTTGTTAACATTTGACCCAGAACCGGATATACCGGACTGGTGCAGGTATGAAACAACATTACCTATCAATCCTGATGTAAGGCCAGTTACGACATTACCGGAAACAATAGGGTTTGCAGTACCCTCTACATGATTGATATAGACACGTGTGTTCTGTGAATCAATAGCTGTTTCATTAACAAATATAGAAGCATTACCTGAGTTTATCTGTACTTTTTCACGTTGTCCTGATGGAATGTCTTTAAGTGCTACACGATTATCCAGTTCAATAACATTAGGTCTCTGAATAAAATGTGAGACGTTCTTATCATCGAAGTAGAAGTGGACTTGTCTTACAGGTCTGAGTTTGTAACCAGCAAAATCAACAGGTATACTTCTCATGTAAGGAATGTAGTTCACATCCGTCAATATAGAACCACCATCCCGGTCAACAGTAGATGTTTGGGTTACAGTTATTCTGTTCCCGTCTTGACTTGTGGATGATACGGTGTCATTCGAAATGACATCCCCGACACGGCTTACGATATCTACCATTATCTTCTTCTTCTTCTGGTTGTTGTTCTACTTCTTGACCTTGATTGGCTATCTCCACCAAGGATGTCATTGATGGCATCTTCAGCTTGTCTCTGGCTATCAACTTCAATAGTGTTAAATTCTTCATTATTCTCGAAAGTTGTATTGATCACGGTTGGTGCATTGTTTGTTGACTTCCAGATATCGGATTCTGGGAGCATCATCACTTCACCTTCATAATCAGCAAACAGAAACTCTGCAACGGCAGTGAACTTTGTGGCTGAATTCTGTGCTATCATCACTTCTTCGGTGAAGTTAAGCAGGATTTTCTCATCAAATACCTTGACAGAAGATACAGAAGAGTCATCCACATCCAGTCTTATTGCTGAATTGTTTGCCTTCGGCTGCAACCAACCCTGCTTGTAATTCATTGCACACTGGTAATCGAACCTGTCAGAAGCACCCAGTGAGTGCCCGTTGAAGTTGTCGGCCAATATACCATATTTAGTTCTCTCTAGGCCATCCACATCGGTTACAATGATGTCAAGAGCATTCTTTTCCAGAGTATTCAGTGACACATAGTATTCAACATTTTTCAGTCTCTTATCAATTAGACCAATATCTCTCATCGTATAACGTCTGTTATCAATATACTTTACGGCAACGTTTGATGGATAAGCTGTGTATGGTGACACACCAAGTGAATAAAGCACCATTGAAGATGTTGGCTGTAATGGGTTCTGTGGAAATTTGGCTGGAGTACCTTCAATTCTTGTTAGAGATTTGTTTTCGGTCAATACGATCAGGTCTCTACGTCCAAGGTAATACCGATAATCGGTTTGGAAATCAGTTGTAGATGATGGCATCCTGATGGTTGAGGATGTGAATGTGTAGTTTGGTGATGTGTTGGCAGCATTTTTCCGGACTGGTCTAAAATCGATACAGTCTCTCAGGAACAGCTTTTCACCATTGACTGGGGTGTAGGTGGGTATTATGGCATACCCGGTCCCTATGGATACTCCCTCTTCCGTTATATCGGTATCCAGTGATGGATATGAGTCTACGGAGAAATAACCACTGTCTGTTGTTGAGGTGAAGTACCTTGCACAAACAATGAGTGGGCCAGCCGGTGCAGCAAATCCCGGTTTCAGGAATATGGATGCATGGTCATAGTGTGTATCTCTTTGGCCGGGGTCCAGTTCAAATCTGTTTGTGACATCAGTATAACCGGTCAGGTCTGCCCCACCGGCTGGAATGGCAGCACCAGCAAGATCATAAATTTTCTGGATAGATATAACATCAGATATGAACAACGATTCTCTCGTACCGGGTGTTCTGGATGGACTTTCGATTGTCACCTGACCAGTTGTCAGATAGATGTTCGTTGTTGAGCCTGTTGTGTTGACAAATGTATTTGATGTGGCTTCTGATGCAAATGTCTGTGTGTTGGCTTTCACCAATGACTTTACACGTGCAGTTGCTGAAGCACCGTCGATTTCCATTTTGGCCAAAACGGTTGCAGTGAATGTATCACCACCACCACCGGCTGTATCAAATGTAACCTGTTCAGGATCACCAGCCACGGAAGTTGTGACCTTGATCTGTTCACCGTTAGCACGTGCAGAGCCTTGATCGTTCTCCACAATGACAAGGAAATTGTCTGTGATTGTGGATGCTACGTTGGATGAAGATGTTGCACCTATAAATTGTTCATCGGTTCCGGCTGTGATTGCAGCAGAAGCCCCGTCTGTAAACTGTACACCAGAATATTTCTTACGGAATGTGTATGCTTGCAGTGCCAATGATCCTTCAGCTACATACTTCTCAGGGAATGGGAAGATAAGCTTACGGAGTGATGGTTCTGTGATCTGTGTAGAACCGTTAGCCAAACCATTGTCTTTGTTGAGGGTGGTTATGTTACAATTGGCATTTGAACTAGCACCAGTTGTATAGCTTGAATGCTTTATGAATGAGTTTGCATTGGCAAAGCTACCTGCTGAGAATTCAGGAGAGAAGATATAAAATTCATGCTTACGTGCAGTCACATCCGTGTCACCGGAGAAGAATTCAATATCTCTGAGTCTGGCTGTACCAATTTTTGTCAGTGCATATTGTGATGTGTTTGAGAAGTCAACAGCACCATATTGGGCACTGTGAATATCCACAAGCTCTTGGGTTGTTGGATCAAACAGTCCTTCAAGGGCATCTACGATCACGTAGTTACCATAATTCAGGTTCAGATCGTATGCAGCTACATTGGCTTTTGTTCTGGCACGTGGGATTTCAATGCTGTTATCAGAAATTGTCTCATATTCATATCCACGAATATATGCCTTACCGGGTGATATTACAGCTAACACGTTGTTTTGACTGTCTGTTTCTGACGTGTCGAGACGAATTCCAAACTCATTTACAGTGTATGATCCAGACTCATCATATGTTCTTCGTGCAAAAACTTCTTCAATCTCTGAATATTTCGGATAGACCACCTTCGATTTGATCTTACCATTTTCCATTCTGGCAATTTCGATAAACGATGTATCATCTTCAGATGAGAGGTCACGTGTGGATAGGTTCAATTCCACCTTGTATCGTGCAGCACCGGGTGCTTGGTAGTTGGATGATTCAATTGCAGGGTCTCTGAGTGATGTATCAGAGTCAACCGTTACGATTTCATCATCAAACTCAAGACCGATTCTTACGTTGGCTTGTGCATGGTGTTTTGTCAGAATGATAGACTGCTTCGGCACCTTGATGTGATAACCGTTATAGAAATATATTGAGTCATAGATGAAAGCCATGGACCCATTTGAGTACACATTGGATGTTGGCACCACGTTGGCATAGATTTCTTCTGAATCAACCTTGATCGTATCACCAGCTACAAACTCATCACCAGTCAGGAATCTAAGCTGTAAGCATGGTGGTTCAGTGTTTGAGCTTTCAGCCGTATTGACAACACGAGCAATAACCATGTTGTTTGCATCTGCATACCGAATTGTCTTGTTGAGGAAATTGGCAGCTACAATGTTCGTATTGGCATATGTAGATGCAAGATTCATAGTCTTGATATCGGATACAGACATATCCCCACCAACAACAGATGATCCCTGTTCGAAAAGATGCAAAGACAGACGTTCAATCTGGTTCTGGAGTATTGTCTGGAGTTGGGTTACTTCACGGGCCTGAACAGCATAACCCGGCTGGGCAAGAATCTTGTGAAAATTCTTACTCTCATCAAAATCATCATAGAACGGTCTAACTGTTGTTGAACTTGCTACGATTTTTGTGTTTGCTACGTTTGCTCTAGCCATTTGATGTCCCTAAAAACCCAAAATTATCTGAAAATTTTCGGTTTGATTTTCGTCTCTTTCGATTAGTTCAACATTATCTATGAAGATCATCTCACCAGTGTATCGTTCAAGTTCTGGGTTACTTTCAGAAACAACAAACCCGGTTTCACTTGTGTTTGCACCAATAATGGTGTCTGCTGTGATGGACCCTTGTGTTCTATTTAGTTTCAAAACTGAGTTTGCAGAGTCATATTCAACAACTCTACCATAAAATGTTGCAGTATCTAATGATGCACCCTGATATACATACTCATCAGCTTCATAATTTGATGAAACACCAGTGAGTGTAAGGTCTGTTGTCTGCTTGAAGGCAGTGTTTGATATTATGTTATTTGAAGAAAGTATCAAAGGGTTGATAATCAAACCAATTTGTCTTATGTCATTGACAATTGGCAGCTTACCGTTTTCAGTTCCTCTGATTCTCATGTTGATAAACAGGTTCTTTCCACCTAGTTCATACAATGGATTAGAGCCATGTCCGTTCTTTGGTGACAGGATGGGTCTTAATACTCCACCACCTGTTCCACCACCACCTGTGATCGTGACAATTGCATTGGTATAACCAGTCCCATAATCGTCAATAGTTAGGGTGTGGATGGTGTTTGATACGGTGTTTACGTTACAATATACGTTGGCACCACTACCATCACCACTGATTGCCAATGTTATATTATCTGAATTTGTGTAATTGCCAGCATTATCTATCCGGATGTCATAGATTGCACCATCAACTGCATTCTGCTGAACATCCCATTGAATTGAACCATCATCAGATGGTAGTGTGCTCACAGGGAAGTATGTATCATTCAGAAATCGAAACTTGTCCTTGGAGTTGAGGGTCATCATGTATTTCCAGATGTACCCATCGGCTGTGCCGGTAATCGTGTTTGGGTTGGTAGAGCTTGGTTCAACAGTTGATATTGAGTTGTTATTGTTGGACAGACACTTGTAAACGTTGTAATCTGATGTCAGGACATAAAACATGGTGTTGTTATACAGGTCCGGATTTTCACCATCAAAGCTGATGAATGTAGTGTTGGCTTCCCAGTCAAATCTACGGACACAGTGTTCAATATCATCACCAGTTACACGTTTACCACCGATCATACCGTTCCAATGATTCACCTCAGTTGAAAAAACCACATTTGCAGCAGGTGGATTTGCTTCATCAGGCCATGCTGTGATCTGGGAATATGTCATATACATGCTAACATTACCCGAACTTTCAGAAACGGATTCCTTGAACTGTTCAGCCGTAAATGTGTTGATTGATTTGAATATACCAGCAGACATGTTGTTTCTCGTTGTTTCAGTTATTTATGTTATATTTTGATAAATGTTGAGTATAGATCACCGGACGTTTCAGTCGTTCCTGTTACATGAACGATATTGTATGTATTTACTGAACCAACACTATCAACATTAAACACACCATTGGTCAAGTTTGCAGTGTCACCAGAAACAAATTCAATATAAACAGTATTACCAACCACAAGATTGTGATCGAATGAAAGTGTTAGCTGAACATTCTGTCCATTAGCAGTATAAGTACCGGTAGAGATAAGTTGATTGTCACAACATGCCAGTGCAACATTTGCAACGTTTGGAGTGAAACTCTCTTCTAGCATATAGTCACCAAAGAGTATAACACCTGATGGGGTGATCACCTCATTTACCAAATCTCTGTAATCCTTGAGACTCTTCTTCATTCGGATAACGTATGAAAATCTCTGGTAATAGTCCTTATCCTGAAGGAAACTGAATGATGAAAGGTGACTTTCATCATCAAGATATCTACCGGGGAATGAGAAATCACCGGAAATGGCTGTAAGATCAACAGTTGCCGTACCGTCACCATATGCTGCAAGGTTTCCAACCGGTGCTGAATATCCAGAACCCTGTGAAAAAACTGTCAGACCTGATATAACACCAATAGAACCGGTCGAGATGGTCATTGATTCACCATCACCCAGAATTGCTTTTGTTTGTAGATTGGCCCCGGCCCCGGTGGATGTGGCAATATTGATTGTCGGTAATTTACTCTGTGTGTAACCAATACCCCCATTTGGGAAAGGTCCACCGGGTGTGAATTGGATATTTGTTATAATACCCGTTCCATCCACTTCAACCACTGCATTGGCACCAACACCATATCCACCCAATACATTCTGGAACTCCAAGATATCACCATTGGAATAACCTGATCCACCGTCAATGACATCCACACGTCCGATAATACCAAGAGATTTTACACGGGTGTTTGCTCTAATATCAACAGTTGGATTTGTTGTGTAGTTATCACCGGGTGAGTTGACCCTGATAATTGAAGCAGGACCCGTGTTTGCATACATGAAAGCTGTAAAGGCATTTGCCATGATCGTGTTTGCCACGGCATTGTTCAGGTTTGCATATGTATTTGCCAGCAGTGTGTTAGCCTCATCAGCAATGGATGATATGTATATGTTATAACTGTTTTGATGCACACTGCCATCATCAGCCACGGTAAGAACTTCTGCATTGGCACCAGAGCCACCACCACCCGTGATAAGAAGAAAGTCATTTGCTTGGAAACCGGCACCACCATTAACCATAATGATAGTGGCAACGTTACCTGATGTGACGGAACTTACCTTGATGTCGGCCCCTGTACCATCACCTGAGTCTGTTATAATAACGGGGTTACCCACGGAATAACCAGAACCGGCATTCGTTACCGTAGCCGTTATAATACCACCACCAAAAACGTTGGCTGTGAGTTCCACAATCCCACCACCTGTGTTAACATTTGATGATATGGTTTCACCATCTTCAAATGAACCACTGACTGATGAAAGTGATAATTCATCCACCTGTTGACCAGATTCGAAGAACCGGTCGATTCCTTCAACAACGGCAGTTGTGTTTGAGGTTTGACCAACAAGCCGTGATGATGTGAATAGTTGAACAGCAGAGAAGGTTGAGTTGGCAACCCCATCTATTTTCACATCTTCGAGTCTTAGTGCTCTCTGAACAAACCAGTTACCACCGGAATATTCCAAGATATCCAGTTTCGGATAATACACCTCTACGTTATCATCACCATAGACTGCCCTCATAAGGAATTTCAGGCTCTTTTCCGTACCCCGTGCCCGGTAATAATCCTTGACATTCTTAAGGATCATCTTTTTGTCTGCAACCATCTGTTCAGGGAATGATTCCATGAACCATGTATATAACTTGTCTTCAAGGTCTACGTGGGTCTTGTCTATGTCAACATAATCCTGAAAACTCTTGAGCCGTTCAATTACCTTACCCTAATTCAGGACAGATTCAGTCTGCTCCATGTACTCGAAATAAGCCTTCATGAAAGCTATGAATAATGGATGATCGTTCCTGACAAAGAACGGAAGCTGACTTTCTACAAGATTGGATATACGGGTGTTTGCCATGTTAGATATTTTCTGCCAACATTTCTATTGTGATCGATTTTGGATCATTGACATCGATATCAATAATATTGTTACGAACTGTCCGGACGGTTTCCTCATCAGGTTGGATGTTGAACGTTATGATGTTGGTTGAATACTGGATGTTATCCGTAACAGCCAACGGAAGAACTTCAGAAAATGTTACAACCCCGGTGTCAAACCGGATTGTTCCAGCATTTTCATTGATAATCTCTTTTTCACCATTCTCTTTGTAGTAGAATGTCCGTAGGACCCCCGTATCACCCCCCAGAACCCCGGTAGCAGTTGCTCCGGACCCATCACCCCCACCTGTAATAGAAACGGTCACACGGGAATAATTTGAACCCCTTTCATTCAGGGTTATGGATTCAACCTTCCTGTTCACGACAACAGCCGTAGCAGTGGCCCCGGAACCGTCACCGGAGATGGTTACTGTTGGAATTTCCGTATAGTCTTGTCCAGTATCAACAACAGTGATTGAGTCAATACCCGTAAAACTATCCGGTGTTACCTCATAAAAGACCTTTCTCTCAACACCAGCCAAATCAGTGACTGTGAATGATGGATATGAGTATGCCTGATCAGGGAATGACAATTTATCCAATGCCTGATAAAACTGGATTTCATATGTCAGGGTTTCATCAAGAGTGAATTCGACACGTCTTTGTAGATATATGGTTATCTCTGATGATATGATCGAAGCCTCAGAATCTGCTATCAGACGGTGGAGTGCAGATTCCCTGAACACGGATTCAAAAGTTTTCAGTTCACTATCCCTGTAATCGATAATAGTCTGCCTGACAAGCTGACTCAATTCGTTACTGGTCAGTGTTGTCTTCTTTGGATCATAACTTACATGGACGTTCAATAGCAAATAGGTGTATATCGGATCAACAATCTCAGGGATAACTGTCATGATTGACCGGTTGGCAATAATCTCGTTCTTGATTCTATCTTTCTCAACAGCAGTTATCTCATAATTGTCTGTTGGTTTCAGGGAGAGGAAAACTTTACCATACACGGGTGGAACGTTTTCAGCACCGGACCAGACTGATACAGCATCCAGATTTGGATAATCTCTCAGCATAAGAAGCTGGAAATCTTCATCAGTCACGGCCCTGTTCTGTGATGTGTAATGGATAGGTGCACGTTTACGGATTTCTTCGATTGTTTCACGTGAAGCACCAGATGCTGACTTTGTTATTGTGGATACGGCAATGTTTGCATTGAAGCCGTCTACTGCATCTGTGGCCACAAATCTATCCAGAGAATTACCAGCCTCTCCAGCAACATCAAGATATGTCACAATTGCAACAGACCCATTAGCTGGCTTTTTACCTATATAATCATCACCGAAATAGATGGTATATTGCCCATTGGCATCTGAATTTTCTTCAATCCAGAAAACCCTTGAGTTGGCTGTCACTTCTGTGATATCTTGTGCCTGTGTGTATATGGACTTGGCAGTATTGGTTGTGGACTGCTGGACACTCACTGTGATTGTTGAGGTGTCTACGTTTGATGACTGGATGGTGAAACGTCTATCTGGGTTTCCAACCACATCCATGAGATACTGTTTTGTTACAACTTCACCCTGTTTCAACCATACGTTTGAAAACTCAAATGATCCTGATGTGACATTCTTTGTGGCTGTGTTTGAGTGGATTGTGACAAACTGGTAATTGGTCCCATCCTTGGCAGATGATAGGAACTTGGTGAACTTTGAAAGAGTTGCTGTGTTTGAGGCTTGATCTTCAGCACCACCGGGTGTGACTGCAATGTCTACAAGAGCCAAGGCCCCAACTTGTGAGCCGGGTACATAGTTCATATGTTTGGCATGTGAAAGGATTGAAGCCCGGACCTGTGCAGTGTCACCAAATGCCTCATTGGCTATCATGTTGCCATAAAAGCCCATATAGTGGGTGTTATATGCCAAAATATCCAACAGGACAGACATACCGGCACCTTCAAAATCATAGTCTGTAAATTCAGCCTGACCTGCCAAATAGTCTTTCAGATTTTCCCTGATCTGATCATAATCCAGTTCAGTGATTCTTAGATTTGTATTTGAGGTTGTCATTTATCTGATTCTCTTTAGAAATAGTGAAAATGTGACCGGTGTTGTCAGTCCACGTATCTTGAAAACTACAGATGCTTCATACTGATTTTGGTCAGGCATCTGTGTTACACTAACTTCAAGCAAATTGGCTCTTGGTTCATAATTATATATCACCTCACTGATTGCATTCTCCAAAAAGTTTGCCGTCATAGGATTTATGTTTTCAAACAATAGCTTAGTGACGTTTGAACCAATAGAGTGTTGGAATTTTCTCTCGTAGAAATGAGTGAGAACCAGATTTCTGATTGATCTTTTGATTGCTTCAGCACCAATTAACTTCGAAACGTCCCCAGTTGCCGGGTGTTTTTCGAAGTTAAGATCAAGGTCTCTATAATCTGGTTTACGGGTTATTGACTGTTCCATATACCTATTTATGGATGTTTATAGTGTACTGCTGATGTTTAACCACCGTTGGCTGGTCTTAATGCAATTGTATATTCTCCTGCTGCATCCGACCCATTACTCCAAGCCGGTGGATTATGGAAACCTGCTGGAGATAGAAGGGCATTTCTTTCCATTATTCCAGCAGTTCCATTATTATTAGCATTCTGTTGTACAATACTTGTATATCCTGATGGTGCACCAAATGTTACATCATCATCATCTAAAGCACCCATAGTTACTATTTGGCAATTATTTGTTACTGTTGTAATTGATGGTGGATCAATTGCTCCACTGAATGAATTTGTTGTTTTTTGGGGTGATACGTCCATAGGTGTTGTTTGATCAACATATCTATACCAAACAGCACACCATGCCTGACCATTAAGACCACTTAGAGTAGACCCTTCCGAACCTGTCCATATTTTATAAGCACCTATTTCATTAGCACTTGTTTGACCATCCGTTCCAATTGAAATAAATCCACTTGGTTTCGTTTCACCACTTGCAGAATCCGATACATGGACTATTAGGCACAAATCACCAGCCTCTACAGTACCGGGTACTGTAATTGAACCACCATTACCATTATTTCTAGCTGATGCAATCCGTGTTATATCTGGAATATCAGCACCCTGCCCAGCCGATGCACGTCTTTGTCTATGACTATTCATTTCTTTCCAAATTTTCAATAAATTTTAGGAATTGTTTATTAGTATATTTTGGCTCACCCTGTAAAACTCGTATATCATTCATTATATGAAAAAAAAGTTGTCCTTTTATTCCTCTAATAAATCTTTTAGCATTTTCAGTAATGTCTAATTCTTTTTCGATATTTTCTGCATCAATTTCTTCTTGTGTCTTTGGTTCAACTGTCCATGTTGAGAATACCACTTTCTGAACCGGATCAACATTGTGTACCGGCCCCGATAGTTTTTCGTTCACACCAACAACACTATCCTGTCCGGATTCAACTTGTTTCCACATTCCCTTATCAATTAATTCAAACAGGCTCATATTCCACACCCCAGATACGTTTTTGGTGTTGAATGGTAATCTCATTGGACCTTTTTCGATGCTATACACACCCTCATTCAGGCTAACCTTGAAAAACATGTCGTTAGAGTAATCGTATTTGTATTGCATTTTATGTTATCCCATATCCAGACCAGATGCATAGCCATACCACGTGGTGCCACCATCTGATGTGATGAATTCTAAGGTGTCAACCCCGGATGTTGTTAGTGTTGGTGCAGTAGCACCGGCCCAATCAACGGATGCTGGCCAGTTAACTGTTTGTGATCCACCATTTGTTAATATCAATGTAAAGCTTGATGATAGACCAGAAACAGCAGCATTGGAGAATGTGAATGTTGTTGCTGATGTATCAACGGTTCCGGTCACAATCGTACCAAGTTTTAAATCAATATCCTGTGTACCACCACCAATTGAGCCGATTGCATTTCTTTTTTCAATAAAATTATTTGCCTGTACCCCGGTATCGTCTACCAATAATTGAGTTATTCCATTAATCTTTACCCCAACATCACCACCGGCTTCATCAGTTTGTAGATTCAATCTACCCGTTCCATGATGTTCTATACGGGATTCAGCATTGGCACCAGTGCTGAATCTGATAATTCTTAAAGCATAGTCTGTATAAGTATCATCCCCATGAAAATCTATGTATGCAAGTCGATCACCAGAACCCCCACTATTGATTTCAATATTGGTATCTCCAATAGTGGTATTGTATTGTAACATTGAACTGTTTGCCCGACCATAAGCAGATTGTGCTGTATCCAGAGCAATATTGGCCTGATCAAAGGCAGCAGATGGAAGAGCTACTGATCCATTGGCAGTGTCAAAGGCAGCAACAGCAGCAGCATAGGCAGCATTGGCTGTCCCATATGTTGACACAACAAACACGTTTGCTGAGTTAGCCGTATCATAAGCCCCAGAAGCAGCTATCTGTGCAGAATTGGCTGTTCCGAAAGCAGATATAGCAGCAGCATTGGCACCGTTGGCTGTATCATAAGCCCCACCAGCAGCCGTATTAGCAGATGCAGCCGTAATACTGGCAGCATTTGCAGTGTCAAAGGCAGCAGCACCTGTAATAGTAGCACCGTTAGCCGTATCATATGCACCGGAAGCCGTTATAACAGCCCCGTTGGCAGTACCATAAGCATTTATAGCAGCAATGGATGCATCATTGGCAGTAGTGTTGGCTGTTGTGGCCGTAGCAGATGCAACATTGGCAGTATCTGAAGCAGTTATAGCAGCAGCAGATGCAGTGTTGGCCTGATCATATGATCCAGAAGCCAAAGCTCCAGCAGCCACGGCATTGACATTTGCTGTGTTTGCCAATGTTGAGGCATCATTGGCAGTTGTGTATGCAGTGTTTGCTTGGGTGTATGCAGCATTAGCTTGATCAAATGCCGGTCCTAGTCCACCACTGGCTGTGTTGGCCTGATCATAAGCAGATTGTGCTGTGGCTAATGCTGTGTTAGACAGATCATATATGACATACACAGGTGAGTTGGCTACATTAGCCCACTCAAGGTTTCCAACGACAAAATGGGCAGTGTTGCCATTCCACTGTGCTGGACCAACCTTATCGGTTTCACCGGTATCAGCAACATTCGAATAGAACGTGTGTTGTATTAATAGTCCTGTATTGGCCATTACTGGAATGTATCCCCTTGGAATCCGTCACCTTGGAAGGTTGTTGTAGTTACAACCGGTGTTGAGGTGTCTGTTGTTTCGTTGCCACCATATGTATCTCCGGAACCCTGTGCAGTCATTGGGTTTGTATGTCCAGCATTATCTGGTTTTGCATTATCCGGTACATCCATGATAGCCTTGATACCATTTATGTAAATCTTGTTGTATGTAGGAATCAGTTGACCATTGCCGTGGGAGTTGATATCATCCTTGACTGCCCAAAGCTTGCTATTGACAAAAACCTTTGTCTGTAAAAGTACAGTTGTTGTGGCATCACAACTTCTCAGATCACCGTTCCTATGTGCTGGTTTACCGGCCATGATATTTAGAAGTCCTTGGTATAGTTGAATGCAGCAGCATCTGCTTCACCAGATTGTAGCCATGTTTCTGTTCCATCGATACCAACCATGCCACCAGCCTTCAGTGACATCTTTGCACCACTTTCAATCATCAGAGCCTGACCAGACTTCATACCCAGTGCTGTTGCAGCCTGTATGCCCACGGCATCGTTCTGTGATGCTATAGCCACACCACCATCTCCTGAGATGAGTGATCTTCCTTCTGTTCCGTGTATGGAATTGCCTTTGACCTTTGTTGACTGGTTTCCCTGAACTGCCAAGTCTGAGTCACCCAAAATGGCTTCTGATTTCTTGTTGGCTATGGTGTTGATTTCACCATTCACAACAGTGTTCATGTCACCATTCACAGTCATGTTATACTCACCTTCAACCTTCAGTGAAGCACCACCTTGAACAACCACATCGTATGCACCTGTTACAATCATCCTATGCTCACCAAATGTGACCTCATACTTACCTTTTTTGTTCGTGAACGTAACAGCACCATCCGGCATCATCTGGATAGATGAACCTGATCTGTGTTGTAGTGTTACAGATTCGGCACCCGGTGAGTCGTCCATCTGCAAGACATGGCCGGAACGAGTCTTATGTGAATAGTAAAGAGGATACTTCCCGGCATTAGTGTCCTTACGGGCATCTTTCGGTGTTTCGAATTCATCCGGTGTTGTTGCAACCGGGTTCGATACAGTCTCTTTTGCTGGTGTGTTAAAATCTGCCATTTAGAATCCCGGAAATAACTTTCCATCACCAAATAATCCATCACTACCATTGATCCGGTCTCTTGGTGCTTTACCGGAATCCACATGATCTTTTATGAGTGTTTTGAATTTGTTCTGGTTTGTTGTTGTCAGTCTGTTGAATATGTTTTTGATTGCTGATTGATCGAACATCCCTGCTGATGCACCACCGGCACCGGGAAGCTGTCCCATCTGGGTCTGAAAGGCAGCTAGTGCAGACTGGACGGCATCCGGAATATCAATAGACACACCACCGGAAGAATCGACCTGCTGGACTACATTACCAAATGCAGTCTCAATTTCTATAGCCACGTTGGCATACTGGTCCAGACCTCTAAGTGCATCATCCTCAAGACTCTGTAATGTTTGGAACACATCCTCTACGGTCTTGGAACCTTTCAGTGCATCTACTGCATTTTGCAGGAACACATCTGGGTTGATCTTGTCATCTGTGGAGAACCCACCACTGTCTGCTGATATGTCAGACTGCATGAGAACCATTGCATTTTCAATAGCCCCCTTGACTTCAGCAGGCATATCTGAGAACATCTCTGATTTTTGACCGGTTGTCATCTGGCTTAACATATCACCCATGGAGAATTTCAGGCCGGGTATCTGTGCTAACATGTCACCAGTCAGTATCTTCTCAAATTGCTGTTTGGCTGTTGCAACAGATTTGAGTGCCTTGTTTTTCAGACCGGCTATCTGTGACGTTGCCAGATGTGATGGGAGATGGTTGGCAAGGGATAGTGAGTGTTCGATACCTTTCTCGACAAGCTCAAACACCTCACCAACCCGTTTGGATTTTGGTGGAATCTTTGTGCCTGATGGACGGCTTCTTGTCCCGAAAATAAAGTCCAGTGGTGAGTTAACGGGAATACCAAAGTTTGGATTACCAACAGATGGTATCGTACCGTGGATTATGGAGTGGTTTGTACCCGGTTGTCCAACGGTTTGAACAGCCATAAGGCTTGCACCTTGGTCAATAACCGGTGCACACACATGCTGTTGACCTGTTGGTATGATAACAGTAGAGAATGCCAAGTGCTCATCCAGCACGTCCCGACCATGTTTCTGTGGAATACGGGCCTTAAGCTGCATGTTGTTGAGTGAACATGTATTTTCTGGGTTAGCTCCCGGACCTGCAACCCCAAACTGGTGCTGGTTGGCAGTATCTCTTTGAATTGACATTTAACCCCTCAAACCCCCGGTTGATCTTTGGGAAGTCCTGACACCACTCATTAACGATGCTCTGCTTTTTGGTGCAGGCACAGGGACTTTCCTCTTGATGGGTTGTTGTTTGGATGCTCCTAACATCTGGAGCCTGTTTGTTCTACCAACCAAACCACCTTCTGCCTCATCTATAAACTGTTTGAATGTTTTCATCGTACTTCCTTGGAACTGTATAGATTCGGATCATATTTGATTTCTTTACGGTTTGTCATATTCTTAAGTATAAAAGCTTTTTCATCGGGAGTTGCTTGATAACCAGAGAATAGTTTACCCATAATGAAACCTCTTTTTACTTTGGTATCCAGATGCAGTGTGCTTTCTATATTACCAGCCACAATCTTATAGTTAAGCAAGTGTGTACTCACGTTCTTATCTTTGACTTGTTTCAATATACGTTGAACAGAAAACTCCAATGAGTCTTGTTCTTTCTGCCATGGGTTAAGATTATATAGCTGGTATACTAGACTTCCATCAGGTTTTTCGAAAGTAAATATGCCATGTTTTTTGGTTGCAGCATCAGACAATTCATGATTAATGTCATCTGAAACTGGGATGGTTCTTGGGTATATCTTTTCACGGACCCGTTTTTCAGCCAAGAATTCTCTACCATGTGCCTTGTCACCACCACTGGTTACAAAAATATCCTGCATGAACATCTTGAGGTGTATCATTTCATGCATCATGATATCACTGGTATAGTCGATATCCATCAGCACGTTCTTGTTGATCTTGATCCAGTTGAGTTTATCCAACCGGTACTCTTTATTACGACCCCGGCCTTTACTGAAGTATGTAGCACTGGCCACCCCGGTTTTTCCCTTGAGGCTGGCATACTTGACCGGAACAGTGGGTATCTCACTATTCCAATATTTGGTGTTGAGTTCAGTGAACAACCGTGGCAGGTTATGGCTTGGCATGGCCATTTCTGTAATTTCTTTGGGTTGACACATGGCACAATCACAGGAAATTTCGATAGTCTCTTTGGTCCAGCCATCATCCTTCAACTGTTTTTCAGTTTTCTTTCTCTTAAGAGCCTCATCTATGTACTGTTTGAACGTTTTCATGTTAGACTTTTCCGAATCCTACTGTTTTAGATACACAATCCAGTGTTGTGAGACCTAGACCACCAGCTTTCACCGTGTGGGTCATTGAAGCTATCAAGTAGTCACCTGAACCATAATTCCTTGGATCAGTTGGCTTAACACCCTCAGTACCCTTATTTATGAACGTTACGTTGATCATCTGACCGGCATGTAAAGAAGGATTCCACGGGAGCACGACTCTCAAACCAAGCTTGTCTTCTTCAAGCAGCCCCATACGTGCCTGTCTTAAAAGACCATACTTCTCAACAGCCACCTCACAGGAGTCAAGCTGGCTTGCTGTTCCAAAATTCGTTGTGGCAGCAAGAGCAGCAGCCCCACCGATTCCACATGTGGATGATTTGTCACCAATGACAGAAAAAGCTCCATTGCTTGGATTGAATGGCAATATAGACCTACGTGACCCAAACTGACCAACACCGTTAAGAATGTCACTCAGCACGTCGAAATCACATGGGAATGAGTATGATATGATATTGAAAGGATCATATAGACCGGACTGGTAAACACCCTTCTCATGAAAGATGAACTTACGACTCTCCGGAACAGTCTGTTTCGTCATTTCCTTGAGTGATTTAAACTTATGGGTCCCACCATCATCATCGTTTGAATTCTCGTATGTCATGAAATGAACGAATGATGGATCATTACCACCGGCAAGTGCAACATCAGCCTGTTGTGATACTACCTGAAACGGGTGTATGTTTTCAGCAATGTAATCCCTCTTCGGATCAGCATCTTCTATATCCATGTTCTTTGCACCTATACATTGTGAGAGAACGTCCCTCACAACCTGTGACGGTTTGGTGCATGACCATGACTTTGACACAAGCATATTGGCATCCAGCAGCATTGACGGATCACATGCATTCAGGTTGTAGTTCTGGATTGACGTGGATTGGGGTGCTCTATTATCCAGCCTGTAGATAACCTGTTTGGTATCCATAGTGTGCTGAACACCATACTGTTCAAGAATCGGTGCATTGAATCTCAGTTTCAGGTTCTTTCCAGAGTATTCATCCAGAACCTTACGGGTTGGTGAATGGTGAATGGTGTCTTGAACTGCAACAGATGTCTGTAAGCCGGGTGTGAGCAAAGATTCGGAGAGGTTGAATTCCATTATGGAAAGCATATCCGATTTGATGTTATCGGGCACACCCTCAACATCAGCCACAAAATAGACTTTCTGATCACCAGTATAGCTCTTCAAACCCTTGTCGTATTGATTTTCTGGCATTATGTGAGGGACCTCAGACCGTAGTTGGCAAGTCTATTACCACCAACCCTGCTTACTAATTTACTGAATTCTTCCCTGATCTGTGGATAATAACCGGGATCGATAATCTTTATTGTACGTTTGGACTCATTTAGAAGAAATTCATAGTCATAAAATGAAACACGGTCTTTTGTTATTGTCTCTATACATGATGATCCATTACCTATATCATATGTTTCAGTGACGGTTACTGCAAGATCAGTGTAGTTATCATATGGGACCTCAAGATCATCAGCCCCCACGTCTGCTTCATCTATCTGGAATTTCTGAACAGTCTCTTCCCCGGTTAACGAGTCCTTTCTGGTGACTATCTTCTCCCAGTGGTGATAAGTTGTTTGTGCAATTTCAAACGACCCATACTTGTTGACTATGAAGTTATCGAAACTCCGGTTATCCATCAGCCAATCATATTGTGGATCGATGATATTGTTTGCCAAGAGAATTACCCAGTGGGCTTCCGGATTGCCATACCATCTGTCTGCCAAAATCTCCGGTGTCTCACCATCCTTGAGGATATACTCTTCATAGGCTGTGGAGTTATTGAGTATGTTTGTGAGAAATCCGAACCTGAACAGGATATTGGTAACAGCCGTATAGTTGTTAACCCCGACTTCACCCCTGTTGATGTTGTAGTTTATGGTTGGAAATTTAGAATAAAAATCTGCCATTTTAGAATCCTTGTGCCACTCTCAACTTTGATAGAACCTCAGTCTCACGGAATTTCAAAGTCAGTCTGCACATTACCGGATGTCCATTAGAGAACGTCACCCACCGGGAAGCAGAGTGTGGTGCATAGTCAACTGCAATGTTTTCCAACACACACGTGTTTATTCTTGGGATTGCCAGATTTTCCTTGCCTTTATAGAAAAAGGTTATGTCAAACTCTGATGGTGGAGTGTATGTAAAACCAAGTGACAATGAATCGATTTCCGGTGCTGCATGGAATCTGAGTGATTTAATGATGTCATACATGGCATCAGACTCTTCCTGACTCTCTGGTGCAAAGAGAAATGTGAAATCGAAGCCACGTTGTGGACTATTTTCAAACAGGAATTCAATCTTTGGATTGATAGGTGCACCAAGTAGCTGTGCACCCCTATTCAGCACACCACCGGGTGTTGCAGCACTATCACCAAGAGATGTGGCACCCGTAGCAAGGTTTGTTATACCATTGGCAATGGATGGGAACAGTGGTGATATGAAACCGGATATAAATGAAGCTGTTGTGTTGACAAGGGTTCTTGCAGCAGCATTCGTGATGGAAGTCAGTGATACGTCTGCATACATTGCAGATTGTGAATACTGCATGGTATCGGGGATATATAATGCAATAGACTCTTTGATCCGTCTTGTGAACCGTGGCCTTGATACCTTTGCCGGGTTGTTCTGTACAGTTCCATCATTATCAAAATACTGACCGTCTATGTTGAATCTGAGTGCATCCGTCTTGGAGAGTTCATTCTCCATTGGTGTGAATAGACGTGTGCCGTTCAACGTTTGGTATGTTGATTTGTTAGGCACGTTGATATTGATGATCATATAATGTGCCTGATCAGACTGTTCACCAATATCTTTTGGGAATACCCTATATGTGAAGTCATACTCACTTTGGGTGAGTGTGAAGTCTGACGGCACATCACTTGGTAATTCAGCCCCTGTTCTGTTTTTCAGGACATCTTTAATTGCAGTGATTGCCTGATCAAAATATGAGTCGGCCATTTTTCTGATTTCTCTTTGGTTTCTAGTTTACTTATAAATATACACATGAAAAGAAAAGGTTATAGGAACATCCAGAAGGGGAAATTCATTCCACGGCACCCCGAAAAGTATAAGGGCAACCCAAAGGGGATCATATATCGATCTTCTCTGGAGTTGGAGTTCTGCAATTATTTAGATAACAACCCACATGTTCTGGAATGGGCATCAGAAGAATTCTGTATACCATATTTTGACCCAGCCAAGAACAAACCAAGAAGGTATTTTCCAGATTTCTGGATGAAGGCCAAAAAGGGTGACAAGATCAAGACTATGGTTGTCGAAATAAAGCCATATTCCCAGACAAAACCACCAAACACCAAGGGTAGGAAGAAAAAGGAAACTCTCATCAAGGAAGCTGTCACGTATTCAACAAATGAAGCCAAATGGGATGCAGCCGAACAGTTTTGTAAGACTAAAGGGTGGGAATTCGTGATTGTTACTGAAAAAGAATTGAGAGGGTCTAATAAATAGACATATGGCAACAGAACCCAAAGACAACAATCTATTAGATAAGCTCAAAAAGGCTATAACGACTCGTGCATTTCTTGGCAAGACCAAGGATGCAGCAAACTGGCTTATTGACAAAGCCAAGGAAGCTGTATTCGGGCCTACACAACAGAAACGTATCCTGAGAGACACAGACCGTAAACGACAGTCCGTGGATATCGGGAGCATGTACTTCTTTGTGTATGATGCTAAATGGAAAGACAAGTTACCATACTTCGATAAATTCCCTCTGGTTATCCCCATGGAGTTTTACGGGAATGGTTTTCTGGGATTGAATCTCCATTATCTCATCCCACCACAAAGGGCAGTTCTCTTGAACCGTCTGAGTGAATTGCTCACTAATAAGCATTATGATCACAACACCAGAATCAGGATTTCATATGGTGTTCTGAAATCGGCTTCAAAATTTGAAATAGCAAAACCAGCTATCAAGAGATATTTGTACTCACACATACGAAGCCGGTTTATCTTTGTTCCAGCAGATGAATGGGATATTGCAATATATCTACCTGCTGAAAACTGGTCAAATCAAAAAGGCCCAGCAGCCCCACTTAGGAAGAGAAGAAGATAATGGCATCATATCCAATCCAAAATGCCCCCGACATGGGTGGTATAAACTCATACTGGTCTACCGTATCAAAGTATGGTGGACCAATGAGGCCAAATCGGTTTGCTGTGGTTATTCCAGCCCCACTTATTTTCGGCTCATCTAACGGCTTTACGGAAGAACTGGCATATCTGTGTGATACAGCATCCCTACCCAGCCGTGGTTGGTTGCTGGACCCATACAAGTATAATGGACCAACACGTATCCAACCAGTCACACAAGAGTATGAGCAATTCAATGTACAGTTCATTCTACGTGACCAGATGCTTGAAAAGCAATATTTTGACAACTGGATGGAAATTATCCAACCGGGTCATGATTGGGGATTCTCATATAAGAAGGATTATTGTGTAGACATTCGTGTATATACATTATCAAAGAGTAAAGACACTGAGTTCACAGGCACATATAGTGTTACATTGAAAAAGGCTTGGCCAACTTCAATTGCAACAATTCCATTGACTGATGCTGATAATTCCTTTGGGAAGCTTGAGGTCTCTTTTGTGTATGAGAGATTGTATCGTGATGATGTTGATCCACAACCATCAGACTTTCAACTTGTTGACATACCGGGTACATCTATCAAGAGAGAAGGTGGTACAAGACTACCTCAAATTGTACCAGCTAGAATTCAATGATTTTTGGATTCTGGAGATGAGTCAAGCTACTTAGAAAACCATAACGACTCTAAACGACTCTATAATCCTTAAAACGGGACAGTATACTATATAACACGAGTTTTAGGCTTGTCAAGAGGCAAATGAAAAAAAACTTTAAAAAAGAGAGATATAATGACAATACCAAGATCACCGACTGTACCACATACGAAAATACATCTACCTTCTGGCTTGACCGTCACTGCCAGACCATTTTTGGTTGAAGAGGAAATGATACTTCTCCATGCACTGGAGAGCAGGTCTGAGGAGCAGATGATGACTGCAACCGAACAGGTTCTTGGTGCATGTATCATAGAGCCTAAGAATCTCAAAATTGCTGAGATGGCATATTTTGATGTTGACTACATGTTGATCAAGATGAAGGGTATTTCCGTGGGGACTGACATGAAGGTCAAATTCCATTGTAATAACGTGGTGGATGGGAAGCCATGTAACCATGATTTTGACGTTGAGTTTGATATAGATGAATTGAAATTCACTGAACCATCAAAGAATAACCAGATAGAGCTTGGTGATGGTATTGGTGTTGTGATGAGATATCCATCATTCTATGCCATGAGACAAGCTATGTATGAACTGGATGATAAGCAGCAGGCTATGGACCTAGTTGTGGATTCGATAGAAAAGATATTCGACAAGGAAACAGTGTACAGTGATATGACGGATCACGAGAAGGTTGAATGGGTCAACCACCTCACAAAGAAGCATTTTGACCTGATGGGTAATTTTGTCAATCAGGCTTCCACGGTATATTTCGAGACTGAACACCAATGCCCATCATGTGGATTTGATCATAGATTGGAGTATAATGATTTCTCCGGTTTTTTTACCTGATCTTTGGCTATGGTGATCTTGCCGGTATATACTCACAGAGTTTCCAACTATCATATTTCCACAAATATGACATGGATAAATTCAAGAAGATGATTCCGTGGGAACGGTATATGTTCATTGATATGATGGCAGCAGAAATCAGTGCCGAAGACGAAAGAAAACGAGATGCTAAAGCAGCACAGGAAGCAAGGAACCGGCTAAATGTATAACGACAGTTCACAGATAAAGGACTTTAAAAGATACATATTAGCACAACCAGTACGAAAAAGACAAGAGATTGTTGATTTTGATGATACCGGCTTGCTTGATTTCCTGACTAATGCCCTGACCCCAACCGAAAGAGCATTGCTGTTCCCTGATTACTTCAAGAAGGAAGTTCCAGTCACAACAAAAGATGGTACTGCATCAGACACCCCCAGAAGTGGAACATCCACCCAGACCGGTAGTGGTACACCAGACACCCCCGGTGTGCCTGCCCACCCAGCAGCACAGGCAGTAGCCAGAGAGAGGGCAAACAAAGGTTCACAGGTTCCAGCACAGGAACCGGGTAGAAAGCCTGTTGTTGGCTCTAATGGTAAACCTGTAAAGCAGTTTGAACCACAAACAGGTGTGAATAGTCAGAGTGAACGTATGAAAGCTGTTTATAACGGATACATAGAAGCTGGTATGTCTCCAGCTTGGGCACGTGCCATGATTGGTGAGAATGGTAGAGAAAGCAGTTTCAGTAAAGCAGCTATGTTCCACACCCACACAGATGCTGCAAACGGTGCAACAAATGTGGGTATGATGTCTTGGCAGGGTTCAAGAGCTAGAAAACTTATTGAGTTTTTGGGTAATGTACCGGGTGCACTTGATGAAAATGGCCGACTAACAGAGAGTGTTGCAGCCATCAAGGGACAGGCAGCATTTGCATATCATGAAATCCAGAATAATCCATCTTATAAAAAGACTCGTGAGGCTATGGCTAATAATCCGGATGGGATGGATGATATGGCAATGGCCACGGTTTTAGGTAAGAACTATATACGTTGGAGAATAGATGATCCCAGATATCGTTCCAGTGGTCTGAAAAACCGTAAAGACTTCATGAATAAATTTGACAAGATTATGGAAACTGATGGCACTGTTATTGGTGCATCATATCCAACACCATCAGAGGGTGGAACAGCCACATCATCAGAGGGTGGAACAGCCACGGCCATAGAACCTGTCAAGACCTCATATGATGATCTTAGATCATCCTTCCCTAAAGAAGTTGGTGTTGATTCACCAATATGGGATCAGGTGGACCCTGAACTAAAGAAAGCCAGAAACAGGATTGTTGATAGAGATGGTGGGCTTGTTACCACTGAAGCTCTCATTGCAGCAGATGCAGCATCAAAAGTTTTGAGAAAGAATGGTCTCAAACCAAGAATCCCACCCGGTGGTGGTGGTGATGATAATCATTCTAAGAACCATGGTAAGGGATCATCCGTTAACAATGCAATCGACTTGGCAGCAAGTGATGCTAACGGTAAACATGTGAGAATCGGGAGAGGTGTGAGTAGAGAAGTTAAACTTGAGATGGCAGCAGCAGCCCAGTTGGCATCAAAAGGGAATTTCAGACTTGGAATGCCACTTGCTGACTCCAATGCATCTATGCACCTACAGCCTGATCCTAAAATGGAAGCCAGAGCATGGGGATATACTGACAAAGGTAAGGCTGGTGGAACAGGATCGATAAAATCACTTCAACGTGATCGAACCGGGCTTGGGCAGGATACGATTACACAGTATGAAGCAATAAAGAAAATGAATCTGGATGAACGTAATCAGATGCTTGCACAAATCACTGGTGTAGAAACATCAGGTGAGACACAAGTTGCAGAAGCACCGGCACCGGCATCTATGAAGACGTTCATGGTGAAGGATATGTATAAACCTGCCATGGAGACCATCAAAAAGAATGCAGCCAAGGTTGGTGCTATTGATAATGGAGATGGATCGTTTTCAATGACTGAGGAAACTGTAAAGAATCTTCGGGATAAGGGAGTCGATTTTGAGCAATATGCTGATGTTGTAGATAACCCTGCACCTAACCCTGCTGTTGCAGAGGCTGTAAAGCCCACTGAGCCGAAGATAGTCAATGCCAGCACTTCGGGTACACCAGAAGCTCCTACAGCCTCTCCAGTGCCCCCTACAGCCCCAGCACCGTTGTCTATAGATTCAGAAAAGGGTGAAGAAAAACCATTGGAAGTAACCGTGCACCCACTTATGAAGAAAAACAAACCAGTTGTTGATCAGAAGACATCACCAAATTTGAAACCCGTGGGTGATGAGCAGGCTTCTAATACAATGCCAGAAAAGAATGTTCAATATACAGAAGCTGAACAACCTGCTGCACAACAACAACAAACAGCAATGATGACCCCATCGACAGTACCTCAACAGCCACCCCAACAAAGTTCTGATGACACATCAGCAAATAGAAAGGTGGTCCCTAAATCATATGTGGATGCTGTGAGAAGATCATCTTTCCAAGGTGCTGAAAGAGGTTATTGGAATCCTATTGGGACATCAGCACTGGTATAAAAAAAAGAGGGGACCAAAATCCCCTCTTCTTCATTAGTGTTTAGTCACCAAGATTATTGAAGTATGCCAATTCATCATCGTCATCTTCAGATGCTTTATCTGCTGCATCATCCAAATCAAAAGGCACTTCATCATCTTCATCATCATCACTAGCAGCTTGTTCTGCTTTTGGCTTCTCTTCCTTCTTCTTACCTGATGGTGATCCGGTAATAAGTTCCTTGGAAGATGTACCAACAACCCGATCCAGCTTTGCCAGAAGAGTTTCATAGGATTCATAGTTCTTTGGATCAACAAATTCCTTGATACCATATGTGCTGTTGCAGATTTCAAGAACCTTTTCAGGGTCTTCGTCAATAGCACTCATCGGCTCAAATGTTGAGTCGTCATAGTTTGGCCAAGAGTTTGGACCAGACTTTTCCAACTTCTTCTTGAGTTTGAAGTTTGCACCCTTAAAAGGATCAAAGGCATTGATAGGAACTTCACCCAACTCAACATCAGGATTCATCAGATTATTGATCTTGTCAAAAATCTTGATACCATACCTGAACAGGAATACCTTGCCATTGTTATCCGGTTTTGCCGGATCATTGACAACAAGGATGTTGGACACATAACTCAAACGTCTTTTTGAGTACCGGGAAACAAACTCCCTTTGTGCCGTACCTTCACCATGGTCCCATAGCCATGTATTGTATTCAGAAACAGGGTCTTCCTGCTGAATGCTGGTTAGGGACTTTTCAATATACCACTTACCATTCTTACCCTTGAACCCGTGAGTCCAATAACGTTGGAATGGTACACCATCATCACCATCTGCTGGTGAGGCTGGCAGGAACCGGATAATAGCCATTGCATTACCGGCTTTGTCAGATGTTGGAGTCCAGAATCTCTGGTCATCTGCTTTTTCATAAGTCTTGTTCATCTTTGACATCTCTTTTGACAGAGATTCCAGATTTCCAGACTTCTTCTTCAGGCTTTCTAAAGTATACATTTGCAGTTCTCTTCTTTGTTACTTGCCATTATGGCTGTTTATATAATCGTATATTCATATCCATAACAAAAAACCGTAATTAGACTGAGATGAACTTCTTCAGGATGTTCTTCATTTTCGGCTTAGAGTATTTCAGAAACGATCTAAGCTTCATGGCCTTATTACGGGTATCCGGCCATAGTATGTCTTCCTGTAGTTTGGAATCTATGGCTGAAAAGTATTCGATAGGCAATATATCGTTAAGGATGATCAAGGTTTCAACCCCTAACTCACCAGAATATATTTCCTTTAGTATCAATGGGTTCTGCCCATCTATCACCTGAAGGGCTTCGATGGGTTCATCAACTTGACTGAACAGCTTCTCAAGGTCACTCTTGAAGAATTCCCCGATAGCTTGTTTCCGTTTCGTGAATTGTGTGAATTCCTTGTGTGCCTCTGGTGTGAGCAGTTTACCCACCCATACAGACTCACCGGACTTGAGATTGGCCACCATGAAATCTACCATTTCACTCTCACGGTACTTGCTGGCCAGTTTATGAAAGAACATCTTGTCTTTCCTCTCATTGAATTTTTCCAATGAGGTATTCTTGATTGATCCACCATACAAATTGTAGTCATACTGCTTGGTGGTGAAGTGTAACTTGATAGCTAGATATGTTTTGAACACATCAAAAGGGTCCATTCTCATTTAAGCTTTTCCACTAATTGTCTTGTTATTCTTTTAGAGTTCATGCACCTGATAAAAAATGTCCCGTTTGGCACGGGACCACACCCACTGATTACTAGACATTTAGAGGGACCGTCTTGAACCATGTGTAAAGTCATCCAGTCCCATTGGTAGAGGTAGTAAAGGACCCCACCTTTGTCAAGTGAGGTCCTTTTGTTTTTGGAGCCTGTGTGGGGAATTGAACCCCAACCATCGGGTTTGAAATCCCTAGATCACCCAGTGAACACAGACTTTAACCTTATGCAAACATCCATTCACGAATGGCTTCCGGAGTCACATTGGCATGTTTTTCCAACCCATACTTCTGGATCATTGGTTCGATCTTTGAAATGAGATGGGTCGGCACCCTGTTCGTATAGTTCTCAATCTGCTTATATTTCAGACCACGGATATAACCACGGGCAAGATGTGTGGCTCTGGCTGTCGGACGAACCACACTGATCCGGTGGTGATGCAAGTTTTCAAACCTGCAATATTGTACATCATTTGGTTTCCACAGCTTGGAAAGTTTTCGACCATACTTAAGGGCTTTCTGTTCTTCCCGTTTGATGATCTTCGTTTCCTCAGAGAGGGTGTTGAATTTGACTTTGAGTTCGATACTCATTTTCAAGTTTCCTTATGTTTGATATGTAATTGTATATCACTTCATCATTTTGATATGTCACTGCATATCAAACTAGGGTGGTTTTTGAATGAGGCATTCAGAACATTGTCATTTCCTTTTACGTTTTGGTTTAATAAGCATCCGGTTGCCGGTCAAGACTTCTGCTGTTCACAGATCAGGAATTCCACCCCTCAAGCATATGTGTATACTCTACATGGCACCATACACAAAATCTCGACCGGTCAACCGAATTAGTATCCTGCTACTTTAACACTACCACGGCCTCAAGCCAATTGGGCCAATCAAACTACGTTGGACTTCCGGGTTTAGTGCCCAGTGTGCTTTCAGGATGTTCATGATCCTTAGTTCTTGTAACACCTTCTCAATTACCGGTAACCGGTCGTCTCTCGAAGGAACCATATTGGTGCATGACCCCCAACATGGTGGAATTCAAATTAGTTGGTGGATTCTGTTGCTAGGTTCCACCGGACCCCCGTACTCAGGATTCTAACCACAAAGGGTTAGGCAGCAAGAGCCATAGGTGCAAAGTTATCGTTTGCATTTGTTTTCTAGCCAGTCGGCCAACCAGTTAACTCCAGTTACTCATTACTCACCTAATCGATCCTGTTTCATCCCCATCAAGAGCACATCAGTCATTTTACAAAACTGTCTAACATCGAGAGTGCTTTGTTCTACAGCCAACACTTCAATGTGCTCATGGTGGAGATGTGGGGTACTGCCCCCCAGTCTTAAGTGCTTTTTGTTTCCTTCAACGTTAACAAGACTATTTATGGCACTTCTCTGAACGAATGTCAAGAACTTTTTTCAACTTCCATCATGTCATAATCACGACCCGTGACAGAGGTTCCATCCATATTCCAACGATAATTACCACAATCGGTCACAAAACCATCGGAACATGTATCGTCTTCAGCAGCTTCAAATTCCGGTCTTACCCAGAAACCACATCGGACTCTGACAAAACAACCTTTGTTTTTAATGACATAGTTGGTGAAATCGTTCATTTCGGAAGATGGTTTAGTGGCTGGATTTTTCAAGACAGTTCCTTTCATAATACTCTTCATATGTTTCGTCCAAAAATATTTCTCGGAAATTCTTTCCAAAACGAAATTCTATTCCTTCTTCAACAGTGACTATGGTTAGATTTTTGATCATCTCTTTGAAGTCTCCGAAGTAAGGAAAGATAACATCTTTGAAATACCGGTTCTGTTCTATATGTAACCAAGCATTGAATACGTAATCAAACCGGTCAATATCCCTCTCGTGATCCGGAAACGGCTTCAGGAAAAAGTAGAACAGTGACTCTGTGACATCATACTCTTCATGTTTCACTATTTTCTCACGTGGGACCCCACCAAGATGTGTCACCAAACCTCTTTTTTCAAGGCACTCCACCCACCTTCGTTTGTTTCTCTTGATCCGTGACTGCATCTTCTTTGCATCGGCTTTGTCATAAAGCCCGGTTTTGTTGAAAAAGTTCTCATCCGGATAGAGTGGTTCATCATCCGTGGTGACTTCCACGATGGAACACTTACTCCCGTCGATAAGAGCAGCCCTGATGGCATAAAGATCAGCAGATGCACGGTTATTGGTCAGATATGTGAAACGGCTGTCAGAAGGGTTCTGATAAGCTCTATACCAGTTACCCAAACCCTTACGTGGTTGGATACCTTCATTTATGATAGAGGCTGTGTTGGCTGATGAAGTTCCGTGCATCAAACTGATCGTGGTGTTGACGGGTATCATGCTTCACCTACCAAGAATGCAATGTGATCAATATCACCTTTGTCCAGTTCTGTACGGAGAACATCATTGATTTCCGTATACCGTCCCTTGGCATCTACACGGGCATCCAGAATAACACCATTTTGAAACAGTTCACTCCCCTGTTCCACCCGTACATGAATCCAGTATTTGTTATCACTGGTCCGTGAGATTTCAACATCACCACCGGGAAAACCGATAATGGTGTATGGTTTCTCAGGTTTGATTTTTGGATCACCATGAAGGGTGGTCTTCCCACCAATCTTGACTTTGTTGTTTTCTGTTCCCGGTTGTGAACGTAATGTCATGCTCCAAGCTCCTTGTTGATCTTGGCAACTGGCAGACCGGCAAACCGGATGACCTTACCATCACCATTGATCTTGAACGACCCGGCAGGCACCACCATAGTGTCTGTCACTTCAACGTTACGGGCTTCCCAGTAGGATTTTTCCTTGGCATTCAACTGACGTTGCACGGTTCCGGCAACCCCACCATCTGGCTGATCCTTCCGGCTCACTTCAAAGAACCCAGTCAATCCGTTTGGAAACTTGATGCTGTTTGAAGAACCATCACCGGCTGAGAAATTCTTCTGGATCAGTCCCAGAGTCTCATCAGCTTTTACAGTCAAACCATATCCCATTTTCATATTCCTTTCTTCGTGTTTCTCTCTATACCCAGAGAATGCCACAAGGGCTGACCGGAGTCAACCCATAAAACCTTTCAGGGTTTGTTCAATTGACAACTCATCAATTTCCCTGAACATGATGTCTTCTGCATCTTCTGCAAACTTCCGGCTCACATTGATTGGATCAAGAATGTTGACTTCAATCCACATGAGTCCATCAACATTTTCCAGATGTTCACGGACATCACCAAGTGTGAGTTTCCGGACCTGTTCAAGAATCCTCTTGTTCCGGTCGGCTTTTGTGTCATCCAGTGGTTTCATCCTACAAGACCCCTGTGTTCTGCAAATGCTTTTGCACCATCAATTGAGATGTGTGATCCAAGATCGTCCAAGACCTTACTACCCTTGTCGAGAACCCACATGGAGTATTTGTCTTGTGGACCAACCATACCGGTTATGTCCCTATGGGTTACAACGAAAGTTGTGTTGTTCTTCCCACGTGGGTCTTTGTACACAACATCATCCCAGTTGAATTTGCTCATTTGAACCTCTTCGTGAGTGTGATGGTTTCAGCAGGACCATAGAGTTTATCCAACTCTGCTTCAAACTGATCAATCTCTTCCGGACCAATCCCTTCACGATACCCGTACAATCCGGGATTTTCGTGTATACGTTTGTTCTTCTTCTCTTCAATCTTACTCATGACTGCTCCCATTCGTAGGTTCCAACCTTGTTACCGTTCATATCGTAGACACCACCCTCAGTGATACCATTTAGAATGTTGTTCTTGAGGTGTGAGAGGATACGAGCAATCTCCAGATCACCCAGACCATCCTGAAAAGCATCGTTTCCGGTATCAAATTCAATCTTGAACATTTGGTTTCCTTTCTTCGTGTTTCTCTCTTATGACCAGAGAGTGCCACAAGGGCTGACCGAAGTCAACCCTTTTCTTTTCAGGCTGGAGCAAACAAGTTCCGGAAACCACCCATGGCAACATCATAGGCTTCCCGGACTTCGGTTCCCACCCAACCGTCTCCATCATCATCCAGATCATGCTGGATGTTTTCGAGTGCAACCAAAGTGTCCTGACCATATTCGTCATGGATAATCTGAAGGGCTTCTGTAAAAGTCATTTTGGAGTTCCTTTCTCTCTGTTTTCTGACTACACATACATAATGCCAGAAGGGCCGACTCATGTCAACCCCTAATTTTCATTCCATTGGTTAAATGTCATCATCATACCCTTTCAATATTTTGATTGTTGCACCCTTCCAGTATGTGGATACGATTTTAATGTAACCCTTTTTTTCCAGACCTGCAAGAGTGGGTTTTTTGGTTGTGGTCACTGCTTTACGAACGAAGCTACTAGGAACATTGGCAGTGGCTTGGCTGGTGAGAACCCAAACTTCTTCACCAACATGGTTGGAAAGAGTTTTCATGGTCTCAATCTGGTTGGGTGAAAGTTTCGTCATCGTCTCGTTTCCTTTCTCTTGCTTCTCTCTATACCCAGAGAATGCCAGAAGGGCTGACCGGAGTCAACCCCTAATTTTCAATGTCCGGAGACTTCCATACCCATCCGGACAAAATCCATCTTCATCTCCTGCAAGGCTTCAATCCGTTCACCCAAGGCAGCAATGGCAGCATCCCGAACTTCTTCCGAATTGTGGCAGGTCTGGAAATTCCGACCGTGGTAAATGTCCGTGCTGTAGAGAGCACCAACAGCATCTTCCAACTGGTTGGCAATGTTCATGATCTGATTGACCAGATCACTTTTGCTGTTACCGTTCATGTTAACTACCGGTGGGACCAAATTCTTCATGGGGAGTTCCTTTCTCGTGTTTCTCTCTATACCCATATAATGCCAGAAGGGCTGACCGGAGTCAACCCTTTCTTTCACGAATATTTGAGGGTCACACCAAAGGCACCCTTGAACTTTTTCAGCAGGGCTTCACCACTTTCCCGGTGGATGCTTCCGGCTTCGATGGCTACGTTAACAGAGTGTTCCAGTGCTGCAACATCCCAAGCAGTCAGTTCCACTGTGTCGGGTTTGACTGGGTTCTGGTATGGTGTGTGGAAGGAAACCTGTGCTTCTGCATACCGGGTTGCTATGTCAAATGTATCATACTGGGCTTTATAATCACCATCAACCCACAGTTCATACTTATCTTTAGTGTTCTTGTTGATCTTCACTGGCTTGTGTGCATTGGTTGCTACCCAACCCTGTTTCAGGTCAATTCCATGTACTATTTGATACTCTTCAAATTTCATACCCATTTCTTAGTTCCTTTCTCTCTGTTTCTCTCTTATAACTAGATAATAGCACATGGAGACATGGAGTCAAGTGATTTCTTCACCATATGTTTTCAAGAGGATTTTACGGGCAGCTTGGACAGATTCATTATCCTGATGACCCATGGCAGTCTTTCGGATTCTCTGGTAGTGGCTTGGTGGTTTGATCAAACCTTGTTCCACCCGACCAGCATAAACATCCCTCAACAGGTCACGGGCACGTTGCAGTGCAGCATCTTTTTCTGCTACCAGTTGGAGATGACGTTTCCGTGATCTTTTCGGCACATGTGCAGCACCTGAATGGAGACCGGCATCACCCCATGATGGTGCAAGACCACGTTGGGTAGCAAACTCTTCAAATGTCAGAACTTCACACATCTTACAGGTCTCCCAGATCATAGTAACCGATAGTTCCATCATCCTTGTGATAGTCGGCTATCACTTTGGAAGAACCAATGTTCCGGAACACGTTCAGGGACTTGAAGTCAATATCCGTACTCGACACATAGGCTTGTGACCCATAGTCAGGACCATCAACACCCTTCCGGACCTGTTGGACTGCATACTTCAGTGCAGGTTTCAGGCTCGTGTAGAACCGGGATAGACCATCTGTACCATCGGCAGGCTCAACACGGATAATTGGCTTGTTCAGTATCATAACTTGTTTCCTTTCTAGTTACACATACTCATTCTTGTCATAAAACTCATCAGCTTCAACAAACTTGATGAAGTCACCATCTTCCAGACTGGATACCAGACCGGATGCATATGCACGGGCAGCTTCCTTTTCGTTGAAACCCTCACGGGAAAACAGGTCTACTGCTCCATGATGCTCAATGTAAAATTTGAAATCCATAATGTGTCCTTTCCTCTTATGTCTACACAATAGCATATCTGAGATTGGTGTCAACAAAAAAACACCCCTATGGAAATTAATCCAAGGGGTGTCAAGTTTCCTAGAGGGAGAAAGGACAGAAAATACCTCTAGCTAATAGGGTTGGTTGTGTGTTGGAGTCGAACCAACATCTTTTGATGATTAGAGAAAGGATTAGATAATCATCAACTGTCTTCCATTAAACGACCACAACCATAAATTCTTTATCAAGTGCTTTGAAAGGCTACCCCGGCTCTCGACTTCCGGGCCATCTGATCACTGTTTTGTTCACTTAACCACAAGGAACTTCACGGTGGTGGTTATCGACGGGGGCCAAACCCCATAACCCATCAAAGCACTTGATTTGTTCTTTCCTTCTTTCTTGATTACAGTTCTACCTGAACATTCTCAAAGAGTCAAGAGTTTTTTCCAAAAATGTTCAATTTTTTTCCATCCCTTTGAACTGTAACGATAAATTTCTCATCCTGCCTGATTTTATACAGGGTGGATTTCAACACCATCACGTCTGTCAACGGCTTACCATTGATAGAATGGATGATATCACCGATCCTCATGTCTATTTTACTTGCCAGACTGAACGGCACAACCACCTTGACATACAAACCCTTGTCACTATCGAACTGGATTCCAAGAATCAGGTTCTTAATCTTCTTATGTTTGATCAGGTCATGGATACGGGTTCTGAGATAATCACCATCAATAGAGAATGGGATGTTGCCGAATCTGCCTTTTGTCTGATCAGCAACATTCACCATTGTATTCATGGCTACAACACAATCGTTTTTTACGGATATCAATGGACCACCAGAATTACCCTGAAGGATTTTCGTGTCGGTCTGGACCAATGGTACGGATCGTCCTGATCCGGCAAACCTGTCATAACCGGACACAATACCACGTGTGATCGTCCAGATCAAACCCCATGGGTGTCCGATACCAATTACATCCTCACCCAGTACAATCTCATCACGTCTGCAAAATCTCAGAACTCTGGGGGGATTTTTAGCATTCTCACCAACCAACCGGACCACTGCAACATCTGCATCTACATCCGTAGCAACAACCGGCACCCGGATTTTCTTCCCATCTTTACTAATCAAGGTGACAACCTTTGCATTCCCAACAACGTGGGCATTAGTCACAACATATTCCTTATTGAAAAGGAACCCCGTGCCCATTCCAACACCCTTCTTACCTTCTTTATTGATACTTTCACTCTCTACGAGATAAACAGAGTTGACATTCCTTTTGACAAGAGACTCCACTGTATTTTCGTTCAACAGGTACAGTGTTCCAAATATCATGATCATGACGGTTAGTGAGAATGTGATGAAAACGTTTTTCATGGTGGTTCTTTCCAGCTAGTGATTCTTTTTATGGCTTCATCCTTGTAGTCCAACACCTGACCTTTGAAAATCTTGGTGTAGTTCTCTTCCAACGAAGTCATAGGGATGACGATGTTCTTTACAAAGCACCCTGTCATCTCATAATACATCAATGAATAGGTTGTGGCTTGGATGAAATAGTCATCAATCCATTCCCGTTTCTTCATCTTTCTGGAATTCTTGAAATCGATAATTGACATATCAACGTCAAACAATCCGATAACATCAACCCGTCCAGCCGTCTTGAGTCGTGTTGACCACAATTGAACTTCTTGGGTGAAAGGTGTTATCCTGTCCAGAACCGGTCTTATATTCATGAACAAAGATTTGGTGAAGGGATCGTCTTCAAATTCAACGTCCTCATATTTCAGATAATTCTCACAAGCTGTGTGTAGCTTCTCACCATTGCTACCGGCTCTTTTGGTTATCCTATCGGCTTCCTCATCACCAACCCTTTTTCTCCAGTTCTCCAGACCAGCCTTTGCCGATTCTGGCTTTGTCTGTCCTAAAATGGTGGTGACAGATGGAACCCAGTCACCCGTAGGCAACTGGTATTCCCTGAAACCCTTGTCGTATCTCACATCAAGTGTTTGCTTCTTTAACACGTATCATCCTGACATTTCAGTTTTTGTAATGATGTAATCCTTCACCAACCCGGACCTTACAATGTCTTCCTTGGTGAATTCAACATACTCAAAATTCTTCATCCTCTTAGTTATATTTAGAAACTGTTTCACCCCAGACAACTCTTCTGACTTTTTTAAGTCAGTTTGCCTGAAATCACCAGAGAATATGATTCTGGATGTGTCACCCATCCGGGTTATGACAGTATCCAGTTCAGAGAATGTCATGTTCTGGATTTCATCAACAATCACTATGGCCCTTTCGAATGTCATACCTCTCAGATATGACGTGGTGGTAAACTCCACCATCTTCTTCATCTTCAGGACTTCATAGCCATCACCTCTCCCAAAGAGATCATCAGCAATCTGTTTATACGGCTCTTCAAATATCCGTGATTTCTCACGTATTGAACCGGGTAGAAATCCCATGTCCCGGCTGGCCACAACACTTCTCACGATGATCACCTTATCAAACTCAAAGGATTTCTTGGTTATCAACTCTTCCAATGCCAAATACAACGATAGATATGTCTTTCCCGTTCCTGCAAAGCCGTGTAGGACCACATTAAGACCTGAACGGTATGATTGCATAGCTCTCTTTTGATTGTCGTTCATGGGGCTTATATGGGACATTTCAAAATGCTGCTTGGGTTTGTTTCTTTTGGCCATGGTTGGTGTTTCTTTCCTTTGGTTGGCTATAAACGAAAAAAGGCCACCCACAATAGTGGATGACCTTCAGACGATACTAAAAATTACTTGTTGACTTATACTCCCCGTGGGACCACGTATCTTCGTTCAAGGTTGTTTCCTCTTGGATGAGCTTCCTTCACCTTACCCATAATATCTTGCCGGAATGCTAGGTCCGGTTTGGTTACACCCAGACTTACTGGGTCACCTATATTTAGGGAAGTGAAGATTTGTTCAACCTCTGGATGTTCCTTGATATATGTCTCTCTTTCAGACATGGAGAGGTTCAGATTGTACTGAACCCCGGTCTTCTTGTTTTCGAATGAATAGATCGGCATGTTTCACCTTCATGGTTTATGATACTGATCTATTTAGTGGATAAGGCACCGTCTTCATTCCAAAGGCTGGTCCGGAAATCATCATAATGTTTCCTGAAGTTGGTGTGGTTCCACTCATACGGCTTCTTATGGTCTGCTATTGCAGACAATACCGGCTCATAAACTGCTCTGGTGGTGTATGTCAAAGCTTCTGGATCACTTATGACATCCTTCTTAACCTGTTCCATGAATTTTTTGTGAAAGGCATCCCTAACTGACTTGCTCATATACTCCTGCTCTATCATATCAGGATTTGGCATGTCGGGCATATCGGCACGTACTTGGCTACCAAAATGCATGTCAATCTTACCCTTCATATATAATTGAACATCAGAGATTTTGAGAGGTGATTTCCGAATATTTTCCAGTTCATAATGCATGGCATTCAGATACCTGATCAGAAAATTGGCATTAAGAATATTCTGTTTAATCCAATAATCCACTGGTTTCATGCTTTTGATATCACCCTTGACATAGTTCATCAAGACATCAACAACTTCAGCATACTCATCAACCAGATAACTGTCTGGCATTGACTGACAAGATATTGAAAGCTTGTTACCACCTATGAAGCAAAAAAGGTTTGGTTTAATCATTATATCAGGCTCCTGTCCATCTAACACCGGTTGGCATTTTGTTGAGCACATTACCCCGTGCAAAGTTCCGTGCTGGTCCTGCTGTGCTGGCTGGTTTCAGAATGTCACCAACCTTAAAAAACCCACCTTTGGTTGTTTTAACATTGTTGGCTCTCACCACAAAGGCAGCAATTGACCGTTTCTTGGGATTACCCCTATCATCAATCTCACCATTCCAAATCTTGATGTATTTCTGGGTTGGCTCAATGATCATACCATCACAGTAGTCTTTGATCTGGGCTTTGTAATAGTGTGCATTTTCTGGTCTCTTCTCAGACATACCATCATATGTCTGGATGTAGCTTTTCTGCATCAGGATACAATATTCAGCTACACCCTGTTCCAGAGTTTTTTCTGTTGGGGAATCTGTCATTTGGAATCCTTTCATTCACGTTATTAATTGTCTTATAACATGTGAAAGGGTTGTGTGTCAACAACTAATTTTCTATTCGAGTCTGACGGTTTCAATGGTTATGTCATCATACCCATCATAGTCGGCTTCTTTGGCCATCTTGGCTTTTCTTTCAGTCCGAAAAGTCCGGATGGATTTCATATCCCACCCGGATTTTCTAGTGAACCCTTTTTTGTAACCTGTGACAACATATACGTTCATTTTGGCTCCTGTCTGCTATTTCTGTTATTCAAACTCAACAGAGTTGATCTCACTATATTTAGCAGAAGCACAACGACATACATTATCATGTAGTTCTGATCGAACTGATGAATGGACGTGGAGTCCTTGAATGCTGTGAATAGCAAATGTGCTTCCAGCAATCCCATGATCACGGATATTGAAACCATAATAGAACTTATTGTAAACCCTGAAAGTCCACCAAGCAGGGCACCCAGACCCATATGACCAACTTTATCACCACCGGCTGCACCAGCTACACTGAGACCAGCAGTCACAAATAGCAAAACAACGATACCTAATGGAAGATGAATCCACATGGTCAACCACCATTGCCATTCAGCAAAATACCGAACCATTTCACCCGAATTACTGTATCCGGAAGTCAAAAAAACCAAGCCTGCAATAGCAAGTGCAATCCATCTCATAATATAATCTCCTTTTAGGATGTTGCTGGAAACTCTTCAACCTCTGGTTCTGCTTTCTTAAGACCAAGGTCAACGTGTGGGTATGCTTCTTCAACCAATTTTGGTGTCAGGTAAGGAATTTTCAAGTCCTTGTTCACCAATCTCATCATCATGTCACCCTCTCTAGGCTCCATTCCTTCAAGCATCTGTGTGAACAACACTACACGTCTCTCATCGGTTAAACCGTGTGGTGCATTTTTGTGATCCTTCACATACAGATACATACGTCTGGCTTCCGATTGGAAATTGACATATGCCATCCCTGCTGGAATGTCATCACGTTTGAACTCCACCTTCTTTAGGGCTTCAGGGAACTGGATAGCCGGGTGGAACACACCCACCAGAAACGACTCAAACGGGCCTGTGTGGTTTCTACGGAGAACCTGAATACGTTCTTCCTTGTTTGTGGCCTTGAGGAATTCATCCATGACCTCATATACATTCTTCATTAAAATTCTCCAATCTGTTCTACAAGTTCTTTTTGTCTTCTGGACATGAAATAATTCATCAGATCGGTTCTCTTTGAGACCTTTGCATTATTGAATTCCTTCATGATACTGATACTTAGGTCAGATGGGATGTATTCAAAATCCATCAGCATCTTATTACGTTCAAATTTCTTTAGCATCTCATCGTCACAAAATTCCTCTGGTTTCATGTTTACCCAGTTCACCAGATTCTTGGACAGGATAGACTTCTGTCTCTTCTCTATCAGGAACGAATTGTCTGGACTCTTGATATTAGGTATACCGTCCGACTGATCACCCCGAATGATTTTCTCCATCAGATAATGCTTCGGATTGTCTATAACCATAAACTGTTTGGTCCTTGGACAATATTGAGACACACTATCATAAGTCTGAAGCTGCATAAAATCCTTGTCTGTTGATATGATAATGGAGTTTTCCAGATTAACATATCTCACAAGGGTTGCTATGATATCATCAGCTTCAGCCTCTTTCAGATAGATAACCTTGTAGGGTGAATATTCCTTGAGAGCTTCTGTGATCTTTTTGATCAAACCATATATCAGCACCCAGTCATGCTTAGATTCTTTCTTATGGGCTTTCCGGTTGGCCTTGTAGTAGATGAATTCCTTCTTTCTCCATAAGTCCTTACCATCACAGCAAATCACCATATCACCATATTCTGAAAACCTGTTCTTGTAGCCTTTCAGAGCCTCAAAAACTTTTCGTTCAACCACCAACTCATCAGTGGTGTCTTCGGCAAACACCGTGGCAATCACCGATTGTGCAAAATCTACAAGAATCATTGTTCCATACCTTTTTATTATTCATCATTATGTACGGTTTATCTGTGTTCAATTCAAGTGTCAGGCTCTATGTCACTTGGGATGTCATCATATATATCCGGGAATTTAGATTCAACTGTAAGGTTAGGGGTGTCTTTCATGGGGAACAGTTTGACGTGCTTGTCAAGGAAGGGGTGGAGATGGTGATAGATACCAAATTTCTTGTAGGCCATGGACCTGATGATATCATACATGAACAGGAATGTTTTCTCATCATCAATATCATAGCTTTTCATATGCTCAATCAACTCACTGCCTATATCATCAACGATATTTTCAACATTGACTTTGATACTGTTTAACATAGCCTGATGAACCTGCTCATCAGGAACCTGACGGAAAACATTCTTCTCAGGAAATTTCACTATGTTGTTAGCACTCATTTGATTATCCTAACTAGGAGTGTGTCGGAATTGATTCGACCCACTGCTTTCTGCTCTTTAGTCTTCAGTTCCTTCATGATCTTATTACGAATTATGCTACCACCATCCCATACCCGTTTGAGAATGACTTCCGGTTTCCTTACGATCTTTGTGATCGACTTATCCGGATCAAACCCATATACCGTGGTTCCCTTGACTGTGAACCCGTCCCTTGTCCCCGTATAGAGGACAGTAAGCTTCTTGTACCGGGTATTGAACAACCATACTTCAGAGGCTCCCACGAGCTTTACAGGCTCAACAGAGACCACTTTGTATTTAGGATCATCCTTCTGATACTGGACGGCAATTGTTTGCTGTCTGGCTGTCTTGACCTTCTTCTTACGTTTCCGTGTCGATCCTTTGATCAGCTTGTCACAAGCAGCAATCAGAGTGTTGAACCATACGGACATATATTTCAATTCTGCTTTCGAGTAGCAGTGATATGCTTCAACCAAATCCTTGTGTGTCTTGTTAAGAGCACCGTCAATTTCTTCCAGCACCTTTTTGTAATGCTCCATGACGTGGACGGCTACTGGACCCTTAACACCATGTTCAACCAACCATCCATATATGTTGGGTTTCTTGACCTTGTTCTCAAGATCATCATCCTTCTGATCATCCAGCATATCAATATACTGATACGATTTCATGAGGGTTGATACTTGAGGGGATTTCCGTTTTCGGGTTGGGATGTCATGACTGATTTCGAGCAGGTGGTTGATACCTTCAGAAACCTTGTTGACCATCTCAAATGGTAGCTCAGTTCCGTTGGTCATTATCCTAGCAATCCAACCAACCGACACACCTAGTGTGATCATCGATTTGTAATTGAGGTTGGCAACCTGTTGGACTTCATCATCCGGATAATCACTATTCTTCATGAATTCTACAACATGGTCCAATGATTTTTTGGAACCATGCATATAGTTGTACCAATTATAGGCATTGGTGATGTCAACACCATCGGGATACGATTCAAGAATCGGCTCTGAACCAAACGTGTCTCTATCAACTGTCCGTTTTTTCATTGTCTTCTTTCATGTGATTTTCTTATCACCATTATATAGGACCACATTTCAAAAGTCAATAAACCATAGGTTGTAAAACTACAACCATAGGTTGGTAGACTCATTGAAAAAAGTGTTCTATAATAAAGACTTAGAGTAAATTATTTCTTGGAGAATTTTCTCTTAGCTCTTGCACGTCTCTTCTTGGAGCCGATCTTTCTTCGGCCCTTTGGTGGTCTGTTCTTATGTGGATGTGGCAATGTTCATAATCTCCTATGGCCAGTAATTTTCTTGGAACTTGAATAGTTTTTCGAGAGAATCATATCCACCAATCAGATGGATGTCTCCATTACCCCATTTTGAAAAAATCATGGGCATGGTAGGCTTCTCAATACCCTTCCACTGTAGAAAGGATTTCCAAGCACCCACATCACCGTTAATGGATATGGTAGTGTACTTGATACCTTTCTCATCCAACAATGCCTTGGCCTTGTCACACCACGAGCAATCAGATTTTGTCAACACCAACAGAGGTTCAATAAACTCAGGTTTAATCATCCGTACTTCTTCCATTTTACCCATTCCAGAATTTCTTCAGCCCGGTCAGGTGAGAGGTGTTCTTTACCGTATGCATACAACCGTTTGTATGTCTCTGCACCGTGCCTATACCATGACATGTCTTCAGACATTTCATACATGAAATCATGCTTCATGCACATGTCATAGTAGGTTTTTTCTTCCTCAGTGAGGGTATCTTCATATTTCAAATTTGTCATAATAGAACACCATATACATGAGTTGGTGGGCTGTGTCAACCTTTAATTTACATATTGACACGATTTATGAAAGCTTTGGCATGGGCTTCCGACATGAATTTGTTTTCGACGGCATGTTCGTAATCTCTACGGTATTCGGTTCTCATCATACGAGTCATTGGACCTTCACCGAATAGGTCAAAGCCATTGAAAAAGTTTAGCAAAGCAGACATTGGAATTCTCCACAAAAAAAGCCATGGATGATTCCACGACTTCTCCTGTATTTATTGCTGCACTGCACAAAACTCAATCCACCTTATTGCATATCTGTTATGCTTTCCACACCAAGATCACTTAAAATATCTTCCAATTCTTTTGCAAAATATTCCAAATCTTCTACACTGTATTTGTGACCATGTTCTACCAATAAAGCCTTAATGATAGTGGCTTGTATCCTTAAGTCTTTTTTGAGTAATTCTTCTTGTGATTCTTTTTGTGATTCTTCAATCTTCGACATTTTCAGATTTCCTATACTTATGTTTCCGTGCCCAATCATGCAACATTCTTGGAACTTTATCACAACCTCTAGCCATTTTATGATTACTGAAACCATCAAGCAGCCGGATAAATTTATGATACTCTATATCAGGATCACCCATACTGAAAAACATTAACCACTCAGTCTTCCCCATTTCCCCCCATTCAGAGCTTCTTGTATAGTTCAATCCTTCAATGAAATTGACAACATCACTGGTCCTGATATAATAGGGAATTTGTTTATTTTTCGTCATTTCCCATAATCCACTTCATGACATGATCAATATGGTGAGGGACCTTATATTCCCTATTGTTGGACATACGAATCGTGCACCAGTTATTTCCCCCACTGTCTGTGTATGGGTCTAATACTTCAGACACAAATTCAACATTGATATATACATCATACAACCATCTCATATGGTCTGGTGATGCAGCATCAGCATGTTTAATTAATATAAATTTACTCTTTGACATGGCTCTTGCTAACTTTCACATGCATCCAATCATTATAATACTCTTCTTTGAGAATTGCATCACGTTTGAATATCTCACTGGCTTCATAATAATTTGCCGTACCCTTCGTCTTACATAGGTGAAGTATTTCCCTATGGAAAGCACCCTTCCCAAGTCTGGCAACCTCTTCCTGTATCGTCTTGTTCGATCCGTAATAGTCTTGCCAATCAGACTCAGCTTTGTATTTCTTCTTCTTCAGCTTCACTTGCCGGGTCTTGCTCACATAGAAGAATTTCCGACCTACGTATTTCTTATGGGTGACGTTATTGGTGATCAGGTAGACAAATCCATAATAGCCTTCGGGGATTTCTGTCAGGGGTTCTTTGTTGTAAATCCAAGGTGTGGTAGTCATATTCATACTCCATTATCTGGGAGTATTTATGTGACCTTCCTACAAGTCTGGATCGAATATTTCCAAGAGGACAAGGTATACCACAACAGAAGTCATTATGCATATTGCTAAGATAATTGGAGCTACTGTCATGTAAAAAGCAATCACCCCACCCATGTTTATTGCAAACAAAATATATACAAGAGTAAGAAAAGCTCCCAACACTGCCCATATTTTCATTGTACTATGTTTCATTTTTATCATCCTTTAAAGCTTGATATCAAATGGAAACCATTTTGATGCATCACGTGTAACCATCAACTCACCATCCTCATTCACCTTCTCTTCAAATTGCCAGCACCAGTGATCATATTGGGTTATCTCATGTCTGGGAAACTTCTGGCATTTTGGAGATAACCAGTATTTACAGTTCCAGCAACCATCCCGGACTGTAATACTCTCATCACCGAATACATGTTCTTGAATTTTTCTCATAACCTTACCCATTCAAAATTTTTCTATCACTTGCCTTAAAGTCTCTGAACTCAGCTTCGACCAAAGAGAATTCACTCTCTGTGATCAACCCAGCCTTCAGATCACTCAATGCCTTCTCATATTTCTCTTGAATTGCATGTTCCATCTCTAGCACCTTTACTGTTGGAGTTTCCTGTTTAGCCACGGCTCTCTGAAGATCACCGATTCCTGTGAGTGATTCTGTTTTCATTTTATGAATCCTCTAGTTTCATTGACCTATATGTAATGTCTCTATATATTTTTACAACGTATGTTTTGTGACATCTGGGACATTTCATCAGAACCTCTTCTATACACTCCAAGAGTCCCACACTCTCAAGATTGGTCTCTCCCTTACAATGTGGGCACTTACCGTGCAGATAGCTTACTGTTTCATTTTCATTCTTCATATTTTGTCTCACATGGTGGTTTGTTTATTCCAAAAGGATAGTCTTCATACCTATCCACACCGGTCTCATCATACCAAGAACAATCGTTCATTGTCCTGTAATTTCCATTACTGCAATAGTCACAGAACCCGTAATCGTTACGGGTGAGCTTTCTGTGTTCACCGGGTTGTCTGTATATACCCATATATATGAGGAATTTTTCCAACAAACTAAACATCGGCAAAGGCTTTCAGGGCTTTCATATACCACACATTCTTGATATCATCATCTGTGATCTGCTTCAAGTCATCCACTGAGTTGATTCCACCCCACCACGATTCATAACCCATTATGATTTCGTTCAGTTCCGGAACAAAGATTGCCGGGTTGTTGTGTGCATGTACAATGATTGTTTCTGTCTTCACTTCATACACAATGTGGGCATCAACACAAACATCACCCATGTAGAATCCAAGAAAGGTCTTGTCTTTGTATCTCTCACCCACCGGCCTGATAGACACCACGTCCCCGATTTTGGAATCAAACCCGTTTATAGGTTTACCAAAAAACTGCTTCTTGATCTTGATATCAGTTTCTTCAATATTCTTCACCGGGTTTTCTTCGATCTCTTTAGATAGTGCAAGCACAAGAGCATCAAGACCGGGCAAGTTTCCCATATCATCACACATTATATATCTTCTTTCTTTTCTTTTGCCACTGCCACCACTCTTCAACAAACTTCTTGTCTAACCACTTCTCATTACCTTCAAAGAATCTCTGGTAAACTTCTTTCATATGTTCATGATGCACATGTTCACCATTCAACACGTTTGCAGATGATCCCGGTTCACTCTCAGGTGCATACCACCCAGTCTTCTCTTCTGCAACACTCAAGGGTCTTGAATCATCATATGGGCCTATCTCAGAGGCATGACAGGAGACACAATGAAATGGTCCACACTGCTGCATCCCTACACCTATGTCCACATAGTCGGCACTGCATATGTGTCCACAATATGGGCAGTGCTCATACGGCTCTTTTTCTCCATATAGATATCCACCAGACATTATGTTTTCTCTTTTCTTTCTCTCTGTCTTGACTCAACACTTCTCATCAGATGGTTGATAGCTTCAATATCTCCAACATCAACCTGTAATTTTCTTGAGGGTGTTAAACCCTGCACAGTATCCCACAGTGCTGAGATTTTGTCATAGTAAAAGGAACCATACTTCAAAGCATACAAATATGGTGTGTAAGGGGTGGATATTATGTGACGGTTATACTTCCATGGTAAACCTGCAATCCAAAAGTTTTCAAGCTGTTCTTCTGTAGGTTTCCCGTATATTTCTTCATGTTCTGTTGTTTCTTTACCTAAAAAAGATTTTGTCTTTTTGTATTCAACCCCAAGATACATCTCTTTGCCCCTGTGTTCATCCATGAAGGCTTGCTTCTGATCTTCAATGAATTTATCACGTTCATTGAAGATCAGTTCAAGCTTGCCCTTCACTTCAGATACTTTCATTTCAACAGTAGTCATTATCACATCCTCTTTAATAAGTGTGCCGTATTGCCTATATTACACGTCCATAGCATGAATAACCCTTTTCGGTGGACAAACGATATAAGCCGTTTTGTAAATCTGTCCACGGCACGGGGACCCAGATCAAGGAGTCCGAAAAGGGTTAGCTCTTAGATTTCACATCCACCAGCAACACAAGCCAATTCCTGTGATGCAACAGTGTGATCTTCTTTTTCGTAATCGGCCATCTTAGCCCAATCCACATTTTGTGGAGTCAGTTTCAACAACTCTTCATATTCCTCTTCACTAATCTCTTGGTATGGTGCTTGCTTATAGACGTGATCAGAGTGTGGCAGGAATGACACACCAGACATTTCATCCAGATGCTCATATACCCATGATCCAACCTTCATCCATTCATCTTCTTTCACATACACAGTGATAGAGGGTTTGTGTTCACACCAGTATCTATGATATGTAAGCCATAGGGATAACTGTTCAATAGCCGTCCTGTCATTTTTGAACACACTGTCTGCTGGAGCCTTGATCGGGAATGAGAAAACAGACGTGGTATCTGGCTTGGTTACATCCTCTTCCACGATGAATCCCTGATCCTTCATGAACTTGGTAACAGGGTCTTTGTTGTCATTCCGGACTGTCCGGACATAAAATGGTGCAAACGATGGATGGATACCAGACGATGACAGAACCATTTGTGATACTGTACCAGACGGCTTCACACAAGTGACTGCCTTGGATTGTGGAATACCAAGCTTTTCAGCCCATTCCTTGTTGGTGTCGATTGCAACCTGCTTCAGTCTGTGTAGCAGGCTTCCCAGTTCAGCCAGTCCGGTTGAACCGTTGGTTAGAGTATTATCCATGATACCGGTCATGGACACACCCAGCAACCGTTCTTCATCACAATTGTTCTTCCATTTCTTGGAGAGGTATTTGAAATTTGTGAGGGTTGACTGGAAGGTTCCAAGGATCGTGGCCTTCCGGACCTTCTCTGCAAGTGTCTCTTCCGTGTCTTCTGGTCTGATTACCACTTCAGAGAGGTTACAGAACTCACCAGACCGTAGAATGATTTCTGAGCATGGGTTTGTACCAAAATCCCATTCAGGGTCTCTACGGCCATTCTCTGCAACCTTTTTCTGGGATGCAGCACGTGAGAAGATACCACGTTCACCGGACTTGGACTCATACAACGATGTCCATTCCTTCATGAAAATACCGATATCAACTTTACCCTCTACCACATAGGAATTGTTTGCAAGCATTCTTTGCTTTTGTGTGAAGTACCATTCACCTGACTTGGCACTTCTCAGACGATCATCAAACAGATCAGAGAGGGAAATTAGTGCAGAACGTCGAACACCACCAACAACAACGATATCAGCAATCTTACAAACGATGTCATGACATTCCAACGTGGTCAGTTTACGTCCAGCAGAATTCTGGAATGTATCAATACAGAACTCAAATAATGCAATGAGGGGTTCTGGACCAGATGCACGGCCACCGAAAGTTTTCAGAATCGATCCAGCCTTCCGGACCTTTGAAACATCTGTCTTTGGAATCTGACCACTGTATAGAAGGTGAATCAGTTCTTTGAGAGATTTTGCCCAACCCAGCTTGGAGTCGGCCACTACGATTGTAGTATCTGAGTGGTGGAAATCCTCTGCAACTTCCGGCAACTTGTTGACGTGCTTGGACTCAACAGAGAATCCAACCCCGGTCCCGTTCATCAGGATGTATAGGATTTCATCAAATGCACGGGGATTATCTATAGCAGTGTAAGCACAGTTATAACCAGCCACGTTCTCACGTTTTAAGGCATCACCAGCCGTCATAAGACATCTCATGGATGGCATGATGCTCAAATCCAGTACAGCCTGCTCAAGCTCTTCCCTGACTGTTTTAGATAGATTGAATTTATTGTTATCCTTCAAGTGATCCTTGAAGAAATCAAAATACCTTCCAACAGTCTCTGGGTAGGTTTCACGTCTGTTTTTCTCCGTGAGCCATCTTGAATACCTTGAAAGGTGAATAAATTGTTGATACTGGGTGGGTAAACTGTTACACATCCTACGTTTGTCCTTATTACTTGTTTGTTAATTGTTTGAAGTGAGTCCTGATATAGACGGAAAATGTTCACATATACCATTCCAGCATTGTTCTGCAATCTCTCTATGTTCTTTCTGGGTGCCGTTACCCATACGTAGAGCACAATAATGAATCCATGATCTGAGAGTCCCCGACATGTACATCGTGGATGGTGTCATTCCTTCAGGCAGTACGGCTCTTGCCTGTTCCTTGGCCACACCATTATCCAGTGCCCATTCATAGGCTTCGATAATACGTTCACTCACAAGGTTTTGATATTCCTGCCACTGGTGTTCCAGAAATTCATCATCCACATCAACAGAATTCTGTCTGTTCTTTGGGTCTTGGAGTCTGGCTTCACGGGTCACCATGTCGGCAATATTGATCCGTGCATATCTTTGTGAGAATTCCTGAAACGAAAACGACCTGTGACGTAGGATTTGTCTCCCAATATCACGAGTCGTTTTGATTTCAATAGCCATATGGACCATCTCAAAAGGGGACCAGTGCTTGTTGTTGATCAGATATGCCAACAGCTTGTCTGCTGTGTCATTGTTCAATTGATTTGATGGGTTTGATACCCGTGCACAATATGCCACAAACTCTTCTGCCGTATCAACACCGTCTATGTTCACCGGTTGGGTGACTGCCACTACTTTCACGTTCATTTCATTTTCTTCCTGTTGTTTTTGAAAAATTCAAGTTGGTTTTTGGTTGAGGCCATAAAACGATTCTCATTTCTCATTGCCACATCCAATGGTGTTACAGTACAGATCACATGATCAAGATGTTTCCATACATTATAGTGTGCACTTTTCGGTACAATTCTATCTCGTTTGATCTTCTCTCTCACAGCCTGTACCACGAAGGTGTCTTCAAGATAGATGCTCATTTGATCATGAACAGTATCTTTTGTGGTGTGCCTTCCAAAATATCTACTCATTATCAACCCTCACAAATTTTGTCTTTGACAATTCATCTTCATTCCCAAAAGCTGATGGTTCCAACAGTTCTTCAGTATGCCAAGCTATTTCAGTATGAACCCCAACTTGATATGGTTTGTCACATTTTGGACAGTCAAATTCAAACCCGGTATCCGGCTCCCAGAATTCATATTCATCACCATATGGTATGTGTTCAAATGCACAATATGGGCAAACAACTCCACTCATATCTTCATCCACTTCCCTAATTCCAATTTTGCTTGTAGTCCTGAATATGTGTTGTTTCGAATCAGTTTTTCAATATCAAATCCAGCCATGACCATATCATTAACGTCCTTATACTCAGAAACCTCATCTGGCCATATGACAATTTTGTGGTCACGGGCAACAGAACGTCTGATCTGAGAGACAACTTCAGTATTACGATAGTCGTTATCGTATATGTCTATGACGTTCTTTTCGGGGATATCCAGTATCTCTGAAGCTTTGTATAATGAGCAGTCCATCATAGCAACGGCATTATTCACAAACATAGAATCAATAGGGCCTTCCAAAATTCTCACTGGCAGGTCATAATCAACCTTGTCTGATCCAAAAGCCTTGATGGATTCAGCATCAGGCTTTATTGTTATATATCTGATACCCGTTTTCGAGAAAGACCGGCCTTGCACCCCTACAACGTCACCATTTTTCTCATTGAAAGGGATGATAAGCCGTTGTTCATCCTCAATTAATTTCTTCCCATTCTCTGGCCAGAAGTCATCTACAAAGGCTTTGAAGTCCTCTGCATAATACAACATGTCCAAAAATTTATTTGGTATTTTCCTTATCGTGAAATACTCGACTGCCATATGATCTTTTGGTAGATCAGACAGTTTCGGCAACCTGATTTTCAGCTTTGGTTTTGGTAGCACGACCTTGAAATCATCAGCATTTGAAACCACTTGCTTCTTTCTGGGTGTGAAGATTTCGAGCATGAATTCATCATAAACAGACCGGTTGTATTTCTTGAGAAAATCCTTGAACCAGTAACCTTCCCGGCAATTGTGGCAAAAGAATCGTACACCCTGTCCCTTCCTATAGAAATAGGCACGGGTCTTGAGCTTATCCTTTTTTGAATCACCACACAATGGGCATCTGAAATTCCATGTCTTGGAATCTTTTTGCTTGAATAGCTTCAAGCTGCCTGATATTATATTCAGGTACTTGGTTTCAATTATATCATTTGCCATAAAAAAAAACCTCTGGGGACTGTTTCCAATATGGAAGAGTAGCCCCCAGAAGTCAATGTGTCAAATTATTATTTTTAGGCTGTTGGTTCGTCGTTGGAACCAAACACCTTGCCCCACATAGCCACAACCCATTTAGGTGCAGGCAGGAGAAACCAACCTACACACAGTCCAGCAGCAAACCATGATGCTGAGTTAACCGAAAATCCTAGAAAATCCATCTTTTTTACCTCTTGTTAGATACTGTGAGTGGTCTGTTACCACCCGTTGCTGGTCTATTTATGAACACGTGATCATTGGTGATCACTTCATAGCTGTTGTTGTCCCTGATCTTCTGCATGACACGTGATCCAAACCAGAACCCCATGATAGCACCGAAAATGGATATTGTCTCCAAATCCCATATCAGGATGATGGCTTCTTGGAATGGTGCTCCACCTTGTGTCATTATCACTAAAGCAGTGCCTTTGACAACAACGAAAACAAAGAAGAAAAGGTAGGTAATGACAGGCCGAACAGAAGCTCTGAGTGATTCAATAAACTTGCCACCCCCAAGAGAGCTATCATGAGTTCGAAGTGAATCTCCTTCCTTTGCATCAGCCCTAGCATCTTCAAGCCTGATCTGAAGTTGAATGCCAGCAGCAGCAGCTTCCATCCGTAGCTTAACCATATCACGTTCATGCTCCAGTCTGTTCTTTCTATCGAACATCTCTACCAGTTGGGGTAATACTGATGATAGTGCCCCCAAAATTGTTGCTAATAGTGTAATCATTTTACTTCTCTATATGTGACATTTTCTCTTGGCCACGGGACCATGTGTAAATACCCATGATTGCCCCCATGGACAAATGATACAACCCACCATTTTGTATGGTTAGTGGAACCCATTGTACATAGCTTGTCTCGTTGCCCTGAAAGAAAACCATTGTCAGGATTGGTGCTATGATGAAATCAAACAGGCACACCAATATGTATTGCCATGCCATGAACGGTCTCCACCACCGTTTCAGCCTACTGTCTTCCAATGGACTCGTTTCAACCAGTGTCCAGACCCTGTTACTGTCTGATATGGTGGACCGTCTTCTGAAATTACGACTCCGTGTTGGTTTCGGTATTTCGTTTGGTTCTTTACCCGGTTCAAGTTCCTTCTGGAAGCCTTCCGGTGGTGTCTCTATAGACATTTAGGTACTTTCTACCAGTCTCGTTTCAATAAGACTGAATCGTGCACTTACAACCGTATCGTCTTTATCAGATGTTGCTGTCAATTCCAATAATGATTCTTCACCCACAACAAATGGTTGTGATGGTTTGAGTTCAACAACGTTTTCAACAGTAGTATCAATAATTGCCCTGAACACCTCATATCGTGCACCAGAGACAAGTGATTTTACCCACATTTTCAATGTAACAATTGGGTTTTTACCAGCTTGCTTACTTACATTGATCCACAACCAGTCAACAAGAGCAGTGTGGTCTCTCTGAACGAAAAAGAATGCCTGCTGTGTTGAACCCTCACCGGCAGGAATAATACCTTGTCTGGTCCCGGCTGTTACTGCTGTTGCTGTAATATTACCAGTGTTAAGACCGGATGAACCTGCCAGATAAATAGCCATACGGTTGATACCGACATATTCATTTACAGTGCTTACATTGGATGTTCCATTAAGTTGAACAACTTCCAATGTTGCCTTATTATTAGCATCATTACCATATATGATAATTGATTGTGCACCTGTTTGTGACACGTTATCAGATGCACTTGATGATCTGATATTAATTGTGTTTGCCCCGGTCAATGGAACCAGTCTTCCACCTTCAGTCCATACTGTAGATTCAACGGTGCTATTTGGGACAGTGCTATTATAACCCCACTTATTCCAAGTCTGTTGGCCTTGTCTCAATCCTAAAGCAACTTCATATTTATAATCGGTTGGTCTAACAGCTTCAGCATCATAATCCTGTGCAAGCACTGCATCCAGTGGTGCATTCAAAGCCGACCTATCGTTACTGAACATAGTTTGCAGTCTAAAATAAGACTGTGCTGAACCACTGTCATTATCGTTAGTGAAAACAACTCTACAATAACGTCTGGTGATTGTGAATTTATGTGGTGCATTGATACGATTTGTTCTATGGTATCGGGTCAGAGTTGAGTCTTGGTTCACTCCATCTGGAGAAAACTGAACACTATAATAACCATTCTGATCCGTGGCAATGGCAACTGTCACAGAATCATATACACCCACATCTTCCCACTCACCGGTAAATGTTGCATTGTTTGCTAATGGGGTGGTGGAAGAATTGTTCTCATTGATACCAATAACGGTATTTGTTGAGGAATTTTCGGATGCTGATGTACTTGAAAGAGAAACAACATTACCTGTTGAATCTGCTAACATAAACACTTCATACGATGTTGTGTGGTTGTTTGGGTCTGCTATGTTGCTATCTATTCTAAATGTTGCCATCTGTTTTTACCTGTAACAAGCTTGGAAATGCATCGGATCATAGTTTCTTTCCATGCCAAGTGAATACCAGCCTTCATCTCTGAAAGCCTGTACAAACTTTGCACAATCCGGATGAGAGAAGTGTGCATCTTTCCACTTGGTTCTCAGGCCGTTCCTAGCTGGGTCCATGTCGATTGCAATACCCCATGCATGTGTGGACCAACGGTTACCACCCCTAATCTTACGGACGTTCAGGCACCCACCAAACAGATCGAAGCCATGTTCAGCCCGTTCTTCTGGTGTGTAGTCGGATGCTATCTGTTCAAATATACCCTGAAGGCTCTTGGAGACCTTCTCATGGCATGTTATCTTACTTAGCACCACCTTTGTGTCCCAAGCCAGTTTGAGCTTGTATGGCATCTGTATCTGTGTCTGGTTTTGTCCCACCCGGCCATAGAATGACCGTAGGTCAGACATACGTTCTTTGGGCCATACTGAATATGGCTTGGTCTCAATGGTTGGGTTGTGAACATTATCATCTGGTGAAGTTCTCAGAGACTCTTCAAACTTGGCCTTGGTCTTCGATCCAACCTTGCCGTCTGTTACCAGACCAGACATTCTCTGGAACATGATGACAGATTGTTTCGACATAGGACCATAGAGTCCATCAATATTTCCCTGATAGAGTCCAAGATCGGCCATGTGTTTTTGATATCGTTTGTCTATTCTGGTCATTTTACGAATCCAGCCTTCTCCATGTCTGATTTTTTGATTACCAACCATTTACCATTGTTTAGTTCATATCCATACCCGGCAGATTTTTTTGGTCTGTCTTGGGTATCTGACCATGACTGTGCAGACCAAACGGCATCAGCTTTAGATTTATACCAACCTTCAATTTCCCAATCACCATTGGGTGATCTGATCAATACCCAGTTACCACTCTTTTGACCAAACGATAATGATTCACTCATAAACTCCCTAAACGTCTTCATTACTTCTTGCCATACTTGATGTATGTCATAGCCCCGGTACGTTCATCCTGAACGATGATTGGTTCATCCCGGTTCTTGTATGCATACTCACGGATAGCCTTGCCAGTATCACACTCACCCACATATGACTTCCAGTGCTTGTATTGCTTCTTGCCTTGTAGGCACTTGTGGTATGTGTCACCGTTCACTTCAAAACAGGTCTTGCCAGCAAACTTCTTCTTCTTGACGAAAACCTCACCCGTGTCACCTGTACCGGGGACGGCTGGACCAGTTGCATTGGCTGGTGCATCTTCAGCCATTGCCTTATGCTTTTCCTTACGGGGAAGCCTCTTGTTCTTTAATGCCACGACTCTCTTACGGTACTTGGGTGTACGTAGGTCCTTGGCAACATTGTTCTTTTTCTTGTCCATCAGATTATCCTCAGTCTGTCCACCACTTGTTGGTTCATCGTGATGTCTTTCAGATTCACGGTATTCCCATCAATGTACCTTACGACCTGTTCTCTTGGTAGGTATTGGAGATATAGAAGAAAAGCCTTGATGATTGGATACCGTTCCTGATCCAACTTGAATAACAGGAGTCTCGTAGTGAAGTCGGCCCCGAAAACGTTTGAAAGAACAGTGATATGATTAAGTATCATCCGTTCTTTCAACTCCCCTGTTGTTTCATACCTGCCAATAAGCCTTTTGATCCACTTGACCCTCTTCAGGTCTTCATCAAACTCACTCAAAGTGCAATGGGGTGAATCATAATGCTTCATTGCATAAATCATAAAGTTCTTCTCATTCAAATCATACACTAGACTACTCATTTCTTCTTATTGCTCTTTGTTTAGTCCAAGCTTCTTACGTGCTTGTTTAAGCCCACGGTCTCTTTTATTTATAACACTATCAGCTTCATCTCTAAACTCTTTTTTGGTACTGTACTTCTTTAATTGCTGGTTGTGATACTTGTCATTATGAGCAGCAGCAGCATAACGTTGTAGTTTGTCTGGTGACAGTTCATTGATATTTGTCTTGGACTTTGCTTGTTTTATACCACGTGTACGGTTGGCCTTTTTTCTCCGTGTGGCTTCATCCTCATCATCACCAACCCAGTCGAGAGTTCTCTTCTCACCGGAAGCTCTGTCCTTGTATGATTTGTATGTGGTTGGGGAAAGTTCGTTAATCTTTGGCCCAAGAGGTAGACTCTTTTGTGCCAACCCTTTAATGCCACGTGCTTTTGATTGAATAAATCGTTTACCAACAGCTTTACCAGCATCTGTGTTTGCAACAGCCCAAGCCAATCGTGCAGCATTCTCATCAATAAGTTCTTCCCTGATGTTTGAAACAGCAGCCAGAACCTTCTCAGGTGTTGGGAAGGTCTTACCCTTGAGTGGACCATCTTCGAATGTGAAGCCCTTGGAATATCTCCAGTGACCATCACCCAGTGATTTATTACCATCCTTCAAAGTGAAACCGTAACCGTAGTGTGCAATCAGGTTGGCTCTGCCCTTCTTCAGGATAGACTTGTTTTCGTTGTTGTCTAGCTCACCCCACTCAAAATTGGCTCTCCACTTTCCACCAGTAGCACCAGATGAATTACTCTTTATTCCTCTTGTTGGCTTCTTTTCCTTGGACTTGAACCGGTCAAACAGACCTTCGTCTAGGTCTTCTTCTTTTTGAAGACGTTTTTTGAGTGATGCAAAACCACGTTCTCTCTTGTTGAGAGTCTGTCCAGCCTTCTTCTTCAGATATCCACCGGTCTGATTACCATGATAGTCATCCTGTGCTTTCTGCCAAGACTTTCCGGCCTTCTCACCATACTCATCACGTTTCTTTTTTGAGATTTCATCAATCTGTTCTTCATCAAGAGTTTCCTCACCCATGATGTTGTCTGCCTGACGGTATGCAAGTGCATTGGCATCGTCTGCATCTTCTTCCTGACCACCCAGAATACCTTCAAGATTGTCTTCATCCATCAACTCAGCATCAATCTCATACATACCCTCATCGTTTACATTCCATGAGAAGTAAATGAACATGCTGGCTGGATCGGCCTCTGTCTTGACACGACCAGTGGTATCCATACCAATGGGTCCACCGAATTGCTGGACCTCAAAGGCTGTTTCACCTGATGTTGGATTGGTGAATATGAATTTTGGGAGATGGATTGAGTAATATGCAAGCTGTTGTCTCAGACGTTGAAGAGCCTCATACGGGTTCTTGTATATGTCGTTTGAAACTCTCTTGAGCATGATGTTTATGTTAGCAATCTGCCCAACATTATCCGGTTGCAGGTCATCCGTGGTGGATGCTGGCATAAGATCAACATCTTCTTTTATGTACTGTCTGAATGATTTCATTATTGAAGTTCCTTATAATGTTTTGCACCGGAGATAGCTCCCTTTGCACGGAATTCTGTCTTCGGAAACTTTTTCAAAGCATCAAGTGCCTTCAAAACAGGCAGGTTGATCCGGATAAACTTCACCTTCCGGTTTAGTTCAATGGCAGCAGCATACCGGTGATGTCCATCCAACAGATGATTATCACCGGAAATCAACAATGGTTTGTTCATTGCAGCCGGTGCTTTAGATTTGACGATTGCCTTAACAGCTTTTTTGTGGATATCCTGAATTGGAATCAGCTTTTTGGGATCGATACTCCCTTTGGAAATAACGATCCCTTTAGCTGCAACCCATTTCAGCATATCTTCTATATCACCGGTATTAACCTGTGGCATATTGTGTCGGGCAATCTTGATTTCAGCAAGATATTGCTTAAACGTATTCATGGATTAGACTCCGGGGAATACTGTATTATCCGTATTGCCTGCTGCATCACCAGTCATGGATGACATAGCTACCAGAACTTCATGATGAACACGACCGGCACGACCACCAGTTCCTTCTGTTCTCAAAGTCCAGCCTGCATGTGCAACCGATTCTGAAGATGTGTTGGCAACTTCTGTTGCTGACACACCAAACACACCAACATTAGCACCAGCTATACTGGCACCAGTTGTGACGTTGTTGTAAAGTCCAGCATAATTATTGGCCGTATATGCTTGATTTACTTGCATAACTACCTGTTTAGGACTATTATTAGCCCTGTCTATGTTACCCCAGAGTGGCATTATTCTTCTCCCTTTACGGTTCTATTATAGTATTTAGCAGTAAAACGATCTGCAAAACTTTCATTTTCTTCTTTAGCATATACTCTGACTTTTTCTGGCTCAATTGCTTTTTTACCCTTACCAAGCTTCTTACGGGCTAATTCAGAACCTTTATATCTCTTATGATCACTGCTTTTATCAGCTTCGTCTTTATATGCTCTAAGTTTAGCTGATGACAGTTCGTTGACTTCACTCTTCTTCTTGGTCTTGTCGTCTTTGTCCACTGGTGATGTATCAACAACATCATCATCGGAAACGTCCACGACATCCTTGTCGGACTTTGACTTCTTAACCTTTTCGTCATCATCTTCCTCAGACTGCATCTTGGACTTGATCTTCTCAGCACCCTTTTCAACAGCCTTTGTGACTGCATAACGTGTCAGTGCACGGGCACCAGCAGCAACCAGTGGTGCAATCTCAGCAATCTGCTCTTCGTTCACTTTTTTAGGTGGATGGTTTTGTACAATAGTTTTAATTGCCTCATCCTTACTCTTAATATTCATACGATAATCTGAATAATCCAAAACAACAGATGTGGCTACATTTTGAGGAATTCTTTGTTGTTGTAGGTACTTAGAAATTTTTTGATGATGTTGCATTTTTTTACCATCAAAGGTCTTAAATTTTGAGTCTAAATCATCAAAAACTTTATTCCAAAGCACTGTTGCTCTGTCATCACTTTCATCAATCTGGCCAGCTTCCTCAACATACATATTGAGTTCATACTTTCTGCCAGTGTTGAATACCTGCATGTTCAGAGTCTTGTTGACTGGCTTACCATTCTTGGTCACCTTGATGTGGAAAGAGTTTGTCTTCCCCTCAGATGGCTTACGTGGTCCGGATGCAATCTTGTCTGAAACATCTTCCATATCAACTTCATAACCCTGCTTCTCAGCCTGTTTGATAGCATGTTGGACGGCAGTGGAATAATCTTTGTGGTAGATTTCATAGCCGGATGCAGACTTGGATTCATTCAGACTACCCATCCACTTCAACCATTTTTCTTTGGTCATGTTCTTATCAAGACCTTCATCTTCTTGGGCCTTTTTCCAAGCAGCATCAATTTTACCCTGTTTATAGAGTTTTTTAGCATCATTATGGGTCATCTTCATTTCATAAAGATCAGACTCTGACATCAGAATCTTTTTGACTTCTTGTGTTGACATACCAGCCATTCTGGCAAGCTGTGCAACAGTCAGATTCATGTTACTGTCGAATTCATCACGGACACGATCAGCATCCCATTTTTCATCAATCTGCTCTTCTTCATCCTGCTGGTCACGTCTCTTCAGACGTTGTTCTGCTCTCCAACGGGCACTGTTGCTCTGTTTGTCATCAGAACCGGACTTGTAATCTGAACGTGGCTCATCACCCTTACCTTCATCAACAGATTTCTTGGAACCTCTCCAACCCTTCAAAAGACCATGAATTTTCTTGGCTTCTTTACCTTTGATACGTGTATCTTTCTTGATTTCTTTATCAACAGCATCCTTATTATATGCTTCATCCTGCTGATCACGTTTAAGTCCCTTTTTCTCAGTTTTAGCCCAAGCTTTCTTACCAGCTTTAGGTGACATGTGTGACATATCCATGTTTTTCCACGAATCTTTCTTACCTTCACTGATCATTCCAAACGGCCCTGATGGGGACATTCCGGATACTTTAGGTGCAGTGCTCCCGAATCCAACCTTGGTCATTGAAGTCATGGCAGCAGATGCTCTGGACACGAGACTGTCTGCATTTTCATTCAAACGAGCACCGGCAATATCAGACACCCACTTGATTTCAGCATCAGCCAGTGCAGCCATCTGCTTCTTGTCAAGTGTGTTCAGCATCCCTACAAGCTTCTTGTGGTGCTCTGTACCCGGCTTCAGGCTCTTGATAGCTGCAAAGCCACTCTTAAGCTGTTTTAGCATAGCCGGTGTGAAATCACCCTTGACCTTACCGGACATCTCTGTGAGAGCTTCCTCAGTCATGGTAAACTGATCTGTCTGATCATCACGTGTTCCATTATAGATTTTACGTGTTGCCTCAGTCAGTTTGTCATCTGTTCTGAATTGGTTGTAATGATTTCTCATCGTACTCTGTCCTTTGGTGCTCTGGTTCTTGTGTTTTGGTTAATTCGACTCAGTGAAACAGCCTTTTGGCCTTGTCCACCTTTGTAATTGGCTTTGTATGTGGTCTGCCCACCAGACTTAGGCTTCTGCTTGGAGATGGTTGTTGTTCTCTTTGCCACTGCTGGCTTCGGCACTGCTGGCTTGCTTCTTGGCTTTGGTGCATTAGCAATGCTTGGCTTGTTGACTGGATGTTGATCACCCGGCTTTTTAGCCACCCCAACAGACGGTGGATGTTGATCCCCAGCCTTCCTAGCTCTATTTACCTGATTTCCCTGCCCTTGGGCACCTGTTCTTCTTGAATTTGAGCCAACCATGGTTGCTTGAGCCAATTTTGTTGTAGTTTTAGCTGTAGCACCGGGTCTAGCACGATCCGGTCTCTTCGAATTTGATCCCACACTTGTTGCTTGAGCCAATTTTGTTGTGGTTTTAGCTGTAGCACCATTTCTCTTCTGGGCCTGCTGTCTTGAGACTTTAGGTTTAGTTGCAGTGTTATTGGTCTCAGGACTGTCTCTGCCAGTTGTTGGCTTACCAACAGCACGAGCCGGGTCAGTCTTCCGACCTATATTGCCACGTGTTCTAACAGTGCTTGGTGCTGTAGCAGCCCGTGGATTGGTTTTCTGGCCAACCTGTCTGAACCTTGGATTCCTTGCCGGTCCTGCCTGTGGTTTAGTTGCAGTATTGTTGGTTTCCGGACTGTCTCTACCACCTGTTGTTGGTTTTAGCTTAACACCAGCAGAACGAGCTTTTGAAGCAGCCTGTCTCTCCTGCCGTCTTGCAATTCTCTCACGGGCCTTGGCTACGGTTGTGTTGTTTGATCTTGATGTACGAGACTGGACACTATCAGTTGGCTGGCCACCTTTTGCAGTCGAGTTCACCCGTGGTTGCCTTGGATTGGATTTTGCAGCCCTATTAACCTGTGTTCTTGTGGAGCCATCATCAACCTTCTTTGAACGTGCAGGATCATTCTTCCGACCCATGTTGCCACGGGTTCTGGTCTTACTCACAGGTCTGACTGTTCCACCATCTAACACTCCATCAGCACCAACCTTCAAACCAACACTACGTGGTGATCTACCCCTGACGTTAGCTTCGGTGATCTTCTGCTTGAGTGTCTTCATGGTCATCTTCTTCTTTTCTTTGTTGTCTGTGTGAACACCCGGATTACCATCAAACTCAGCCCATTCTTCCTCATAATCATTATAGGCAATCTTCCATTCCCCGTTCTCATCCTGTCCCGGTGTGGCATTCATGTATTTCTTGGTCAGGTCAGATGTCCCCATGAACCCGGCACCATGGTCTTCTGTGATCTTGTCGGTGTTGCCAAGCTGCATTGTGATACCGTTGTCGAAATCTTCCACGACAAAGTGCTTTCCACCCATTCTACCAAGTGCAAACTTCTTCTTCCGGATGATAGACTGGGCAAGCAGTACAAGACCCTTACCGTTGTCTTTCTCATAACGGATAACAAATGGAACATGGAGACTCTTGGCACGGAAACTGAACACACCTTCCATGTCTTCACCGGGTCTCATACGGATTTTACCGATCTTCGTACCCATCTTTTCATAAATCTTGTCGAAAAATGTCTTCAGATCATCCACTGAGATAGGCTGGTTTGAATTTCTTGCATCATTCACACGTTCCTTGAAGTGTTTGGAGAAGTCGAAATTGACACCTTTAGCAGCCCATTTTCTGGACAGGTCTGTCAGGACTTCTCTCATATCACTGTCTGAAACAGTCGGCATTTCGTAAAGGATTTCTTCAGCCAGACCACAATTTATCAGTGGTTCATTGCTTCTGAACATCAGGTTATATGCAACCTTGTTCAGGGTCTCAGGGTCTGCCATATTCTCCACATGGGCCTTGAGAGAGCCTTTCATATGCTCTTCGGCATACTCATCGACCATGGTGGAGACAAGTGCCTGCTTCTCTTTGATGTTGGTTGTGCAGAAAACTCTCTTGGCATCGTTGACCATTGGAGCTACAGCTTCGTTCATCATGAAGATATCTTCATCAAGAGATTCCACGATGTAATCTGTAAACCCCTGCTGTTTCAGGGATTTGTTGAGGAATTCTATGAATTTACGTGGGGGAAGGTGATAAAGGTTGGCTATGGAAACGGCATGTCTGCTCTTGGTGTTAACCTTGATAGAACCGTTTGATGTTCTGCTTGTTGCTGGACCTTTTGATGTCTTGTCGATCAGCTTGACATAATCAAACAGGGCCTTTGACATAACCTCTGGGCCTCTACGACCCATAACCTTATCCTTTATATCCCTGATCATATTTGGGAACATTGACTTTTCATACAACAGGAAATCATCCATATCGAAGGTTTCTTCAATACGGACTTCTTCCACCAATGGTGGTTTTGTAAAATATGAAAGTTTTTTAGCCATTTTGACCTCTTCCCTACTGGATATTATCACTATATCCAGTATTTAGAAGTCTTTGGCTTTTAGGGTGTATTATCTAAACTCTTCAACGAGTTCGACATAACTCAGGAGAATTTTCTTGGTTTCTGATCCCCCCAGTTGGTCAAGAGCCATACCAACGGCCTCTTCCAAGAAAATCTGTGATCTTCTGTCGAGCATCTTTTTTATAGCTTCTTCAGCAGCTTTATCATAGTCTCTAGGATTTTGCTTCCGTGGAGTCTTCTTGTTCAAGTGCTTCCCTAACTTTTTGCAAGTGTTTAATCACTTCTTCTCGTTCAACGATACCATCATCGATCATACCATCCAGAAATTTTTCCATATCATCGGTTCTTGTTTGAATTGCTCTATTATAACCCAACCAGTAAAGTAGTGCACCACCAGATATTATGATAGCAATTATTACAAAATTATCCATATTCATTATCTTTCGTTATATGTTTATAGATGCTCTTCCAGTTCTTGAATACTGGAATGTCTGTGATATGCATGTTGTGTCCATGCTCCACCAGAACACCCTTCAGACCATAGTCGTATGCAAGCAATGCATTTTCCGGCTTATCTTCAATGAAATAATAGTCCTTGTCTTGGTATTTAGCTAATGCCTCATGTTTATCGGCTCCAGTGTCCAGAAAGATGTAATCATCGAACACTGTATCACCAAATAACTTACACAGGTTCCTCTTACGAAGCTCACCAGCAGCTTTATCTGTTGAGAGGGATGTTATCACATGAAACACGTAACCATGCTCTCTATGGAGCTTTTTGACGTACTCCATGGCATCCCTGAATGGTGGAAGAAACCCTATTGCAGCAGACTCGTTAAACTGTCTGATGTACTTGATCAGATCAGGCTTTTCGATACCAAGCACATGACCGGCATCATAGAACATTCCCGGATCATCAACCACCGGTTTGAATCCAAAACGTTCCATCCAGATATAGAAGGAATACTCCCAGTTCAGGAGTACCCCGTCACAGTCTGTTAAAATGACTCTGTTATCCATCTATGTTTCTCTTTCTTAAAAGCCATGGGGACCGGAGTCCCCACCCCTGTTACGAGCAGTGGTAATGTTCTGACGATGGTGAGCAGTAGTATGGGGTGTTTACCGTCTCTTCGAAGGGAGCACCGGTCAGGGCATTGTAACGGGTCACGGTCAGTTCAATGTTGTTGTAGAAGTTCTTCACATCAGTAATACCAAACCCATACTCAGGCTCTTTCCGTTCTGCTTCGTTCTTGGCACGGGTAGCAGCACCCTTACTTTCAAAGTGTGTTCTTCCGGACTTGGCTTTGACCAAGTAGGTTGTTTCCAAGTTGTAAACCACATAAGCTGTCATGTCTTATTTCCTTTTCTCTCTAATCACTCTATGACCTAAATATACCTGCACCCATCAGTAGAGTCAAGAGACAAATCACATGGCATCCCCAAAACTTACAGAAAAACAGTATGACACTGTAAGACGACTTGCCAATTCACTCGATAGTGATGAAAAGTTGTTAAAATTCATCACATTGATAGAGTATGAGGATGAAATCTTCAAATTGTTGAATGATTTGGACCTTATCAGTGAAATGGCCCAAAAAGAACGTAATTACATATGGTTGAAAAAAAGTGCACGAGACACAGCAACATTATTCCTTGCCGTGTCTGCTACACTGTATGGAATATATGAATTGTGGGTGAGGGTCATATCTGAAACTGTCAAAAAGGTAACGGGAAATTGAAATACATATGCACCGAAGGTCATGGAAAACTAAGAGAAAATCATATATGCCTAGTATGTGTGCTTAAAGATATTCAGGCAACAGTTAGAACTGTCCCATATCTCGAATCTATTATAAAATGGAGTATTATAGGAATTGCTGCATTGTGGTTTCATGTTGTTGCTGTTGCAGACCCTCTCATAATACGTTCTCTGACCGTTCCCAGAGATATTGTTCCCATAAACTCACCATTCGTGCTTGAAAGCAGATCAATTAAACCATGGACCTCTCTTCTCTTCTGTAAGGCAACCGGTGCAAGAATGGAAGGTAGGGTAAGAACCACTGACGGTTTGGTTATTCAGATCATTCCTCAACCCGAACCATTTGGGTATAACAAATCGGCAGACCCAAAAAGATTTCAGATCATTCATACAATACCAACTGAAGCATCCGTGGGTGATACCATATATGTCTGGAAGGTGGTAAAATACAGTTGCCTTGGTGTGCCACGTGAAGTTCAGAGTCCTGAAACAAAATTCAAAGTTGGACAGTTTTCTGATAATGTTCCAGACATGAACAGAATACCAAATCGTGGTATACTCAAAAAAGAGTATGATAAAAGAACCTTCTTTAAAACATGAAGTCCCCAAACCTGTCATCCATGATGGGTTTATCATCATCACGTAATGCTTTTACCGGTCTGTTTGCTGGACCCCTTGTTATTTCACCAGTTTCATTATCAATGATATCTTCCTGTGCTGAATCTTCCAGATCATAAAACCTCATCTTGGCCTTGTCAAGCCCAATACAGAATCGTCTGGGGTTGTCAACGGCATTATATCGGTTCTTGATCTGTTTGACCATGATCTGCCCAAGCTCTTCAAGCTCTTCAGTGGGCACCAGTGCAATGAAGAAATCCGTTGTGTACATCAAGCCAAATGATTCAGCCACGTTCTCAGCACCCGGATCAGTAGACTTATACCCCTCACGGTTTGTCTGTGTTCCTGTCCACATGATAACATCTTCTTTTTGTGCCAGTGATCGTACCTCTTCGGCAATCTTCAACACATAGGTATATGAATTGATCGAACCACCCATCTTGATACGGGCAGATGAACAGATGTTGAGATAGTCAATGATCACCACATCAGGCACGAACCCACGTTTCAGTTTGAGGTCCTTCATCAGAGCCTTGAAGTGATTCACATTGGCTTCAGATGTTGGAAACTGTTCGACGATCAGCTTTCCCTTGATCTTGCTCTTGAGTGTGTCCACCTTCTTGGCAAACACCTCTTTGGATATATTCTCAACCTTGCCTATATCCACATTGAACAGATTGGCATCGATACGTCTCTGGATTTCCTCACCAGACATTTCCATGGATATGTACAGGACATTGTGACCCATGTTCATGTATGCAGCAGCCAGATGACAGAACAGGATAGACTTACCACCACCGGACGGACCCATGACCAGATTCATAGTTTTCTTGATCACACCATTCTTTGTGATCTTGTTGAACATCTCAAGGTCGAATGGAATCTTGTTGAATGTCTGGTGGTAATAGTCAAACCGGTCTTCCCAGTCTTCCAGATAGTCCAAACCGATACGATCATCAAACGTGATGGCCAGAGCCTCAGAGAGGATATCTGGGATGGAACCGGTCCCCACATCCTTCTCATCCCCGTTCATGACGGAGATTGATTTGGTCATGGCCAGATATAGTGCCCGTTCCTTACAGAAAGACTCAGTGGAATCGATCAACCAATCCCTGTTGAAATCGGTTGAAAGCTTTTCTATTTCGTCTATGGTCTGCTGGATTTCATGCTCATCGTCATTACTTATTCCAGCCAACTGACCTAGCTCGACTCTCAGACTGTCTATCTTAGGTAATTCATCGTATTTGTCGATGAATCCGGATACTAGAGTGAAGAGAAGCTGGTCTGTATTTTCGGAAAAGTATTCTGGTTTCAGATGGGGGATAGCCTTGGTGGTGAAATCATTATCATGTATCAGACCTTGGAGTATTTTCTGCTCGATTCTCATACTTCTCTTTCCGGATGTAAAATACTATGAGTGACACATATATGAAGTTTGTGATGAATAACAATATCCCAGCATAGAATGACCATATTGCACCCACATGTGGATAGAAATACAGGTTCCACCCACCCCATGTGGTGAAGAATGCCAGCATGACCCATGAAACACCACGGACCATCTTATCCCTATACACTTGTAGGATTGACATAACTATGACGATGGACCCACCAAATTCAAAGAAGGCATTGATAAGGTCTGGGTCAATCTTCATCTATAGTCATCAAATCTTGCAGAACAACACCAACCTGTCTGTCCAGTTCTTCATTGTTTTCCAGATCACCCCTACCCTGATCATCCAGAACGACATATGAGAATTTCAACTTGACACTACCTTTCAGATTTTTCATATCGTCAGGGTTTTCAGGTTTAATGTTGGTGAAATAAAACTTGATTCCATACCATGGACTCTCTTTGAATTCATAAAATGTGGCAACCTCACCAACAATTGGCACTTCAAAACATGTATATTTAATCATTACCGTGATACTCTCCACTGACTTTTGACACAATTTTCTTACCGGATGGGTTGTAATCCATTTCCCTGAACACAATTCCAGCTTCATCAAGCATAGCCTTTCTTCCGGCTTCACTCTCACTATATGATTCTACAAGGCCGTGTTTGGTGCCAACAACCTGCTTTATGCCTGATTGAATAACTGCTCTAGCACAATCAAAACAAGGAAGGCCATGTGTGTATAGAGTACAACCATTCGTTGAGACACCAGCCCGTGCTGCATTATAGATAGCATTTCTTTCTCCATGTTCTGTGAAGTCATACTTCACTGGTCTTTGAAGACGTTCTTCCGTGTATTTAACCCCTCTAGGAAAGCCATTGTAGCCCGTGGAACGGATTTCTCCATCAGGACCCACTATCACGGCTCCAATCCATGTTGAGTTGTCCTTGGACCTCATAGCCGTCATATAGGCCATGGCCATGTAATACTCATCCCACTCTTGAAAATGCTCAGACTGGATTGGGTCTGGAAAATACATTTTCTTTAATGCTTTCTCCAGATATGGGGAAGGTGGTCTTTGAATCTTGGTATCAGAATCCAGATATGTTCTAAGCTCTTCAACCTCTTCTTCTACACTTGCTTTTGCAAAACCAAATGCTTCTAGCCGTGCCTTCCGACATTCTACACAATAACATTTCATCTTATGACTCCGATTTATCCATATGTTTTTCAAGAACGTTTTTTGCTATATTACCACGATCCACTTGGGCTGGTGATATTGCATCACTCACCTTGTCATAAACTTCCGGATCAGCATAGAAGTTTGCCAGTGCATCCTTGTAATCACCAAGCTCATCACTTAGCTCATACTCCCCAATATCAACACCTATGGCAGCACATATGTTGTAACAACGTTGCTTCCATGAGTGTGCTGTTTCAGAGATGGCTATTGAGAGGGTTTCCTCATCATATGTCTTCATTTTCAATCACCTCATTTGACAAATCAACATCCTCATCAAGAAACAGTATCTGTTCCTTCGATCCAATAGAATACATCTCTTCGACAAGGCTTTTGAAATTTTTATCTGCCAGAAGCTTTTCCCATACATCAGATTCACGAGCTTCAATCATATTCATGGGTTCAGATATCACAACCCCATCTGAATCGATAAACTCAAAAGCATCCTGTTTGTTGATTCGTTTCTCAGCTTTCTGAACAACCCCCATTTCCAGACCAAGATCGAACAACCCTGAGTATTTGTTGATACCCCGTTCAAACGTCACGGTGATGGGAATTTTGGCCTTCTCACGAACATAACGAGACTTATCCACAACGATCACGAAATCCCAACCGGCAATTTCTTTATCGGATGCTTTATTCTTGTTCTGTCTACGACCAATGATCCATACATTATCAGCAGAATAGTATGCACCAGTACCACCAGCTACAACATCCTTGGAGAACATTTCCATGGTTTTGTATGAGTGGTTGACTGTGATCAGAGGAATGTCTTTGATGGTCAGGTGTGGTGTTACGATCCGGAACAATGACTTCATCACCTTGGCCCGTGTCATATCGGCTTTATCAGAACCCGACAAAGCATCAGCAACTTCCTTGCCAGAAGCAAGATTGCCGATTGAGTCAATGACAATAACCACTTTATCACCACGTTCAAGTGTGTGAAGCTGATTGGCCATATCGGTTCTCAGCATTTCAATGTCAGTAATTGGTGTGTGGATGACACGAGATGTGTCAATGTTGAATATCTTGAAATACTCTTCCGGTGTTCCAAATTCTGAGTCGTAAAATAGCAGGATGGCATCTTCATACTTATCCAGATATGCACCAGCCATCATAAGAGCAAACATGCTCTTGAAGTGTTTGGAAGGACCGGCAATCATTGTGTGGCCGGGTGTCAAACCCCCGTCAAGCCGTGCAGACAATGCCAGATTGATCATAGGACACATTGTGGCAATCATATCTTTCTTGCCATAGATTTTTGAATCTGAAAGAATAGCCGTATCCTTGATGGTGCTGTTCTTCTTGAGTTTTGCCAAAAGGTCTTTATTTTTCATGTTACCTGTCTCTATTCAAGTGTTGTATCTATCTACAATCTCACAATTTATGTGTCTTGTCAAGCTTATTCTTCAATTGATTCAAGCCTGACAATATCCTCTTCTGTACATATATGTCCGACCTGTGTTTCAATAATTACTAGAGGTTCCTCAGACACACATGTGACTTTGTGAATACACCCACGGTGGATCGTCACAACGTCCAGTTCTGTGACGAACATCATATATTCAGCACCATCCTCAATTATCTTTAGTTCACCAGAGCCTGATATAATGGACCAGCACTCTGCCCGGTGGTTGTGGTACTGGAGAGATATGTGCTTCTCTGAATTGATAACCAGCTTCTTGACCCTGAAGCCTTCTTCAACAAGAAGCTCCTGCCAGTAACCCCACCGTGTTTTTGTCGGTTCCATTGTATCAAGTCCTTCCAAAGAATTTTGTTGGGCCTGATGTGTTCTTCTGGAAAAGATACCAAGCCACATTGTCTTTACCAGTCTGTTTCGTTTCCGGCATCCAACACACCCGGCCAACCGACACGATCTTCTCACAATACTCCAAGTATGGAATAGCCTGCTTGGTGTGCATCCAGTCTGTATCAAACAACAACCATGTGGGTTTGATTTCTGAAAGAGCCAAGATCATTGGATGAAGAATCTTCCGGTCCCATGGTGGGTTGGTGATGAAACAGTCGGCCCCATATGAATGGGAAGCACATAATGTATATGCCAGATAATCAGCCTCATAAATGTCATCACGTTCCGGCTCAATATCACTGGCCATCACACAGTTCATACCATGCTTTTCAAGATGGTCCATAAGCCAACCCTTACCGGCACACGGCTCAATATAGTTGGTATATTTCAGATGTGGTATGAGTGGCACAACACATGAATATGGTGTGTCATACTTGTCCCGTGCATTCCTCTTGAAATCAGATCGTTTACCCATAATTACTCCAATAAGCTTTTAATATCAGACGATTTTTCATGTTGCCACCCTATTGCATCCGTGATGATCTTGAGTTTTTTCAAGAATGTTTTGTGAAATTGGAGAGTGTAATCCACATATTCTTCCAACCCAAACTCTTCAGGTATCCGGTCATGGAATGAAATAATCTCAAATCCATATGGATTCGGTTCCTTCAAGTGGATGTACTTGATCTTCTCACCATCCTTTATGGCTTCATATGTGTTCTCAAGGCCATGCTTTTTCAATAGGTGGTTATAGATCAGTGCACCCTTTGTGTGTTTCGGACACTTCTTACCCCATATGGTCCTATTATCATGGTATTTCTCAAGGCCGTTCACTGATGATATGTCTGCCAGTTCATCATAGGGTCTCTGATCATACTCTTTTTTGAATTTCTTGATGAACCGTATCATGGCATCATTATCAGCCGTCATCATCAACCTGATGGCTTCCTTGATGCTATCCTTACAGGCTGGAGCCGTTGACGATTTGATAACAGCCAAACCCTTGATCTTGATCTTTGGTTCGTTAAGTCTGACACCCTCATCATCCATGACGTTCAGAACATAGTTCTTCTTGGCTGTCCATATCCCACGATCAGCCAGAACCTCACGTTTCATCACCATCTTCTGTTCGAATGAATTCATATATTTCGACAGGTTTTCAAACGACTTGTTGATAACCGGTTGAATCGTTTCGTCACAGAATTTGTTCATATGGTCCAGAAGAACATTTTTGTCTGTTATATCCTGTAGGTCCTTCTTCAACACTTTTTCCAGATGGATATACATGGAGTCCGTGTCTGCTGCAATAATGTAATCCTCATCCTTTGTGCCCACATAATCATTCATGAACTTGTTCATATCCTTGATGATCCACTTGATGGCCAGTTCACCAGCACCAGTAATAGCAGAAGCCAGACGTACATCAAACCACCTATAGAACCGGTTACCCAGAGCACCGTATGCACTATTCAATGTAACCTTCTTGGCTAATTGGAGATTGTTGTATGTGGTTGCCAGATTGTTTGTGGTCTCTTCAAGCTTCAACAACTCAGCATCACTAAGGGATTCGAGATTCATTCCAACCCTCTTCTGACCTTCTCAGCCTTGATACTCTCAAGCATCTTCAATTCTTCGATCATCATACTCTTATATTTCTTCCGATCATCATAGAGAATTCTCATCACCTCACCAAGAAAGCTTTCATTGTTGGTGCTGAAAAACTCACCATTTGGGGTCAGGTTAACCTTCCATGGATATAGTGTTGACAGATCGAATTCCCTATTCACTAATTTGTCTGGTGTTATGATCGGGTTCTCACGTGAAAACTCTTTCATCTGGTCATTATAATTTTCAACAGGAATGAACGTCTCAGGTGAAATATTATAACCCATCATCAAATGGGGATACAGGCCGTCCAAGTCAAATGATGCAACATAATCATGCATACCAACCAGAACCGGCTTCACATAGGCACCCTTGTAACGTGAATCCTTTGAACTATCTTTCATGGGATTAACCACAACACCCTTTGACATAAGGTGATTGGTCATAATGGCATCCCACATCCTAACCTGTGCAAACACATCTTCATAGTTTACCTTGGCCGTATATGCCAGTGCAAACATCAGGTCAAACAGACTCAGCTTCCGGTCAAGACCAGATACGATATCAATATCTCTTACGTTGTAGTCAAGATATTTCTGGTAATCTATCTTGTACAATGAGTGGAGATTCTTGACTTCTGAATAGTCCAGCTTCGACATCCCCAACTCATTGAACCCAACCGTGTCCAGCTTTAGATTTTCCTGCTGTTTGGAGCTTGGTGCAAACTTCTTATATGCCAGCATGTAATCGATCTGGTCAACCCCATAAATGCTATAGAACTTATCACGGGTATTCCATTCCACGTTCACACGTTCCTGATACTCCACAACACCCCAAGGTGACAACATGTCTATGTAGGACTCACCAAGAATCTTACCGATCCGGTTGACGATATATGGCATATCGAACATCAGTGAATTCCAGCCGGTGATAACATCTGGCCAGTTCTTGATCCAGATTTCAAGGAACATCCTCAACAGATGCTCTTCAGATTCACATTCTATGTATTTGAGATTTTTACGGTCTGTCTTGTAACCATCCGGCATCAGTCCAAACTTGTCATGACCTAACACGATGATCTTGTCATCATTAAACGTCATGGAGATTGCCGTCATTTCTTCCGTGCACTCCCATGGGTCTGGAAATCCATTTTCAGACATGACCTCAATGTCAAGGTTTACAACAAGAATGAACTTCTTGTCATATGGCACCATGTCAGGGTAATTCTCATAGATATAAGAATATTCATGTTTCAGGTTTCCATATACGTCAAAACCCTCAACGTCCTTGTACTGTTTGATGTATTTCCAAACGTCCCATATATCACCGGGCTTGACAGGTATAACCGGCTTGCCATCAATATTGGTCAAGCCGGTCACTTCTTTACTCTTCAAATATATGGTAGGCTCATATTTGATCTTTTCACGGACCCGTTTTGGCTTACCATTCTCATCAAAGTGGACACCCCTATAAAGAATGTGTCCCTTGTACTGACGTACATTGGTGTAAAAGTTTTTGGTCATGTGTGGTATATAGGCTAGGAGCCAAGACCGGGCAACTTAATTGTTTGGGAATCTGGTGTGATAATACCAGAGAACATAGCCTTGTATTCCTTCACAATCTCATCCTTCGGAGTGAGCAGAAGCATGATATCTTTTTCCTTGAAGGTCATACGTTCTTCCTTCACCCATGGAACAAAGTCTGCAAAGCCAATAGAAGGCTGTGCACCAGTTGCACGGTTACCGGGCATGACTACCACCCTGATGATCTTCTCAAGGGTTATAGAGCCATCCTCTGCCACCCCATCCGTGAAGCCAATCACTTCCTCACCATAATTAAGCTTAACGAGCTTGACGTTCTTATTTGTAAATGATTTACTCAGTTCCATTTTTCATTATCCTTCATGGTTTTGATTTTCTTAATTTCAGTAACCTTTGGCTTCACAAAGGAAATCGAATACCCCAGTAGTGACCCACTTCTCAGGGATCAGAGTGATTTTCTGTCCTGAGTCGGTCTCATACGAATATGAGTTGTCATGGTCCATGATCTTGCTGATCCGTTCCCATTTGCCATCATAAGCCCTCTGCTTAAATTCAGTCTCAAGTATTTTTGTCATTTCAGTTTCTTCTCCACAAAACCATTTTCCCTGTCTAGGAATTTAAACTCAATATCAACAATATCAAACAATGCAAGATGTTCAATAACCAGTGATGGGTCAAGCTCATCACATGAATAAACATCAAGCTGTATCAGAGCCGGTTCAGGCTCATCCCATATATGTATTGCTATGTGTGATGTTTCAATGATTGTAACTGCCGTGAGACCACGGTTCCCGGCTTTGTCAACATATGCTACAATTGGTCCAGCCAGAATGTTCATGCCTATAAGATTAACAAGACCGATAATCCAGTTTTTCAATTCTTCCTGTTGGCCATCAACCGGTGGTCGATTAACATGAGCAGATATCAAAAGATGCTCATGTTTTAAAAGCTTAGTCATAGACTTCTCCATCAAATTCACGGTCCATTTCAATATAGTATTTTATGATCAGTTTACGAGCCTTGTCATCATCTTTTTCATCAAATAGTTTTTGCTGTGTTGGATGGAGTGGCCCATGCCAGTGATAGTTACAGAAAGCTTCACCCAAGGTCTGGTTATGGTACATTTTTCTATGCTTGTGAAAATTTCTGATGAAGGACATGTCAATTGAACCTGTTATTCATATATTCCTGTGAGGTCACAATAACAGAAGAAGTCTTCTCCTGATACAAAACAACTGGAATCAGATGCTCATCATTGAAGACTTTCATCTCCATCACGATCTTTCCATAGGCAGAATTTGGACCTTGCACGGTGAACCCATCATAAACCTTTGAGTTGTTTATGATGATTAATTCTTTCATATCGTTCACTGGAAACGGTTTTTCAAGTGTGAGCATATTATTAGTGTTACTGTTAGGCATTATGGTCATCTTCCTCTATGCTATCTTCCATGACGGTCTTCACATCGTTTTGCAGCACCACAACAACCATCCTGTTTACGTTCTTCTTTGAGCCATCACCAGCCCACTTTTGAAACACATAATAACCATGCTTGGCAAATTCACGAACAATGGAGAAGTCTGGATCGTCAATCTCTTTTGAGGTTCCAAGCTGTTCCATGGACGGACTGTCGAGAACATCCGTCTCATCCAGAACCTGCTCATTATTGAACTCACAGGTATTTATCAACACTCTCTCACCATTATGTGTCAACAATATACCAGTGGTCCCCTTTTTCACTACATATAATCTCATTTCATAATCCTAACTGAATGTGCAACATCAACAACGTGATCAAAACCCTCTTCGACAACCGGCTCCACATACATAGATTGCAGTTCACCCAGAGTCTTTTGACTAAGAGGTTTAAACTTATGATTCACCACTCTGTGTGCCCACTGATCGGTTTGATCAAATGGAACATCGAACAGTAGTGCAATTTTATGATAACCTGCCGGAATGGCATCAAGAATATCTCTTCTTCGTTCTACCGTGATATTCAAACCATCATGGATGATTGGAATACCACCTATAACGGCACACCTGATATCCCCCATCATGAAATTCTCTGCATCCTTTATGAATTTTGGATACACGTCCACATAGGGTTGGTTAAACCTCTTGGTGAACTTTTCGATATAATGATCTGATGATGCATAGACACACGGCTGCATGTCTATTTTGAACTTTTCCACCATATTCATACAGAATGTGGTCTTACCAGTACCGGGTAATCCAACACACATGATGAAAGCTTTACTCTGATCCGGACTTGTTTGATTTGTCATCAGTCATTTATCCTGTAAAACCTGAACGTACCGACTGGATGCTCTACCATGTTGTAGTTTGGCAGCTTCTTCCCCAGCTTCTTAGCAAAATAACCGTAAACCTTATTCTTCCTATTCGTTGAACTGTTGAAGGCAAAGGTATATGGCTTGTTGATCTTAACCCAATCCAGAATGATATCACCAACCTTGAGAAATATCTTTATTGGATTCCTGAACAGATTTATGTCTGAGAAGATTGGATCATCCTCAAACAGGAAATGGAAAGGCAAGCTTCCCTTCTCCGTCATACCAGAGATTGGATGGAAATTTACATCTCCAGTGTTTGAGATATTAACCTCAAAACCAACACCTTCTATGTCAAACTCTTTTCTCATCTCTACATATTTCATAGCATACTAACAAACCTCTGTCAATGACAATATGGTATTTTAAGCAAATATATCAACCTCTTTCCAGTTTCCAAAATCTTCAAGCTCTTCTATGGCAAACGAAATACCCTCTACGATGACACAACCGTCAGTCAGGCTGTTATCTTCGACAATATACCCTTCATACTGTCTGCTTCTATGGCCACCTTTATAGCTTGGCTTGTTGCCATGTTTGAATACGTTTTGTGATTGCATTTGAGTTGAAACATCAGGACCACCCTTATTACTACGAGTAGCTGTGTAAATTTTATGAGCCACGGCCTTGAATTTCCACAGACGTTTGGTCATGACCTGAAGCTCTGTTGTGAGACCATCAAACTGCATGTCTATATGTATTCCACCATAATAACCATACACAGGGTCCTTACCGGCTTTTGTTTTCCTGTCAACTTCAACCACCTTCGAACCTTCTCGACGGGTCAGACGTTTAACAAACTCTTCAGCATCAGATTGATCATCAAACAGCACGGCACCACGGACCAAATCACCAATCTCAGCAGGATTTTTACCACGGTTCAGAACTTTATCTTTGAATGATTCCAATGGCTTGATGTTGGTATACACTCTTATGTTGCCAAGTTTTCTTTTTGGGACAGACCCTTTGATTGCCTTTTTCAGCAAACCTTCAATCTTTTTGAAGAACGGAATCATATCATTGTATGCTTTTTCCAGTTTTGATGGGTCTTTACTACCCTTCAAACTCTTTAATGCTGGAGATTCAACGGCCTCTTCAAGTTTTCTGAGGAAATTATATGTCTTGAAACTGTGTAGCATTTTCAATTACCCTGAAATATATACGTTTTATATATTTAGGGCATCACAACTTCACACCAGTGTTTATGGAAACATCAAACACATTATCCGGCTTTGTGGGTGGTGGATCAAAAACACTATCAGGTGTTGCTTGCTCTTCGGCAAGTGTACGAAGTTTTTCTGAACTTCTATATAGGTTATCATCCGGTAAATATACCCTGTTAGAATTGATTTCAACTCTCATAGTTAATTGCCAAAAAACATCATCACTCTTCTTATTCAACCCAACCTTAAAACTATCACGTTCCGGGAGATTATTGTAACCTGCCCATACTGACACAGCTTCCTTCAAAAAGGGTTCAAGTGTTTTATGTTTGAACATTTCTTTACTTGAACACATCTTCAGATACTCATACTCTGGTTCAGGTATGATAACATGTGGACCCATCCCCCTATGGTTGTGTATTTTATCATGCATCAACAACCACACTTACCCGTTTTATGATACATGGCTTCTTCAGGCTTAACATGTACGTATGCATATGCTGTGAGCCTCTGGACACACCATCCCAGAACACCACACCATGGGTTGCATAATCACCCATCAGCTTGTTACGTAATGGTCCAGCCTTGTTGCCGTGCTTATCCCAATCCGGGATGAACTCAACTATCTGGATGCTGTGTTTTCTTGCCCATATCTCACCAATCCTGTCGGGACCTTTGGCATGGCCAGACACCAGACACTCAACAGTATCCGGTTTGATGTTGTTATCAAGCCATTCAACTATTGGATCACTGAATATGGGTAGCATATCATCCAACACTCTGGAACCTGCCACTATCAGTTTCATCTTCATTCAGTTATCCAATCTTGGCATAATGTTCATACCCCTGAATGTGTGAATATTACGAGTCCCATCATCCTCTACCGTACCGATAGCAGACACGAGATAGTCAAATTTCAACACCGAATGAAATTTCAGCATGTGTGTCAATATATTACCCTCTGCTGTATCCAGAATCCTAACATCAAAATACACCACATCATCCTTGAAGGTGACATTCGAATATGCAACAGCAATCCTCTCAAGAGAAAGTGATCCGGAAGCATCATGGACTCCCACCATTCCATATGGATGACTGGAGTCTGCCCACTGCTTGAGATGCTTAAACACCTGTTCAGGTTTGAATTCCGTATAACCGGGTTTCGGGCACCACTCACCTTTGAGGTATCCATGGGTTACCATATCTGTTTCACTTTGTCCGTCCACGTCCATTTTAGCTTCTCCATTTCCAATGATTCATCTTGGGTTAACATACCCAGTGCAAGCATACAATCCTTTATGGCAGCTTCCCGGCAAGCACAGTAGGCTGTTTCAATATCTGTCTTACGAGACTGTCTATAATGAAGTCTCCACTCTCTGGTCTTTATAAACAGGTCCAGAAGAGTTTGCTTGTCCATCAGAATTTTCCCTTCATAACCTCTTCAATCGGCACCGGCATGTAGTTTGTCCTCTCCACACACACGTTGATATGAAACGGACTTGGAGATTCCTTCTCATGGATGTGACCATGGACATTATATTCCACCTTCCGGAACGATTCCTCACGAAGTGGGATGTGTGAGCACACACAGTTGAACTCTTTGAAAATTCTCCAGAGCATGATCTTCCCAAAAATATCATGGAGATTAGGATCAAGGGCATCATCATGGTTACCCAGAATGAGTCTCTTCTTGAATGGGAGTGCTTTGAAGTGACCCAGAGCTTTCTGGGCACGAATCTTGGAGAAGTACACATCCCCAAGGTGATAGAGGATATCACCGGTTTTCACATTGTCATTGAGATTGTCCATGATCTTTTCGTTCATGTGATCCAGATGATCGAACCCTGTACGGATTTTCACACCGGATTCATCTTCGAAGTTCAGGACATTTTCATGACCAAGATGTGTGTCACTTATCAACCATATCTGACGTGTCATTATATTTCATTTCCATCTTAGAGTTTCGATCAACATCTTTATACACAAATAAACCAAGCAAACAGCAGAAGAAAAGCAACAGTAGTAATGATTGGACTTATATGGTGTGAATGATTTTGGTAAAAAGTCTTCGGCTCCCAATGCCAGTGATCACACAACTTAACAGCTTCACCCACTGTTCGTTCTATATGTTTGGTTCCATACACCTTATCATAGGTTATTCTCTTGGTTCGGTAATTAGTACATATTGGGTCATAATAAGTGGGTTTGAAATATTTACAAGTCACACATACTTTTTCAATTTCATCCGTCATCACTTAATCATCCTATAAAAATGGTGCCCGTGGTTGGACTTGAACCAACACTGAACAGGGTTTGAATCTGTTGCCTCTGCCAATTGGGCTACACGGGCATTTCACTATTTTATGCTCTTGCCAACTTCACCTAACAATGCTTTCGTATGCCAAGCACCACCAATTTCTCTCTGATATAGACGGCCTCTCAACTCAGGGTGCCGTTTATACTCTTCATCATCCTTTGGTGCTGGCCGGATAGGATCATCAAGTATTTTTTGTGCATCCTTATATGACATGACAGTAGCATCAAATACGTCCGGACTGAGGTTTTTCTTAATAAAACCTAATGCTGCACCAGATTTTTCTGAATATGATCTACCTTGCATCACATCATCTCTCATCATACGAGCCAAACTGACCTTGCCTGCTGGTGTGCCGTTGGTAGCTACTGCAACACTTTTACGGCCACCTTTATCCTTGTACATAATAACGGCTAGAATTTTGTTGTCTTTGACTTCAAATTTCCAGAAAGGAATATTTTTAATCATATCTTCACGACTTTTGAAGCCGTTGCCGTGTATACCACCAATCTTGGCATATGCCTTTTGTAACAGATCATAAATCTGATCGGCATATTCCTCTTTTCTCTTATCTTTGGCTATCAGATTAACATAACGTTCTGTTATAAGATGTTCTTTGAATGTTTTCATAGCACTATCGTGTTCTCTATTTCTTTGATTTTATTGATTACTGCTTCAACATCATTAAAACGGTGTGAACCACCTTCCAACACAACAACTTCACATGCATCCTTATATTTAGCAACTGCAAGACTGTAATCCAATTCCTCATCACCCTTCTCGACCATCACACAGCTTGGATACTCGACTGGTTTAGATAGTGCATCGGATAGCTGATCTTCCAACGGTTTCCACTTCATTGCTTTTTCATCCGTCCAACCGGGAACAAACGTCTTGAACACAGGACGTTGCAATGTGATGCTAGGTTGTGTCGAAGGATTTAATGCAACAAAACTCAGTCCATGTCTACGACCCATAATAGTGGCAAGAGTACCACCCATACTTGTTCCAACGAGTATGGGTTCAACTTCATATGTATAGATATAATCCAGTATGAAAGTCTCTAAGGCTCTCATTACCTTATCGTATTCAACACCCAGAGTAGGGGTTGCTACATTGAAATGATCCTTCAATATGGCAACTTTCTTTGACTTTGGGCTGGAACCGAATCCATGTATGTAAATAATATCTGTCATCTACTCACCTGTATCACAAAAAATGGTTGGAGTCAAATGATTTTCACTCAACTCCAAACTGTGCATAATCATCCGTCAACAAGGGACTTAGGGCTTTCCATATATTATTACTCACATCTCTTGTTGCTTCATCACTCGTATCTCCAATCAATGTCTTGAGAGCCAGACACACAGTTGCAAGCTCATGTGGTTCGAAACACACCCACTCATTTTTCTTCAATAGCAACATCTCACATATCCTCTAGTAAGGCCCTTGAGGGGCCATTTCTTCTCTGATGGTAAAGACTACCGTCGAGTTGTCTTTGAACGTCACAGCAGCCCTACAGCCCGATACAGCACCCTTTGGTATAGAAAGTCTCTGTACAGTTTCATCAATACCCACATAAAAAAATTCTGTGAATGTATGCATGATGACTCCACCTTCTTCAAGAAACACACCCGGCACATATAGTGTCACATCACCATCTGGTTTACCTTCTGTGACCCTGTAAATTTTATTGTCTGTTCCCGGCTGGGTACGTTCACCAGCCTTGGCTTTTGGTTTCAATCTTTGATATTCTTCCTGCACCAGTCTGAAATTCTCAGAAGTTCCACCCTGATCCGGATGATGAACCTTACAAAGTCTCCTGTACTCTGTTTTCAATTCCGTCTTGGTGAAGTTTGATTGGAGATTCCATTTCATCTTCTTGTCATCCTTAACCAAGCACAAACCTCTGACTTCGATCCACTGAATATGGGGTCCTTGCTTGTGTGCAACCATTCCACAATAAACATATCAACATCCGGATCAAGCTGAACGATCCTTAAGGGTCCTATGCAATCATTGTGTGAAAAACACATAATAACCGTACAGACCACCGATAACAACCAAGAGTTGAAATGGTGTGAATGGTATATATTTTTTATAGAATTTCATCATATTATCCAGAATGGCTCCCCCGGCTGGATTCGAACCAACATCTATAGAGTCAAAGGCTATTATCCTACCATTAGACGACAAGGGAATTGTTCAGTTCTTCCATTATATCAAACTCAACCATGTAATAATCAAGACCATAAACCTCACCAACCATATCAAGCTCTTTGTCTTCTGACAATTCTTCAATCAGTGCAGCCCGATCTATCTCAGACGGTTTGGTGGAATATCCACAAATATGCATGACCTGTATTTGCTCATTGTTCAGTTTTCTCACACATACAAGTGCATGGAAAAAGCCACGGTCTTTCAGGCTGTGAAAACTCTCTGTTAGATAGTCCATAATCAATTCCATGTTTGGATCACCCGATAGGATTCGAACCTATATCTTTTGATTCAGAGTCAAAGATGCTACCGTTGCACCACAGGTGAATAATATAATTGGTGCAATCTGTTTAGGACTGCACCAACATTATTTAGTGTCACCTCTAGGGTTTATCAACCTATGCAACAACTTTCTCAGAAAACCGGGCTTCAAGGTCCAGCAACCGTTCACTCTTGGCTTCCGGCTCACCGGTCAGGATGTATGGCTTTTCCCAATTTCCCACATTTATGTAGGCATACCAACCCACATCAAAATAATCGGTCATGCTGTCTGAGTTGTCGTGGTTACCTTCCATCATGGCTGCAAGCAGTTCTTCCATGAAGTTCAGGACCTCACCCGAATAGTTCTCATTGAGGTGGTAATGAACCCCCTGATGATAAGTATCGGGGTTGGTGATCCACCGGTTCCGGTGATGATCATCCCAAGAATGTCCCCGGTTAGCAAGGGTGTTCCGGTAGTTACCGATAACATCCAGATCACCGGACTTGATATTCACATGCAAGACGGAATGATGTTCAATCCGAATTGAACCCTTCATGTTGTACTTCTTGAGTACGGCTTTGATATTGGGGGCAAGCTCTTTCTTTTTGTCTTGGCTAATATAGGCCATGTCTGATTTCCTTTTCTCTGTTTTCTCTCTACACATACATAATGCCAGAAGGGCTGACCGGAGTCAACCCTTTTTTTACCGACTGTCGAAGGTAAAATAACGATTATATATGAACCGGGCTTCACGTTCAAATGCTTCCTGACTTGCTTCGGAGAAATCAAGGACCATCCTCTCGAAAACCTTACGGGCAACCATTTCATTGACGTTGAGAATTTTTGCAATTTGCTTGATGTAGTACATGGAGTTCCTTTCTCTATACACATACATAATGCCAGAAGGGCTGACCGGAGTCAACCCTTTTCTTTCATGCTACCTTACGGGCATTTTGCTTTTCAGTGTATGAGACATGATCAGCATACCGTTCCCGGATGTTCTCTTCCATGTAGTCTGCATGGTCCTTGACCGTCTGCTCAACCGTGGAGTAATCGATTTCACTCTCCCAGTCCAGCTTGTCAACATTCCGACCCCACACCCAAGCTACGTCTGCATAGGTCTCGAAAGTCCGACCATTCTTTTCAATGGTCTTTTTCTCAGGAGAGAGGGCAATCCCGTACTTTGGTTCAGTTCTTGAGTTGTAGTACCCTGAACCGTAGGTCCCATCACCAATCCAGAAGACCACACCAATTGCACCCTTGGAAGTCCGACCCCGTGCAACCTCAACCCGGTCACCCTTCCGGATTTCCTTGGCAGAGGTTTCGATCTTCCACCGGACATCAGCAGTCTTGTCTTCCGTGATCTTGTTCCGGTAGATGGTGATTGCATCCTCATCCAGATCAGCAACACAGGCTTTATAGTCGTAGTCGGCATACTCAGAACCCATGTCCCAAGTCACCAACTGGACCTTGTTGATGTGTCCAGAGTCTGTTACAACTTCGGCAACCATTCCACTACCCCAAATGTCTGACATAATCTGAGGGGAATTACCATAAATGGTCACTACCCGACCAACGAACTCCAAAGTTCCGTCTTTTTTCACGAGAGCCATATCAAATTTTCCTTTCTTTCTCAGTTCCTATGGCTAGATAATAGCACACAGGAGACTGGAGTCAAGGACTATTTTTGGCTTCTTGGAATGTCATCTCATCTATCAGAGTTAATGAACCAGAGGTTTCGATCCATGCACGGGCACCACATTTCAACTGGGTCCCATCATATACCAACCTTGTGAAACCATCTATCTCAATCTCACGGGCATACCTGACCTTGATATTGGATGGGGAGATGTGCTCCTTGATGGTGTACACTGGACGGTTTCCACCATCCTTGGCATTCTTGGCAATGTGTTGCCGGTTCACGTGGATGATGTATCTGTGTTTAATGGGTTTGGTGGGGTCTGCTGTTTTCTTGAACTTATCCCAATATGTTGTGTTACCATCGAAACTCATTGGGTGCTCTGGTCTATTGTGAGACATCTTTCAACTCCACTGTAAAATCAAACTTCATAAGACAGTCTTTCATAATCAAGGACATAATCCGTGAGAACGGCTCTGGCAAGCTCTTCTGGTGAGACACCCTGATGTTTTGCAATCACCAACAGCTTGATGTATATATCCTGACCCAATGGTACTGGTAGGTCACTGTTAATCACCTTTTTCACAGCTTATACCCCTCACCAAGATATTCCTTCACCTTGTTTTCCTCAACGAACTCATTCCATTCTGATTCGGTTGTGAAAAACTCAAGTGTTTTGATGAAATAATAGACAAATTCACGGGACTCTGCATCATCTTCATCACTAAAATGACCAAGAAGAGATATGGATGATGTTATAGTTGACATGAGATTATCACGTGTCACCTCATCGGCTTGGTCTGGTGTTAGGAAAACTTCAAATTTCATTGATTTCACCTGATCATTATAATGATTGGAGTTGCCGGTCGGAATCGAACCGACATATCCCTGCTTTGCAGACAGGCCCGTAACCATTCCGGGCACGGCAACGTTATTGGTGATCACGGAAGGATTCGAACCCTCAACCTAAAAGGTAGAAGCTTTTTGCTCTGTCCAGTTGAGCTACGTGACCGTTATTGTTTTACCGTGGGCACACACAGAGGTGTGGACCACACTTATCCGTATGATAAGAAACAGCAGAGAATGACCGAAACGTCCCATCCTTGGACTTGGTTGCATTCTTCTTGGCTTCCAGCTTCTGCTTCTTGGTCCGGTACGGCTTCATATTCTTCATTGATACTTGTTCACCCATAACTCATACTTTCATGTTTGTGGTGCCAGTGAGAGGAATCGAACCCCTAATCTTCACGTTACAAAGGTGTTGCCTTACCATTCGGCCACACTGGCATTGTTTCTATTTATTTAGTGACACAACATATATACCACTATTGCTTATGTGTCAAGCTTTTTTCGTGCTAATACGTAAATATCTGGTACAATGACAACCCAAAGAACACTGTAAATTATGGTCAGAATACTCATCACACCAGAAGTTTCACCCCAGATCACGGAAAACAGGATTGCAAGAAACCAACCCAGCCCGAAACCAAGGTCCAGAACAAATTCCAGAAACATTTTTACCTGCTTATTCATCCTCATAATCTCCATCTATATTATCTTCATACCAGTTCTGGAGTGATTCTTTGATCTTTTTGGTATCCCAGTTGAGAATCTTACCAGTCTCCACATCAACCAAAAAAATCATATCATCACCATACTCAGACACACCACAGATATCCGGTGCATACCCTGAATGATCAAAATTCTGCATTTGATCATTGAACTCAAACCCGACATCATGGCAATCACGTGAGTGTGTACCAATAGAAATTTTCACAAGTCCATCCATAATTTTACTCAAGGTATTCTCTCCATTCTTCTGCAAATGAACAATTCATTGCTTCTTTAAACATAGGGGCAATAACATAATCCGGCAACCCTGCAAGACCACAACCCACACGGGTTACGAAAAAACGTTCGAACCCCCGAACCAATGTAACATCAGAAACCAATTGTGTGAATTGGCAGAACTGATTGACATAACCCTCAATAACATTCGATGGCAACGTATGCATCACCGTCTGATCTTTGGTGGGGATTGCATATGAATGGCCTGTCAGACCCACACCCATGTGCATCTTGGCATCGAATTTGAACCGGGCTACTTTAGCAGCACCAGCACCGTGAATACCAGCAAGATTAGACCCAAAGACCCAAATCTCACCACTCTCTGGTAATGATCCATCTTTATGATATTTCCTCATTATCAAAAATCACCTTTACTATCGTCATACATCTTTTCATCCATGTATCTCAAATCTGAGATGAATTGCAGTGTCTTATTACCTGCTACCACCTCATCAAAAATATCCGGCCTTCTGGCCCTGATACAATAATAGCAATTGATAATACTATAGGCTGAGTGATTGTCAAAATTCAGAAATGGGATATTTTTAACATTTTTAGTCAGAATTTCAATCATCTTCGTGATCTTCATTCTTTCAAACTTCTCTGAGGATTCCAATATTTTTTGTCTATTGTAATGGTCTTTCACAGAAGATGAGAATGATTTCATAGAGTCCATATCACTATCTTTGTACTTGTCAAATGTTTTCTCATATAATCCGGGGTTTTGTGCAATCACTATCTTCTCTGCTTGATCATGTATGTAACTATCATCAAATTCATACCCACTATTCTGTTCCTTGCTGTTTCTGATGAGATTCCGGAGATTGAATCTGTTTTTTTCTTGGCTACTCATAGATCGAATAAGACCAGAAGCACCACCAGCAACTGTGTTGCCAAAGGTCTTGACACTATTCTCTGCAACAATATTTTTCAGGGCTTCCGGTGCAAGACCAACAGCACTCAGCAAACCAAGGAAACCTCTACGATCAACCTCTGACATCATAATTCTCCCATAATCTAATTTCACCTTCCCAATCCGGAAGATAATCCATCCACCTAATGTCATAAACCGTTAGTGGAAACTTCTTACAATGTCTCACCAAGTCCCAGTATGTGGGCACCCACAACCTGTTTCGTGGTGTCCACTCACCCTTTGGAAGATGGTTATCTTTCTTGGCATTACAAGTCCCACACGACCAGACAACGTTTGTCCAGACGTTCTTACCACCCTTTGAGATAGGCTGAACGTGATCAATCGTACCCTTCCGGATGGGAACATGGTTTGAACAATATGCACATAACCCCATGTCCCTGTAGAACAGAGTCGTGTGGTTCATATGAACGTGATCTTTATGATAGATGTTGGTATTAAATCGGACAATGATGGACGGCCACTTAAGGCTCCACCGTGCATTCCGGTTGGCAATCTCTATTGGATACTCAACCTCAACCCGGCATGTCGGCTCACCGGAGTAGCATCTACCCACGGCATCCTGTACTGGTATCACCATCAGTGGAAACAAGTCTACCGGCTGGTAGTTTGCATTCAACACCAATGTTTTCAAATCAAAAGGGTTCACATTCATTCCTCACTCACCAGACAGACCAGATATGTTTCTTCTCAAGCTTCTTTGTTTCGATCCAGTCATGGTCCACATCTTTCATGATCATGGCTGCATCATATCTCCACCGGCTACGACGAGTCTTTTTGCAAAGAGCTTTGTAAGTCTTGTTCCCACTGGAATGAGTCAACTTGTCGTTATGGAATTCCCGTTTCTGCTTTTCATCAAATTCCGGGTCTTCTCTGACAAGACCACCATAAGTAAACGGACGGTTATACCACCTGTCACAGTTACCCATTCGACGATATGTTTTAGACATTTCTGTCTCCTATAAGTACGGAATTGTACTTACAGGTTGTCAAGCTCGTGGTAATGATTCATTGGTTCATGGTCCTGTGTTTTTCTTGGCAGTCTCAATCACTGCAAGAATCTTCTCTTTGTAATCTGTATCTGTTGCATACCAGTTTTCCAGAAGTATGTCAATAGCTTCTTCAACACTTTCTGCACGGCTATATAAAACTATCCACCTATTGTACCGGTCAAGCATGGCATCATACAAAGATGGGTAGTTCATGAACGGCTCTTCCCGTTCAACCCGTTCACCGTCGATAATCTCCCATGTCATCCTGAACGTGACATCATCCTCACCAACCCGGCCCTTCTGGCCAAACGGGTTGTTATTCCCTGACATTCTCTTACCCCAAGAACTCTCTAAGGCCCACTGTGCAGCCGTTAACTGGGGATATGGGTCTCCCAGTGTCTCAGAAGCCTCAAACACGTCCCAGTACCCCTTAAAACCCTCTATGTCCGACATCTAACCACTCCCTTCCTGTATTTATAGGCAATAAAAAAAGGTGGGACCGAAATCCCACCCTTTGTTGACATGTAGATATTTTACTGCTTCAGCAAACGGTCCAGTGTCATAACATCAGCACGTGGCTTGGCAACATCCAAGAATGGGATTGTACCATTCGGAAGGACTGTTGTTGGTGTAACACCATTCCACTTTTCAGCTTTTGTCAGTTCCACGATTTGTGGGTTCTGTTGGATAGCTTTACCTTTTGCATCAATGGCAGATGCTTCGGCAACACCACGGAGTCTGATAGCATCGGCTTCAGCAGTGGCACGGGCAATAACAGCTTTGGCTTCAGCATCAGCTTTGATCACCGTGATTTCGGCTTCAATCTTCTGACGTTCTGCTGTTTGACGAACCCGTTCAACCTCAACCTCTTCCTTCATACGTGACTCGATGGATTCTTCGTATGCATCAGAGAAATCAATATTCTCAATCTGGATTGACACAATTTCAATCGGACCCTTAATACGTGCATTTGCTTGCTCCGTAATACGGGCACCCATGGCTTCACGGTTCTGGACGGCTGATACTGCTGTGTACTGACCAAACACGGTCTTCACAACTTCCGGTATCTTACGATCCAGCAAACGTGATGTCATCCCATCAATGCTGATGAACTGACGATACAACTCTTCGACATCACCGGGTGGAACCCTGTATGTGACGGATACAACAAGATCAGCAGGCTGTTGATCCCGGCTGTATGCTTGCATCTTCTCCCACTCTCGTGAAAGTGTCTGGAGTGAAATAACGTTCACATCCTCAATCCACGGAGTCTTGAAACCTAGACCCGGTTCTGCAATTGTCTGGAATGCTCCATTTCGGAGAACGACTCCCCGTTCAGTTTCATCAATCGTATACCACGATCCAAAGACCACGGTAATGACGGCAAGGAATGCAAACATCCCCACAATACCACCTAGTGCTGTTTTAATCGGATTCATTATCATATTCCTTCTTTTCCAGTTTCCAAATTATTTGCCGAATTGCTATATATGCACCGTAAATACCCACGGTAACAAATATCCATTGAAGATATGTGAAATCAGCTATCACGATCTTCCTTTCCAATTGGTGGTTTGGGGTCATCACCCTTCACTTCGATATTATCCCATAACCACTTCAAACCAAGATATAGTATCAAGGATACAGTAAGCAACCCAACCAACATAAATGTTTTCATATCTCTATCACTTTCGGTTTGTAGTTTCTGTGATTGACCTCATGGGGATATCCCCTTGGGTGACACACGACTCTTGTCTTACCAATCATGTAATCAGAAGAATCATGTGTATGTCCGTGGACCCATAACACGGGTGGTTTCTCCATGTCAAGAATAAAATCATCCAGAGAGGAATAAAATCCACAATTCAAAGGTGATCCCTGATATTTTATGCTACATGATTTGAATGAAGGGCCGTGGTGAGTGACAATAACATCAGCATTGGATTTCAATATGTCATCCAACCCTCTGGTGAATAGTTCACCCATCTTCTCATATGTGTAGTTCACAATCTGTCTGCTATCTGCCAGAGAATTTTTAACCAGTTCAAACTGGGCAAGGTCCAAATCTGTCCAGAGGGTTGTTCCGAAAAACTTGGTATCATCAACCCGGTATGCAGAAGAACAATAGGCCAGTTCCTGTTGCCCATAATAGTCATGGTTTCCCAAAACCTCAATGTAAGGTTTGTCTGGAAAAGACTTCCGTTTCAGGTCTCTCTGGAGTGGCCATGGATGGGTATCACCGGCATTAATGATCACATCACACTCAGTTTCATCTGGCCAGACCCACTCACTGAATTCACAGTGAAGGTCTGCTATGATAGCTATCTTCATTACATCTCTTTCAATTCAACAAAGCTGATCAGATTTTTGGCCATAATTTCATCAACAGACATCTGATAATCATCACACAATTCCTTGAGATTTTCATCCTGTTTCATATGTTCCAAGGCAGCTTCCTTGCTATCAAAGATCATATCTTCCCAACCAAAATCCCATTCAGACTTAATTCGAAATTTGCTCATAACTCATACTCTCATGTTTGTGGTGTCCCTAGTCGGATTCGAACCGACACTGAACAGGGTTTAAAGCTGTGGCCTCTGCCATTGGGCTATAGGGACTTTGTTGTTTATTTACTTACGACCGTTACCGTTTCCACCACCGTTTCCAGAACCACCGTTACCGTTTCCGGCTCCGGCACCCTGTCCATTGTTTCCACCACCGTTTCCAGTACCGGGACCTGAACCACCGTTATTTCCACCACCGTTTCCAGAATTTCCGGCATTACCGTTTCCGTTACCGGGACCTGAACCACCGGAATTACCGGAATTACCATTCCCACCGGAATTACCGTTTCCGTTACCGTTTCCGTTACCGTTTCCGTTACCATTCCCACCGGAATTACCATTCCCACCGGAATTACCATTCCCACCGGAATTACCATTCCCACCGGAATTACCACCACCAAGATCGTAATTGGCTCCTGTTCTTGGATTACAATAACGATCTTCTACAGATTGGCTGAGATTGCAATCAACACCATCACTGAAATTACCAGCAATAGCAGTCATTGAAAAAATTGATACAGATGTAGCAATAACGGAGCATAGCAAAATTTTCTTCATTTTTTAATTCCTGTTCACTTTTTCATTGTTGATAGGTTATATACTATTTCACACTCATGGTTTCAATATCAAGAGTATCGAGTCGTTCAAAATACCCCCACCATGGTGGATAAAACTTGTATGTCTCACCCGATTCGGTGGTCAGATTTATCATCTGATCATTACCGGATTTATCAAACCCCTCAAGAACCTTCTTGGCAGCTTGGGCTTTTTCAAGGGTCTTGAACACCAGAATGTCTTCAAAATGCTCTCCATCGTTCCGGGAGAAGCTATCACCTTCGGAATTGATTGAATATAGCAGGTAAACCGTGTCACCCACACTGACATCAAAATCATATGGTATCTGTCTTCCAGATGTACCCAGTGGTTTACCCAAGTAGATACCCTGAATTGTCCAATCTGTGTATGTATCTTCACCGGAATAATCATCAGAGTAATCACGTTCCCGTGTTACCTCAGTGTATGAATCCAGTTCAAGGTAAAGGTGTGTCATAATCAACTTCCCTTCTCAATAGCAGTAAATACATTCTTCTTCTGATCCATGGCAAGATCGTAATATTCCAGAACTCGTTTTGTACGACTCTCACCCACGGTACGAACCCAGCCGTTTTTTTCATAGACTTTTGCTAACAAGTCTCCCATACACTTTGCTGTTATTTTTCTCACGATCAAAACTCCATAATTGGTTTTGGGTGGCTGCACAAGGCTAACCTTTCGAATTATCTAGAAATTCTAATCGGTACTACCATCTCCGGAAAACTACCGGTATCCTATTCTAGGTGATCATTCCCAGAATTCATTAGACGAACCCAAACTTTTAAAACTCCATATACGGCTCTATCCGGATAAACTCAGGTGCAGGCTCTGGCAGGGCATTGTAGATCATGGTTCCCATCATCATGACAATAAAGGTCACACCCCAGTACATCATCGTCTCTGGGAAATACTGGCTGATGGGCATACCACTCAACAGAAATCCATGCAGAATATTGTTCATCATTTTTTCTCTCCTTTGCCAACCCCCATGAACATATTATCACATTCATGGGGAGAGTCAAGGGTTAAGCAGTTTCCTTCTCAACATATTCAAGGGCTTTATCCAGAGTTGTCTGGAAGAAGTAAGCACCCAGTTCCGACTGTTCCTTCAGCATCTTTTTGAAGTCACCTTCGTACTTCTCAAACCCGAATCTGGCAACAACCTCAGTAGTTCCGTCTTCCCAGACGATCACGTCACCAACCATCATCGACCGTGGCTTGTCTGTGAGAACTTCAACGTGCTCTGAAGCAGTCCATGGAGTTTGATGGTTCTGGATCATGTGAAACACATTTTCTGCATCGTATGCTTCCAGCTTGGCTGCTGGCTGGATCATCCCCAGAAGGGCTGCATTCTTATACTCACCCTTGTTCTGGGCTTTCCAATATGTCCGACCAACTGCACCACCCCAACCACCACCACAACCAACTGGACCGTTGATCTTGGCAACCTGTGCATCCGACAACTGGATGAAATAAACTGTGGCTTTCATGACTGATTTCCTTTCTCTGTTTTCTCTCTATATACAGATAATAGCAGATTAGGGGATGGAGTCAAGCATTATTTTTGGTGGAAGGCAGTGGTCCCGATCCACATACGGTTACCCGTACCAACTGCTTTCCAAGCAGTGCCAGCACCCCGGCTGGTTTACCTTCCTTATTTTACGTCCACTTTTTTTTCAGATAATCTTGTAGGTCTTTTTGGGAATACAGCTTCTTTTTGTGCATTACCTGAATGAGTCTTTTCAGTTCATCAGACGTTTTTGCATTATGAAAATCGGCAGACATCTGAGTCTCGTAATCATGTGCATAATATTTCATTCTATCCAACCATTTTTTAGCATAGTCAGAAAAGTTCTTAGTGGTCTTAGGTGCAACTAACAATTCCATCAAGCCACCAATACCCTTATCTTTTCTTCCAAGTCTAGTAGAGGTATTAATCGATTTATCTTGCTTTTTCAAATCGTTCATATCCAACTTAATTGGATTTTTTTGTACCAACCAATTTTCTCTGTCGTCATAATGAAAAAGAGGAATACCTTTTTTCTTTGCTAACATCATAATGTCACGGAGTCTCTGCTTCTCATGATCATCAGAAACCCAGTTCGATTTAGGCAAGACATGTATAGACCTGATGAATTTTGTTGCCGGTTTTAATTCTGGTTTGGCTGAAAGCACTCTATCTTCTGCTTCCATTTTTGACCTGTCCACGGCTGCAAAACTGGCCCCCCAATAATCAACAGCCACAATCTTGTTGTTATGTGATATTCTGTTGCCATCAAGATTCAGCATGACCCCCCATGTATTATCTTTGTGGTAACCCCCAAGCTTATGACGTGTTGTGCTTAGATACCAGATTTTACGTTTGGAGCTATTACCAAGCCCAGCATCTGCACCAACTGCAATGTCTGGAACTAGCTTGAACGAATTCGATTTTAGTATCTGGATTACAACATACTCACTGGTAGCATGATATAGAACATCATCAGAGGCACGGGCCTCTTGTAGAGAATTCCATTTTTTGAAAGGGAGCATTTTTCCTTGACCTTATTCTTTATCGAATCGTGAGTTGTATTCTTTACCTTTGAATAGGCAAATTGGTGATCTGAAAACCTTACCCGGCTCAGACGTGGCTAACTCAATTTCAGCATCATTACCAGTTTCACTGGCATAGTTCCGAAACTCATGCATCGTTATCCCGAAGGATTCGGCAGCACTCTTCTTTGTAGTGGCTGCAACTATCCACTCTTTCCGACCATCACCCCACCCAAATGTCTTAAGCTTCTTGGTCATTAGCAAAACTCCCAACACGAAGCAAATGAATACCACTCACACCTGATGTATCACATGATATCTCACCAAACACTGTATGAAATTTATTTCTACCATCATCAGAAAATGTGAAAGTACCTTCAGCAATATGCTTCAAACTTCCACCACCGTGATAAAAAACTTCAATATGGCAGAGTCCAGTAACCACTGTTTCTTCCCACCAATGTTCCCATACCATGTGTTCAACTGTGTAGTGTTTTGCTATCATAATCTAATCCTCATGATAATGGTGGAGAGCAGAGCAATCGAAGCCCACACCTTTCGGTGCACTTGACTTAGCAGGTCAGCCTACCAACCTTGGTAGTTTACTCTCCAAAACTTGGTGGAAGACTGAGGTGTCGAACCCCACACCCTACAAAGGTGCCATCTGTTTTCAAGGCAGTGCCCGGAGCCGTCCGGATTAATCTTCCATGTCTATATTTAGTGACTTTACATATTCCCAGTCTGGTATGGGAAAATAATATCTGTTGATTTTTTCAAACAATCCCACAAGCTGGATGCAGCTTTTCGAGAACCTTTCAAGTTCATACCCTTCATAAAGACATTCTCACCATCCCGGAAATTCAGGTAAAATGATGACTGGAACAAGTTTACGAAAGTGTCCTGTGCTTTTTCGTTCCAATCATTCATCTTCCGGAGTTGCACAGTATCTTTTGTGGCTATGATAGACGGAGCACTCTGGATTGTGTGAACCAACGTCTTGTCATAGTTGTAGAATTCAACATCGGTTGTAAACTCAAACCCAATACCACCACCAGTGAAATCCCATTCCTTGTTATTGATTTCAATCCAGAACTCAGCATCAATAACGTTCTTGACGAAACTCACATAGCTCTTATCAGCATAGTGTGTATTGATCTGGCATGTTGGCTGTTTGGTTGTAGTACCCCAGTAACCAACAACATCAAAAGCACCATGGCTCTCGTTGTGAAATGTTGGCACACCTTCTGCACCGACACTGGCAAAAGTGGTCATCAACAAACCCAGACCAATGGCAAAGCTTTTCAGAAATCGTGATTTAACCATTATATGAACTCCATTCTATTTTCATTGGGCTTACCGGAAGCACACCACTCTGTCACATGACCGGAGCCATATTCAAACCGTTGCTTCCAAACACCCGGTTGCTTTTCCAAGAGGTGGATTTTGTATTTTCCACCCCTGAAACTCTTTGCTGGATAATACATCCAATCTGTCTTAAGCAGCTTCATTCTTTTCCCGTTGAGCTACATGGGTTGAAACTTCAATCCTCATGGCTTCATCCTCACCCAAACGAAGCTGGACCTTGTTCAGGTCATCAGCAATCTCAGAGACCTCTACATAATCCTCTGAGTTACACCAACTTATCGGAACCGGGGAATATCCCGGCTCATTTGCAATGGCAATTCCAAGATGACATATTGCATATTTTGAACTGATTACCGGAACAAAGCACCAGACCTTCCCGGCAAATTTCTCTCTCAGTTCCAGCATATGATAGGTGTCGAATTTAGCTTCATTCATTTTCAATAATCTCCATGATCTTCAATTCACATGAAACCTTTTTGGACATGTTCTTGTGGATGTTTTCGGCAATCCATTTGAACCTTGTCAAAAACAACCCATCGGTTTTTCGACTCCAACCTCTGTTAGTCAACATCAGATGGTGATTACCCACATTGGTTTCAATCCCATACTTGATCCTCATCAGTCATCTCCCGGATAATTCAGGATACCGTATGTCTCATACATATCATCCAGATATGAACATGCAGCATCGGTTACTTCGTCTTTGGTGTGTCCATCTGGATTTCTGATCACCCAGATGGCATACCTTAACAATTCCTTGGCTGTGTTTTTCATCAGGCTCCCATCGGCTGGGCAGTGAACTCAACCCCGGTCCAATCAACACCATCCATCAACTCACGTGAGAGGTACTTCTTGACTTCAGAGCAGGCTTCATCAGCATTCCGACCCAGCATCTGTTCGTAGAAAGTTTTACCTTCGTGCTCGACCTTAACGTCGAACCAAGTAAATTCCCTCTTTTTCCCGGCAACTGTCACACCCTTGACCATCCGGTCTTCATTGTTGAGCATACCTTCGTGGAAGGACCCCTCAGACCACTCAAACACTGCATCACCGGCATCCGTACCAACTGTGACCAAACCGGTCATGTGACCTTCCTTGGCACGTTTATCGGCATAGTAGCACCCGGTCTTGTAGTACATTTTCGTGTTCTTCTTTTCAGAATCATCACTGTAGCTGTAGAAGAATGGTTTGTAAGCAGCTTTGGCAACATGGGCATAACGACCATCGGAGAGCAGGACTTTCTTACCAGTCACTTTGTACATATACATTCCCATAACTCGTTTCCTTTCTCTGTTTTCTCTTTATGTCCTTATAATGCCAGAAGGGCTGACCGAAGTCAACCCCTTATTTCATGTTGGAAAGAAATCTTTCAGACCTTCAAAAAAGAACTCCACATCCTTTTCAATGGTTTTATCATCCCACTCACCCATAGACTGTTCAGTGATCAGGGTTTTGAGACGTTCCTTCACGGCAATTTCAAGAATCTTCTGCATCACTATACCTTCTCTTATCTTGATATTTCACGAAAGCTTCAGCAGACTTGTAGCACATTTCAGCACAAGCATTCAAAAGCTCTTGAAGCTCATCATCAGAAACGTCTGCAAGTCCAGTTCCCAGTGAAATGGCAGCAACATAAATGTCTTGGGCTATTTGATCAACTTTGCTCATATTCAAATTCCTTTCTATGGCCATGGGGACCGGAGTCCCCACACTTGTTAGTCCATCCGGCTGGATGCATATGCTTGCTTCACAACCCCGGCTTCGTCAACAACCTTGGCAAAGGCATATGCATAAGCTTCCTTCTTCTGCATGGACTGATTGAACTCACTCACCCAGATCGTGACACCACCGTAGTAACTGTCTGAACGGGCAAGACCCTTCTTCTTCAACCAGTTGGCAAACTTGGAGTTACCGGGCTTGATGTTCACCCATGCAAACCCACACACCCCATCAGCAACATAGTAGACCGGCTTGGTCTGATCGATCTTGGAGTCGAAGACCCCAGCATGACCAACCACCATCGGACGGACATCCAGTTTGCTCACGGCTTCCCGACCGGCTGTATCAGCAGCTTCAAAAATGTTTTCAAACTCTTTCATAGCAATTCCTTTCTCAAAGGGTTGATTTAATAGTGTGGCAGAGGCTTTCTTGTAACCTTGTTCAAACTGAGTGACCACTCATAGAACGACCGGATACGTCCCCCAAATTCCTTGGAGTCAACAGAAACCCTACGAGTCTCTTCGTTGATCTTGGTTACAATACCATAACCAGACCTTTTGTAGTAACCATTCTCATACACGGTCACCCGAATTTTTTCTCCAACTTCGAACTTCATGTCTTTCCTCTCTCTCTATGTCTACATAATAGCAGATCATGGGTGAGAGTCAACTCCTTATTTTCAATTTTGGGCAAAACCCAGATACCGGACCCGTGTCCCATCTGTGTTCACGAAATCTGGATTGTTACCATCCCAGTGAATACCCGGTAGGTCAATCTCACTCAGTTCTTCCTGAACCAGATACCGGAACCCACCATAATTACCAGTGGACCGAAGAACATCTTCCAACATCCCCATCAGGGCTTGACGAGCATCCTGTGATCCACCTTTGGCAGCACAGAACCCATTGACATAACTAACCAGCTTCTCAACTTCATAAGTCTTACGTGGCATCAAAAATCCTTTCTCTCTTAGAGGTTACATCCGGAAACCGGGTAGATGACCCCATGTTTCGTCACCCATGCTGAGTGGTCCACAAGAACCCTGTCACCGTAATTCTGCTGGAGCTTGTGACCGGCATCCGTCAACATGGTAACAAGCTGTTCCATATTATCAATGAAAATACCCTTCTGTGCAGCAAACCGGGTTGTGTGGGTTGCTACGGCAATGTTGATCAGTGTTGTGATGTTCATGTTTTTTTCCTTCTCTCTATATCTACATAATAGCAGATCATGGGTGAGAGTCAACAGGTATTTTTACAACCCCTCAATTGTCAGGAACCGTTCACCCTTGGCAGCATCCAGACCAGAGACCAGTTCAATATCACCATCATCCTTCTCAACCTGAATCTGAAGATCAATACCGTACATGGTCCGGACATTTGTAACTGTACCGGTAAACCACTCACCCCCAATAGTCTGTCCGGTAATCTTTTTACCAGCAGCTTTACTCCAAAGTTTATTCATGAAAGTCTTTACACCATAGTCATTCATTTCTCGTTCCTTTTCTGCTTTTCTCTATATCCACATAATGCAAAAAGGGCTGACCGAAGTCAACCCCTAATTTTAGAAAATCTTAGTTTCGTAAGTCTGCTCTTTCCGGATGGAGAGCTTGTACCGGATATCCTCTTCAAGGATCAACCGTGCACCACTGATGGTATCCTGATTTTCAATGAATTCACCATCCCGTGAGTATACACTGTAACCGGTCCTGTGTGTCCGGATATGACCGGCATGGATCACTGAACCATCTTTCATATTCAGGTAATACCGGGCAAGAGCACCACGTCTGTTGACTGTCCACTTTGACTTCCGGACCTTCACCTCTTCAAGGGCAGGCATCTGGAATGATTCGTGTCCGTTGACGAACTCTTCACGGAGAATTGCATAGATCGTCTGGAAGGCAATTCCATGACCCTTAATGGTTTTCTTACCAACCTTCGGATTATGGTTTTTGATATGCTCTTCGGGGACCCAGTTGAAATTCTCAGTGAATGAGTTTTCGGAAACACCCTTTTTGTACCACTCACCCCATGGCACGATCCCGTGCTCAACCATGTGGGCAACCTCATGTGCTAGGGTTCCCATCAGGTCCTTGGTCCAGTGACCATTGAAGTGACCGATTACCGGATCAGTTCTGATGTGCTCATATTCCGTGAAAAAGGTTTCCACATACTCACCGGTATCAAACTCTTTCTTCATGTTCCTCAAGAACTGGTTCAGGTTCATCCGAATCCAGAGATGCTTTCCCTTGGTTTTGGAAAAGTGGACACCGGCACGTGAAGGTGACCGGCTATATCCCTTGGGATAGGACTCAACAAGGTGGTAGGTGATCTTCTCACCATCATCACTACGATAGACCGGCAGAAAACCACCAGCACCCATCTTGTCATTCATGAATTGCAGCATATTGTCAATCTGTTCATTACAGAAGATTGACAATGCTTTCTTGAATTTCTTGTCGTTTTGCATGACTTTCCTTTCTCTCTATGTCTACATAATAGCATAGAGAGAATCTGTGTCAACCAGTTTTTATTCTGTCTGGATTAAAAATCTTGTTTGGTAAGGGTACATTCAACAACCGTTCCAATTCTATGATATCAGAATCCTTACCGAATTTCCAAATAGGCCAGTTGTATTTTTCGTGCAATTTCAGAATTTCGATCTGACCACGGGCTGCATGTTTTTCAGCATCCCTCACATAATGGAAATGTGGAGCATTCTTTATGGATTCGGCATTCTCTCGTGGCTCCCTGAATACCAGCAGGGGTTCAATCTTAATGCCAAGAGGATTCGGACCAAACATCTCAGGCATCCATATTGGTGGACCCGGCATTTTTTGGACGGCTTTATCAAACCCACGTTCAAGAGCCTCTAGTTTGTGATCCAATGCCCATTGGCCAACCACTACCATATCATCCTCATCCAGAGCTTTTGATGGGAGACCCCAAAGACCCTGACAGTATGATAATGGCAGTGGTGACTGATAGGACCCCCGTGGACCCGTATCCCTGTTATAGAACCCATTGTGTGTGAGAGTCCCGGCAACACAGCTAGTACCACCGGACGGCATCCCAACAACCACAATGAGTCTGCATGGTGGATCAATCATCTCTCAACAAGACGGATATATTTTGGGGTTTTCCGGTTATGTGACCGGTAGGATTTCATTGGAACCCACTCGTTCAGAGGTTGGATCAGACCATCATTCTTGGCTAGGCTGATCATCGTACCCCAGTTGTTTGGGTGATCTGCATCACCAACAAGGGCTTTGATCAAAAACCGTAGGTCCTCACCAGTGAATTCCACCGGCAAGTTCAATTCAGGAATGATTTTGAGGGATTTCTTCAACCACTTCTTGTCCATAATCTTTCACCTTTTCATAATACACGTTTTCAGCTTCAATAAGATTTTTGACATCAGATTGAAGATTGAAGTTTTCAAGAGCTATCTTCTTGAGATAGGTTGCACGACCCATAATATCTGGATTTGGAACATAAGTCAACCGACGAATTCTATCATGTATACGTTTTATGATATTTTCTTTGATGTCCCAGTAACTGACGGGCATTTGAATATCTCACATGTTCATAATAAATTGGTACAAGCAACAGGGTTTGAACCTGTGATATCAGTTCCACAAACTGATGTGTTACCCACTACACTATGCTTGCATGAATTGGCTGGACTGATAGGATTCGAACCTACATATAACAAGTTAACAGCTTGCTCTCTTACCAGTTGAGTACAGTCCAATAATTCTTCTACATCTATTTAGTCTTTTTTGTACACTTCAACGAGATTCTGATAACCCCGTAATTCTCTTTCAGATATTCTTTGTGCTCACGATACAAGGCACGGGCTTTACGTCTTTCGAGTCTACACTCCTGATACGAGTTAAAAACCACTGGTGTAAGCTTTGGGTGAATTTTCTCACCCCTTACCCAACCTGAATTTGATACCAGCACGATTGCCGATAGAACGAATATGTTAAGCATCTTGTAATCCCGTATATAGGTTTAATGTGAGTGAGTGTCAAGCACTAAATCACTGCAAATTATCCCGAAACATATCCGAAATCAGTCTTGAATTCTTCTCCAACAGGTCCACAACTTCCTGTTTCAATGCATTAACCCGTTTATTCAGTTCAGTATCATCAATATCAGTATTGGATTTCCACTCAGCAATTTGCTGCAAGGCCACGTCCTTGTCATCACACCTCTCCATCATCTGTTTCACAACCATACTGGAGAACAAATCCACGAGAGTCTGTTCAATAATATCATCCAACTGTTCTATAAGCACTTCGTTATCCATTACCATTTTTCCTTTTTTCATGGTGCCGACACAGGGAATTGAACCCAGATTTCTGCAATACCACAGCAGCACTCTACCATTGAGCTATATCGGCCTAATTAAATTAGACGGGCCTCTCTCTGTCTTTCCTGTATGATCACTATTACACAGAGGGTTGCACTTTGTTCGAATTTGCCATGCAACTAGCCCCTCAAGACCCATCTAAACTTGGTATCCCCAAGGGGATTTGAACCCCTGTCACCGGCTTGAGAAGCCGACATCCTGACCACTAGACGATGGGGACAGAATTTGGTGGGAACTGGACGGAATCGAACCTCTTGCCTTAAGGAACCGGTTTACAGCCGGTCAGTGGACCATCCACTCTTACTTGCAGTTCCCAATGTTGTATTTTTCATATTTCTTACCAACAACAATACTGCTTTTAACATTTGGTTTTGGTAAGAAATACATCGTTCCTTCTTCAGTTAAAACGAATAAATCATCATATTGTACAAGATCAGCAGTTTTATGTACATAGTTTTTTTTACTATTTCCACCTAAAACTCTTAAACCAACTTCATAACCACCGGTTGATTTTCTCTGACTTGTTGTTTTTATAGACACTCTTCTCAACCCCCTATCAGGATCATCTACAACCAAGTCATAATCTTGACTATCTGTTAATGGTATGGAAACAGCCCAACCAAGTCTACTGAAATATGATATTGCATAACCCAGACCAACATCACCTTGTTTTTTTGTGTTTACACTACTTTCAAACATATTTAACCCTAACTGTCTGTTATACAGTTATTTAGGGAACTTTACCTTTCCAGTGACTTGAGCAAGACCTTTCTTGGCTTCTTCTGGAAATTCTTTCCATAAAGCTTGAAGCTCAGAAGCATAAGGCACTGTGCCATGAAATCCAGAAGTAAAACTATCTTCTATGATAGCTAATTTTTTTTCATATTCTGTTTTCATAATATATCCTATAAATTGGTACTACCGACCGGATTCGAACCGGCATTCCCCTGCTTGAAAGGCAAGTATCCTATTCCAGTTAGACGACAGTAGCATAATTTGGTCAACACCAACTCAGTTAAAACAGATCAACCCTCTAGGGATATCTTTCAGTAATACCGGTTAACTAGATGCAAACCAAATAATTGGTGCTCGTGGAGAGAGTCGAACTCACACTGACTGGTTCCTAAAACCAGTGCCTCTGCCATTGGGCTACACGAGCATTGTTATTCATCTATATATAGAGACACAACATGTTTGTCAAGAACTATTTAGGCAAAATTTCATAGGGATCGATAGTCTGTATCTTCAGCTTCGGTATTTTATCACCCGTCCCATCCAGTTCCAAACCCAACAGGACACCAAAACCCTTCATCTTCTTCTTCATGGCTTCCCTAAGTTCCTTGGCACTTTCTTTCGTATATGGGATTTCATAAGCCCGTGGCTTACTGTTGAAATTCAGGTGCAACAGTTCTTCTACACGTGTGGTTTCACGATCTGGATCATAGACCCACACATAAATCAACCCATCCGGGTTTTTGGGTGTAGGGTCCTTGATAGAAGCCCATATCATTGAATTGTCTTTACCCATCACGGCTGTTGTGGGGAAACCCCTGTATGTCATCAGTGACCAGTAATTCCCCGTAGCAGCCACAATAAGCAGCACACCCAGCATGATAACATGGGTTGACATCCTACCCACCATGATCATCCAAAGAATGAACAAGGCTATGAACGAGAAGAATATCACCATCAAAAAATCGATCATCGTAATGTCTCCCCGGCTCCAAGCTTCACTATTGGTATGAAATCATCACCCTGATTGACAAAGAATCCGTCATTATCCAACCTGAACCTGACAAAGGTTTTTTCCTGCCATGTCATCTCGAAAACCTTTTTAACCATATGGACAATCCTATACCGGTTTATTTTAACCACTCTCAGTTTAACCGGCACGGTAATCGGTACACCAGTTTGATAGGCATTTGATCCGTTACATTTATACAGATGTCCATTAACAATGTATTCACCGGGGACCATCCCTCTCAGTGTCCACACCTCACGATTTTCTTCACCTTGAATTTTTCTTTTACTTCCAGATGGACTAAACGTATCAGTTCTGATTCCCTGATCATCCCGTTCCAGATGCATGTATTTGTTGTTGAGGTACAGGAAATGGATCGGCTTCCCTTTGTCGGGACCCTGCACCCATAAGTCAACATCACAATCGATATCATCCGGCCATTCCATCTCAATGAAATACTCAGCACGTTTGATGATGTTGCCCTCATCTTTGGATATTGGATTGATCAACAGAATAGCCAGAACGAACGATACAATGACCATGAACAGGACAGTGAACAACATGTCTGAAAATATGTTGCTGGCCCCAGTCTCTTTACTCAACTTCATGGGAATGCACCATGTTCATTACTACCAATTGCCCCTTGAGTAACAGACTGGTTATCAACCCAACAATAGTTGTCAGAAGAGCCGTTGATAGTGCTAGGAAGATATTCTGCATCATCTCAATAATCTCTGTCTGCTCATTTGGATCGATCTTGATTGTGGATATGGACTCCACTGATATCATCAACCCAATCACCGTCCCCAACAACCCAAGTGCTGGTAGATGGTTTGCAATGAACATCTGCAACTCAAAGACATCATCACTATTTTTCCCTGATCTAATCTCAAAAAAGAAAGATAGAAGGGTTGCCATATAGACAACCCCGATAAGGAATGAAATATAAGTGATGTCTTTGGAAGCTATCCATGAGTATATGTCAAAATAACCTAACCAGAAGATTGCTAGAAGATTGGAAATACTGAACAATACAAAGAATATTGTAGATTTTGTCATCTTTATTATTCCACTTCTCTTATTCCTATACCCAGTGAGTTATCTTCATATAAGGGTAATGTACTTATCAAATAGTCGGCACATCTACTTATAGATTCCCGAACCTTCACCTTGGCTTTCCAACCAAGCTTATGTTTGATATTCTCAACAGCCGGTACTCTGTATTTAACATCATCCGGATAGGACTTTGAAGTATTGAATTCTAGTGGTGGAAAACTAGGTGGTAGATAACCCTTCTCCATTCCAACCTCACGAATAATCATAGCCAATTCTCTCATGGTGATTGGCTCTTGGTTACCAATATTCATGGCCGTGTTTGTAGGATGCTCCAGAGTATCGATAATTGGTTCAATCACATCATCAATCCATGTGAAGCACCGGACTTGATTTCCATCACCTATAATGTCAAGACGGTGCTCTCTATTCATCAAGATCGTGTTAAAGAAATCAGCAAACACGTGGGAATCACCCAATGATTCCCCAGCAGTTTCATATGGTGTTATGATATTGAATGGTCTCCAGATAGAATACGGTAAAGCATATTGCTTATTGTATGCCCTGACCATTCTTTCGTTCACCACCTTACTCAAACCATAATCAGTCTTTGGAATGGGTGGATGTATGTTACTGCCCTTGTAATCATACATGTGGGATTCATGTGAAGGAATGAGTCCAATAGATACACTCTCATAAACCATAGACGATGAGATGAAAACGAAGTTCTCAACATCTGTGCATGTGGCAGCAGCTTCCAAACAGTTTGCATTGATAGCTGTGTCACGACCCAAAATATCAGCAGCAAATCTATTGAAGCCCCCAACACCGTAAATGGTTGCAGCACCCTGAATGATAACATCCGGCTGGTATGCTGTGAACAGGTCCATAACGACTCTACGATTTGTCAGGTCTGCTTCCATGAACAAACAGTCATCATCTGTCAGGTTCTGATTACGTCTACCGTGCCGGGACAGATTGTCGATCCCCATGATATGGTAGTCTGTCTTGAACCATCCAAGGGTTTTGATGATGTGACTCATCAAACTGCCATCAGAGCCACACACTATAATTTTTTTCATGTCTATTCTTTCCATGGATTGTATGTAATCACACCGGGTGACATCATCGGCAAGTGCCACTGGAACCATTCTTTATCGAATACCTTGTGTGGTGTCATAACCACAACAGCATCCACACCACTCACCAGAAGATGTGTACGAGCTTGGATCATTCCTTCAACATATGGGTCATACATGGTCACTTTCAAGCCGTGCCTCTTACAAATCTTCTTGAATTTGTATGATAGTGAGTTTCGAATATCATCAGACTCAGCCTTGAAAGCAGCACCAAGAATCAAAACCCGGTCAATAGTTTTTCCAACACGTGCAGCCTTGATCATCATCTGATCATAAACAAATTCCGGCATACTCTCATTGATATGGAAAGCTGTGCTTATCAGTTCAGGGAAAGCAAATTTTGTAGTAAGGAATTTACCATCCTTGAATAGGCACGGCCCACCCACGTTTGGTCCCGGCTTGGGAACATCAAGTCTTTCATACCCCTCATTGAAGTCCTCAATCATCTCAAATGCATCAACGTCATATTGCTTACACACCATGTACATTTCGTTGGCAAATGCAAAATTCACATAACGGTACATATTGGTCATCAGCTTGCCGATTTCAGCAGCTTCATATGGCATGAATTTATACACAACCCCAAGAGTTTTGATGAACTCCCAAAGTTTGGCATGAACACCCACACCCTCTTCATCAGGATCGACCCCAATCATCCAATGGTGTTTGGTAGTCTCCACCAACCCCTTACCCTGTGCAACACGTTCTGGGATGAAGTAAACGTCTACCCGGTTTTTGATCTGTAACATTGGCACACCACCATAGTAGTTGATCTTATTGAACAGCCGTTTTTTGAAAAGACGTGTAGTGCCGGGTGCAACTGTCGATCTTAGTATTATGGCCTTGGTCCCACCAGACTTGATGTTTTCGGCAATGGCTGTTCCAATTGTGTCGGCCAACTCCATGATGTCATCAATACGTGGGTTACCTTCATCATCAACCGGTGTACCGATCATGATAGCAATAATATCAGACTTTTTGAGAGAGTCGTATTCGGTTGTGAAGAACAGGTTGCTTCCAACATACTTTTTAAGCTGTTCCTGACCACCTTCTTCAATGAAAGGCATCTCACCCCGGTTCAACTGACTGACCCGTTCCTGAGACAGGTCTATTCCATACACAATGTTATCTGGACGTGAGCACACCAGTGAGAACGGAATCCCCACATGACCACCAGCCCCAATTATAGATACAATCATAATCTTTTTTCTCTCCAACGTTCAGGGTAATCTGTGCACACACCACCAATATTTGTGTAAAAATCCTGATCAAAGTCAGAAGCTGAGTTTTCAGGCAGTGCTAATATCGTCATATTTGTGTAACCCTTCCCCGTAGAATGGGCAAGTGGATGCATCCATACCCAACCCCATGATGTTAGGGTGTAATCATCAGTATCATGCCAAAAATAGTGGGCATCTTTGTTTGAGAGGAAACCCAATGCTTCAACATTCTTGGCATGTAGAATCACCTGATACTTGATCTGGGCAAGGAAATCCCAAGAAACCTTATGTTCCGGAAAGTCATGGCCAAGCCAACATTCACCCTCTACATACCAAAAATCAATCTCTACATTAAATTGAGCAGATATTGCTTTGTTGATTTGGCTTGGATGATTTTCCCATTGTCTGTTTGACCCATCCAGATTTCCACGATGGCTGTATATCTTCATCTATAAAACTCCACATTACATTCCTTACCCACGTCATCCGGTTTTACATCATACTTGAACCCACAGAAGTCCAAGTATTTCGTAACATTAGACAGATTGTTGCCCGTACCCTGATACAGTTCAACCGTGTAAGCACATTCCAGCCGACCGGCTTTTAGATCGTTTATGTAATGGCCCATAGATAGCAGCACATTGTAATCATTACCTTGTGCATCAATCCACATGTAGTCAATATCACCCTCTATTTTGAACACTTCAATGAACGTCTCCAATCTCATACACGGTACAGGATAGGAATGAGTCATCTTGAAGTCTGACCGGTTTTCCCACTTCTCGTGGATTTTCTCATCAAACTCATAAAGACTAGAACAGCCCCAGTCACCCTGACCGGCAATATTGAACGTCTTGAAACCATCCTCAATATCAACAGCCATTGGGATGATATTGACTCGTGGGTCATTGAATTTGGGCCACAATGCTTGGGATACCAATTCCCGTGTGGGTTCAAATCCGTAATATGTGTGTGTCGGGTATTTGTCCAGTAACGGCTGTGTGTCTGAGCCGGTGTTAACACCAATCTCGAATATGTTTTTAGTCATCCACGACATCCTCTGGCTTACTTGATTGCATAAACTTCTCAAGCTTTATAATTTTCTTTTCAATCTGATTTTCTACTATTGCTGCATTTATCAAATCCACATCCGGTTCCAGAGACATTGTGATAACAGCCATCAAATCACCCAATTCAATAGACAGACGTTCCCGGTTCGTATGTGGTTGGCCGGGTTGAACTTCGTGTATACCAAATCTCAACATCTTGGTAGCACGTTGCTGCACTTCAGCAGCTTCTTCAATAAGGATGGTTAGAAGCTCACGTTCATATGGTGTTGGTAGTGGTTCTGGTGTTACAAATTTTTCAGTCATGTTCAATCCTATACATAAAGGTGGGCCGGGTTTTCGTCAATCATAGCTTCATCATCTAATTATCCCTCAAGAACGTGTTTAGGTCTTCCGGAGTACCAATCCCCCACATACGGTCTATCTGCTTGACACGGACCTTCTTACCGGCTTCTATGGCTTGATTAAAGACAGGGCACACATAGAACTCACCATTGGTCCGGATATCCTTCTCAATCATCTGTTCAGCAAACTTCACATAGTCCTTACCATGTGACCAATAATACAAACCAACTGTTGCATTGTCAGATATTGGTTGCTTCTCAGCCACCTCTGATACGAATCCATCATCACCCACCTTGGCATATGACCATTTTGGATGTGTTGATTTGAATGTCAGTATCCCGGCATCAATCCCATCAGCCTTGAATGCATACATACATTCATTGGAATCCCACTCTATATACTGGTCTGAGTTACAGATCAATAGTGGATTTGAGTTGTTGATCAGGTTCTTGGCCAACAGAGTCGTGCAGGCAGCACCCTCAGTCACCCCATCAACCTGAATTATCTCACAACCCGGTGTGATCAATTCCAACATGTATTTGAGATTGTATTTCTTGTAGTGTTCCTTCTGGACAATGTAGATAAAATTGGCCTCAATGTTAAGGTTCTCCACAACCAACTGGATCATTGGTTTACCTTTGACCTCAATCAATGGCTTTGGAAACGTGTAACCGGCATCAGCAAATCTGGAACCGGCTCCGGCCATGGGGATCAACACGTTCAGCTTATTGTCATTCCATTTCATTTTGATCTGTCCACTCTGCTTCATGTCGAGCCATTCCATCTGACTCATGATTTTCTCACGTGTCAAATCACGTGGGTCCTCAACTTCCAGAAGATGTGCACCGGAAGCCACTGCACCTTCACGACCGATATGAGAATCCTCAACGATAATTGTAGATGCTGGAATTGCATTACATTCTATCATACACTTCCAGTACATGTCAGGATATGGCTTCGATCTTTCCACATCCTGATTAGATACCATATAGTCAAAGTATTCCAGAATTCCAAGAGACTTCAGGGAAGTTTCAACCGTTTCACGGATTGCATTTGAAGCACATGCCAGTTTGTAGCCGTTCAGCTTTATCCAGCTACACAACCCGATCAGATACAGGTTCTTCTTGGTCTTGTTCAGTAGAAATTCCTTGGTGTAATGTTGTTTACTTCTCCATATATGACCATGATAATGTTCTGGCAGATTCTTCTCATCTGTCAACATCTTCAGTTTTCTGGATGTGGATAAACCGTCATAACGTGATAGATGCTCTTCACGAGTAATAACAAAGTCATCAGCTATCTCAGCTAGAGCCATGTTCAGGGTTTCGTAGTGGATTTCACGTGAGTCTATCAACACCCCATCAAGATCGAATATGATAAGCTTGTTGTATGTGTTAATCAAATGTTTTCACCTCTACACATCTCAGATCATCAAAAACTGCAACACAAAGCTTACCACCAAACACAGCACCCCCATCAATATTAAGACGACCCTCATCAACCCTCAACTCACCATCCTTTGATAAAAACGTTTGTATAATCACACGATGATACGGCTCCTTGCTGATCGGTGTGTGACCATGGACAACAACAGCACCCGGAACCGGCACATTCATGTAGTTTCTGGACCACAGCATTGTATCCTTCTGTTCTGGTGTATTTTCACCCTCAAGATACACTGGCAGGAAATTGGAATGAACACAGATCACTTCATGGTTGTCACCAAACGTGACATAGTATGGAAGGTTTTTCATCCATACAACATCCGATAGGAAAGCTTCCCTCTCAGCTTTAGAATCTGTATACAATTGCTGATATGAGAATAGAGTTTCCCTACCCCCATTCATCATCCATGAGTCTTCCAACCCACTATCCCACATGAACATTTCATGATTACCCATCACGACATGCTTGGTTCCCACCGGCTCCCACTCACGTACCGACTTTACAACCAATGCAGATTCCGGACCACGATCAATCAGATCACCCAGAAACACCACATGGTCTTCAGGCTCCATCTGTGTCTCTATCCATTCACGTGCTTTCATATACACGTTAAACATTCCGTGTATGTCACCTATAGCAAATATTTTCATGAGTATTTTTTACCTTCTGGAACTGGTATGCATATAAACATATCCCTCATTGCATTCAACCCTTCTTGTGGCATTTCATACAAGTGCCACTTATTGGGTTTCAACAACTTCGTGTATGTGTCCATACACAACCCTATCTTGATCCGGGCACCACGAAGTCTCTGGGACCACTCGATATCCTCTTCATCACCCCAACATCTGGATTCATCCAATGGAATTGCTTGAAGAACTTCTATGTTTGCAGTGATCATCCCACCGGAGATGTATTGCATGTTTGTCATGTCTTGAACTTCATACGGCACACCACAGACATACTTTGGATCATTTTCATTGGGTGCAACCTGCATGAAAAGGTTTCTCAGTTGTGGTTGACGTTCCAACATAGCCGTAACGAATCTCTGATCCAACAACCAGTCTGAATGTCTCTCACCTTCCATGGTGTATATTGGATTGACCACGACTTGGATGTGATCGTTATCATCCCACCATTTTAATATCTTATCAACCCAATCCGGTTGAAATTCATAATAGTCATGGACCAGACACACTTTGTCAAATCCATACTCATGGGCCACGTTGACCAGAAGATTCTTCTTCTGTGTGATCCAACCCTTTCGTGGTTCATCATAATAATATGGATAGAACGAACCCATATGCTTCGATTGATCGATCAGTTCCCTATAACCAATCACAGCCACCATACCATGAGGCATATCAAATTGACTAATAGCCGACCCGATACATTTATCAAGTGTCTCTATGTCCGTTGTCGGACCTGCACAAATTCCAATAAACATATCACCACTTCCTCTTGTCAAGTTCGATCAGGACATCTTCGATATCATCAACCGTGCAACCTATCGAATGGTTCTGAACCACATACCGATAACCTTCATATTCGTTGAAATAATTATCCATACCCACACAGTTCCACCAGTCTCTGTCATCATCCTGATATACATACTCAATAAATTCCATCAACTCAGGTTCTGAGTCATACACGAATCCATGCTTCTGAAGTTTGAGAGCACCCGGTGTTTTACGAGCAAACCATGGCACACTATGATACATAGCCTCAAGCAGAACCAACCCAAACCCTTCTTCATAGGAATTTAGTATATAACCATTGGATTTGTGGATGGCCCACTGAACTTCATCAAATTCTGCATCCGTGATCACCCGTACTTGATCAGTTTGTTGTGGTGCATTCTCAGGCATACCATATCCATAGAGTACCAGTTTAGCATCAATAGGAGAAAAGTTCCAAGCATCAGCTAATTCCGTCATAGCCTTGTGTGGATAAAAACCACCAGCCGAAACGAAGTATGGCACATCCTCTTTCACAAAATCACGATTCATATAAGCTTCAGGTGCTGATATAGCATCACCCATTTTGATACCATGTCTGACTCTTCTTGCCTTGTCGAGATACCCGGCATTGGCAATATGATTCAGATCAGCCACGGTGGAGTATCCAAGGAAATCTGAAAACCTCATCCCATGCATACATATATCAGAGTTTGACGGCTTGATGATCATGTACAGGATTGGTGACCGGATGTTGAATGAGTGTTGGTGGACAATGTTCTGCATATGGACATCACCACCATGGACCACAATAAGGTCCCACTGACGGTTTAACGTCTCAGTAGGGTTATCCACCACCCACACACCATTATGCTTACCCTGAACGGCCCTATGCTCTCCTGTGAGCACTGTAACCGTGTGGCCACGTGCCAGAGCTTCTTCAGCCATTTGTTGTGTGTAATATTCAGAACCACCCGGAAATGGAGCATACCGGTGGACTACAAACAGGATATTTTTTGGAGTGTTCATTTATTGTACCACATCACATGGGTTGTACCCTCTGGAATCTGTCCAGTCAGGACCTTCGACGGCATGGCAGCACCATGGATGACATCAGACATACCTACCAATTGATCACCAATTACCCACTGTCCATGTCCATCATAATCAACGAAAGCACCTTCTTCACATGCATCTGTGAAATCTTCAATAGTCATAAACATGCTATCAAACTCATCACCCCAAAATTCACGGGCTTCTGAAACAGTTTCTCTATAGCTCATATCCACCATCCTCTGGTTTTACACCAAAATGATACCAGTCTTTCTGTTCAGCCGGTCTCATATTGTCAAATTCTGTGTCGGCATCCACATCACCACAATAATCGGTTGAGTAGACCATATAAAGACCTTCTATCACATAGAAGCCTTCCTTGATTCCGTCTTCTAACACACCTTCGACTGTATAGTCAAGCCCCGGCCCATAATTATCTTCATAATCAGCACCACCACCTTCATATGCATAGATATCGACAGTTGGTCTATCCCTATGATCCTCATGAAGAACCCGGAAGAGAACAGTGGATTTCTCAGATGGATTTGGACAATCATTATCCTCATCAGGCAGTGCTTTTATGTAATCCACAAGATCAAGCTGAAATTCAGTCATTGATAATCTCCACCATCCTGTAATCTGTTGTTGTTTTTGTGTATGGAACAACACGGGCAAAGGTAAACTCACCCTGATTCACAAGATCAGACATCACAGACGGCACACCACTACTGGTCCATTCCATAACATAGAACAGACCTCTAATCAGGTAAACCTCACGGATTTTCTCCCGACCATCATCTGTCATAAACCGTGACACGGATATGACCTTCTCTACTAGAAGATCATCAAGCCACATATCAACGAATTCTGCTTTGGTAACCATTTTCATATCCTCATCCATAATGCACAAACGTCTCCCACCAATCTAGGAAGTTATCGGTATTCACACAAGCTGGTGGGACGTTATTTTTCCACACGGGTTGATTTACCATCTTCAACCACTTGCTTCTATCGGAATCAATTTCCTTGACCACCTCAACAACCTCATTGAAATTGGTGTAGTCATGGACATTGATAAATCTGTCTGGATTGAAGTCACGGTGGACAAACGAGCTACCGAAATAAATTGGAATCACCCCTGCATATAGAGCATCCAGAATCTTCTCAGTGACATAACCGGGATATGTACCATTCTCAAATGCTATATTGAATTTACGTTGCTTTACGAAATCCATCTTGTGACGTGGGTCATCACGTGGCAGGACATATCCAATATTATTGAACAAGGGTCCACCACAATCAACCTGTTTGTATTTACTCAATGTCTCAACAAAATGATTCCGGATAGGCTGGTTTGGGTTGGACTGGACAAACGTACAGAACCCGGACGGCACATCAGCATCAGTTTTGCTCAACAAACTATTCAGGTGTAGAACATCACTCGTAACACCCTCTGCCTTGTACATATGCATCTCTGGTACGTATAGAGGCAGTCTGTAATGCTTTGGTGAGTTCTCATGGTCAAACGTTATGGCCCTGTCATAGGTCCAGTAATTTGGACGGAAATTCTCACCCGTGTACAGGATACGGACACAGTTCTGATACTTGTAGTGTTCTTCACCAAAATTCGGATCACCGAAAATCAGATAGTCACACTCTTCGGGTTTGACTACTTCAACATGATATCTCTCACCCAACACACCAGTGAAGAATTTTTCAGCCGTGCCGAATGTTGACGAAAATCCAAGTCTAAGTTTTTTCATAGTTTCATTTTCTATCCATATGTTTTGAATATTCAAGCACTCGTTTATCATGTTTGTAGAAGTATTTCAACCAGATTTTCTTGGAAAACTTACTTACCTTGTAATATCCTTGATAGATAAAGCCGAAATAGTACAGTAATAGAATATAGAGGTTTATCATATAACCCCTTGGTGTTCGATCATTACTTAACATAAGCCACCAGAATATCAGCACTTATTTCACCATCAACTGTCTCATAGGTGAAATTCGGATTGATTTCCTTGAGGATGGTAAGAGCCTGTTCTTCCGTGACTCCGTTCCATTCAGCAGAACCAAACAGTCTTCTGTCATCTATTATTATTGTACTGTTTGGATCATAATGCTCTTTAATGGCACGAAGTTCTGATAGAATAGGTGTCCCACCATCCTCACCACCGGGCAGGGGTCCAGATGCATGTGCATCAAGCCAGAACGTGGCTAATGGCTTTGGATTATCTTCCGGCATAGATATAGCAATCTCTTTAATCCACTTTGGACTGTCACCACAATAGACCATAGCCTCTCTTTCGAACATGATTGCTGCACGTTCAGCCAGATCATCATCCAGTTCTATTGAGTATATTTCCTTGAACATTTCTGAAGCCACGGCAACCTTTATCCCAAGGCCGAAATACGTTCCAGTCTCAATGAAAATATCACCCCTGCCATATTCTTTCAACATACCAACAGTGATATGACATGAATCTGGAGTAGGTTCAGGGATTTTTTCATAGGTTCTTTTCTGGGCTTCTTCCATCTGCATGGCAATATCCTCATCAACGAAATTCATATCATCGGTTGGCTTGTACCAGAACCAGATATCACCCTCAAGTGTGTGGACCAGAGGTGTGTGTGAATTCTCCATTCTCCATTGAAAAACTTTCTCATGGTTTACATCATAGAGAAACACCATCCCACCCGGTTGAAGCAGATCATACTCAACAGAGAAATCCTCATCCATCAGATCACCCTTCCAGATCAATATTGTAGGGTCTCCAACAACATCAGGCTGGACCTCAAGCTTCTTCAACTTCTTCAGCTTATACGGTTTCAGAATATCCTTATGAACCTTAAATACGGGCTTCTTCTGTCTTTCGATATACACCCATGCCTGACCCAGTTCTTTCATTACTCAGTTTCCCTGTATTTTTTATCCATGACCTTGTTCCATTCCGGCACCCGATCATATTGGTGTACGATTGCATATGGCTTGCCTTGTGTATTCATGACCTGCTCACCATCCCACACAGGTTCAGTAGACACAAGATTATCTCTGAATTCTTCAATCTTGGATGGATCAGCCGTTGTTCCAGCCTGACATGCCCAAGCATTCTCATCAGCAACGATATAGTTATTGAACAGTGGTGCTACAATGTTATAAGCAGCCTGATCTGGGCCACCCCCACCCGGCACATGATATGGTGCACCACGAGATGTTAGGAAGATATGAAGGAACAAGTCCAACATTGTCCTACCGTCACCATAGATCACACCAGCATTGATAATTTCCTTGTTGGAAAATTTATCGGCAATGGGTGGACCAAATGATTGTGTGATATTATTCCAACCCCACGGCTCATCCTTATACAACAAACCCTCACCAGATGATAGGATTTTAGTATCTTTCGGCAAACCATCCGGATCGTTATATATTTCCTTGGCTCGTTCAAATGGATCAGACTGGAATACAACATCCTTGACATCACATGCCAGAATGTTTGCAACAGGAATATCCTTCAGGAATGCCCAATAGTGATAGAAACGGTCAACACAGATGTTAAAGGTGTCTACGTTCTGATAGGTCACCCCATCACCATCTTCAGCCTTCTGGTGACCAAACAGGGTCCACCCCCGGTCTTCAAGCTTGTCAATCAAAGCCTGCTTGGCTGTATAGATTATCATGCACTTGTGGCCATCAAACCCTGTATTCTCCAATGATACGACAAAAGGCTCGACATCCTTCCACTCGTATCCATGTATTGCTCCAATTACTAGATTTTTCATGTCAAATTTTCTCCAAGATTCATAATCCTATTTCCAACTTCAAAGAATTTCTTTGTCACGGAATTTTGATTGCCAGCTAATCTATATCTTAATGTGTGTAGATTGGTTGCAACCCTCTTATGATCAAGAGTGTTCCGTAAGAATTCCCGATCACCACCCCATTCAGCATCCCATAGATATGAGAACCTACGAATATAATCAACCCTGAAACAATATGATGATGTATCGATCAGATAACCGTTTTTCTTATCACCATAGATTGGTTCTGGATATATGGATTCACATAAGTCCAGAATAACCTCATCACCATCTTCATCAATGATCTGTCTTTTGGAGTGTGACATCCATGCATCAGGTTCAGCCTCAAGAGCCTTGACACATTCTTCTACATGGTCCGGTGCATACTCATTATCCTCATCAAGAAAAAACACATACTTGAATCGTGATGTGGGTATCAACTTTGGAACTGCTGCATACACTCTATGACCATACCAGTTTCCATCATCTTTACCGACATTCCATGGAAGCATGAGAAGATGATCCATATTGGTAAAACCCTGTGCCAGTGCTCGTTTGTTGTACCGGGCAACATGCTCTTGACCATCAACAACCATCAGATGGTGCACATGACCATATGACTGCTCTCTGACCGACCGTCTACAATCCTCAAAGTGATCCCCCACAACCGTAGGGGTTATCACCAATACCGGGCTACTCATTTATTATCCAGACATACTTGGTATCTGTCCCATGCATCTGCTGATCCATCCATCCGAAGCTTCCACATGAGTTTAGTAGCACCCAGAAACGGGATGGTGGATTCCCAAGCTTCAACTTCCAGTTCATCGGCATTTCTGAAAAGGCTGATACGTTCATCTGTAGCATCAGCTACCAAGTTTCTGAGACCTTCCTGCAAATTAAGAAAGATGACAACCTGTTTATCACCCTTCCGGAATACCAACCAACCACTGTCAAGATCGGGGTGACCCATAATGTCAACAACAAACTTACCATTCTTGATGGTCACCTTTGTGTTGTTCTTGTGGAAGAGCACACATGTTCCATAATAGTTCTCTACCTTCCAGTCACCTTCAACAACCGGCTCTGGTGCTGGTGTAGGTTCTACTGGAACCGGCTCTGGTGTGGCTTCAGGACCGGGTACAACCGGCTCTGTTACTGGTGCTGGAATAGCTGTGCTGGAAACTTCAGTATCTGGTCCACCCCCAAGGGTTGCCAAGTAGTATACACTCCAAATGGCTATTAACAGACCAACTCCAATTGCAATCAATGTCTTTTTACCTGTTGTCATGATCATTTATCTCCTGTTGATCCTAATCCACCAGCATCACCCAACACACGATCAGTCTTCTGACCCGGTGGTTCTTTCAAATGTTTGAGTTTATAATCTTCACTCTTGACCAGTTCTATCTGACACAACCGTTCACCACGTTCAATGTCAACACCAGATACATCATCTGAGCTATTCATCATCAGTGGCATGTAGAGTTGGCCGGTATAGTCCCAGTCAATAATCCCCGTGCTGTGTGCTAGACACAACCCCTTCTTGATCCCCGTAGAGGACCTGACATGTACTTTGAGATGGTAACCTTCTGGGATATCAAAAATCAGACCAGTGGGCACTAGAATTCGATCACCGGGCATGAACCTCAAGGTATTACCCCTAAGTTCCCGTTCCATGGGTGAGTTATGCTTATCGTAATACTGTATTACACCATCTGTTGTCTGGAATGCCACGTCGAAACATGCAGCCCCCAGTGTAGACTTTTTAGGTCCTTCAAAAGACTGGTCAAGCTTATATATTCCCAATTTGGGGAGATTTGCATTTTTTTCCATAATATCCTCAATGTTATTTCAATAAAATTTGGCCGGGATGAAGAAGCTTCCACCCGTTTTCAATCATCCTATCAACTTCTTTCAGTGCCTCTACCGTTTCCGGTGAAAGCTCACTACCTATTCCCGTCTTTATCTTCTTGGATTTGGTCTGTGAAGGTACGGAAATCTTCTGCACTTGAAACTTTTTTGCCATGGTCATTACCATTTCCTATATTGTACTTTGGAACGAGACTCCAAGTGGCTTTATCCCTATGTGGGATAATTTTCAGGTCCTTCAAGGTTACAACCGGTTCTTTCGACTTATCCGGATCAACAAGTTCGACAAGACCCCACTCTGCCAAGATGTTGGCAATGGTGTTCCTTCTAGCCACATCATCTTCAGAGAAATTGGTTGGTTTCCCATCCAACATGAAAAGTTCCTTGAAGTGAACTATGTAATATTTCGTTCTTTGATATTTACTCAGGATGTGACAAGATTGCCATAGGGTTTTTTCATCATGTGATGAGATACCGATACGTGTAAGAGTCTCTCTAACCTTCAAAAAATCATCTGGTTTCGGTAGTCTTACTTCAATGAAAGTGTTCACCAGATCATTGTTATTATCCATTATTCAATCCACCTTTTTGTATTGTTCTTATTATATCTTCAAGCTGGTCATCTGTTAATAGGTTGAGTATGTCTTTAGCTTGATCTTTACCACACTCATAGTATTCAATGATGACATCAATATTATCCTTGGTGTCATTCTTTTTACGTTTAGCCCAAAAGTGTGGTCTCTTGTATTTACGAATAGTATTTAGAAGATAATCATATTGTAGTTTATTATCAATGTGATGGTTGATATTCATCTCATTACCGAAGAGAAGGCAGTCTGGTTGCATAGACATAGCCATGTTCACTACATAGGATTTATATTCCTTCTCATTCTCTGATGTGAGAAGGTTTTCACCACTTGTGGTTATGCTATAAATTATGTCCTTGAACAGGTCCATCACAGACTCCTAAAATACATGATATCCAAATCATCCCAGTTGCCAAAAATCTTAAGCTCTTTCAATGGGATTTCATAGTAGCTGTCATAAACACCATCCCTGTTCCTCTTCTCAATAGGCCCTATATCCTCATCACAGTATTTTCTAACTACATCACCCGTATATGTAAACACTTTGTCATATGTCAAGTTAGACACAACCTGCAAATATGGAGTATCATCCCTGAGATATTTCAGCTTACGTGGAAGGTGGTGAATATATGACTCATGTTCCGTCCACCTCTTCTTCCAGTGCCGTTTCATCTCAAGTTCAATCAACCCATACAGACTATTATTAACCGGGTCCACGACATACATATCCACATCAAACTCCACACCATCTATAATTCTTATATTCTTCCCATGAAGATTAAAAACATCAGCAAGATATTTCCTGAAGTCAGAATGCTTATGGGCAAACTTCAGGAAATTCACACGTGAATCATCATCTTTGTAGGTTGCATACTGCTGGGCCTTGAAATATTCCTTCTTAACTTTTCCCAATTGAACAATCCATCATCAACTCAGTTAAGCAGGCTACAAGGTTCATTTCTGAATCAGCCACAAAGGCATCCTGATACTGATACCGGGCTAGGATGATAACAGCAGTGGGGATCGAATCCTCTGGCATGTTCTTTGACAATTCATCGTAAATCTTTCGATACACAACTTTGGTTTCTATGTCTGAATTGTCAACAGCCCAACTTCTGATACTCTGAAAATCCTTGTTCTTCATGGCTTCTACAAGCCCGGTGAAGTCCCTTACTTCTTTAAGGTGCTTGTATGCCTCTACATCCAAAGAACCCCCTTTGGTGATGGCCTGAAGCTCATTAAGGGTCCTTCTGAAGTCTGGGAAGTATTTCTTTATGACCCTAGCCAGAACCTGTTTATCATACGTTATCTCATTTTTACCCAACAGCCCCCCACACAGCTTGAAAAACTGCTTGGCCATCTCTGGCTTCTCATCGTTCTGGAGACGAAAATCAACCAGTGTGCATCTGGAATGAAGAGCCTCAATAATTCTCTTTGGGTTATTACATGTGAAAATGAATCGGCAGTTATTTGGAAACTCTTCCATCACACCCCTGAGTGAATCTTGTGCCTCTGGTGTTATACCATCAGCCTCATCCATGATGATGACCTTGTAACCACCCTGTAATGGAACAGTGGATGCATACTGGGGAATCTTGGTACGAGTCATATCAATACCCCGATCCTTTGACGAATTCAGCTTCAGGAACGGCAAATTCAATTCCTTGCACATAGCTTGTGCAACTGTTGTCTTACCAATACCGGGTGAGCCGGTCAGGATCATGTTTGGGATATTACCGGATGCTACGTGTTCTTCAAACGACTTTTTCAATCTTGCCGGTAGGATACAATCCTCTATGGTGGTTGGCCGGTTCTCTTCAGACCAGATATATTTACTCATAATCATCTCCAATATCATCAACAGAAATCACGTAGTTCAATTTTTGGTCTGGTGTCTGAAACCTGACAAACTTTGATGGGATGATATCCACCTCATAAGACATAGGAAGTATTCTAACGTTCTCCCACCTCAATGCTGTTGTAAAATCACCATCTCCAGTATATTCACCATATTCACTGGACAGTGAATTATCGGTAAACTCTGATGTTGATTCCATATAGACCTTACCACCCTTCCCCAATATTTTCAGAAACGGCAAGCTATTTGTTGACGAAATTCTAACAGCCTGTTTCAGGTCCTCATTCGTTATGGAGAACGAATATTCACCTTCCAGTCTCACCCGTTTATCTTTAGGTGAACTTATCAGGCTGGATGGTGTACGGTGGAATTTGAACTTCATTCTTCCTTTAGAGATTTCCACATAGTTATCTTCAAACGTCAATTCCGGATCACCTTCAAACAATGAGATGGTGGAAATGAACGATGATAGATCATGTATCCCAAACTCTATAGGGAAGTTTTCCTCAACTTCTGCCCAAGCAATTATATCACCAGTGTCACCCTGTACGGACTGGGTGGTTATATAGTTACCCGGCATCAGCAGGATGCTTGGTTGAATTGATTGGAAATTTTTCAGTAGGGATATTGTTCGTTTAGATAATATCATTCACTTGTCTCACAATAATTACGAATCACACCGTCTACAACATGTTTCAGATCATCAACAGTACCATCATTATAGATGGTCCCTGTGTATTCATGACCAATCCATGCCCATTCAGATATATGGATATCCGGATAGAGATTTTCCATGGTCTTGCCAACTTTAACGTTAACATTATTCAGTGTAGATGTGTTCTGGATTTCAGCAGTTCTGTACCATTCTGGATCATCACCACGTTTCACCCTATAACACTGGCCACCCCATTCCTTGATACAGTTTATTTCATTTGGGAATCGTACATCAGTAATTACGAAATCCTTCTGTTTTGGATTTCTCTTCATCCGTGACAATGTTGCCGAAGTCCATAATGACTGGCCGAAAATGTTTCGACCGGCTTCAGTACCCATTAGTTGTAGGGCAAGCCGTGGAGTGAAATCCGGCACATGATCTTTATAAATCGGGAGATCAAGCTCTTTTTGCCAGAACTCATCAACCTCTTCTCTCCACTCTCTGGATTGGGATGTATCCCCTTCCAGCATTTCACGTGGCCAGCCAAAGATAGCAGCAGTAGCATCTTTCAATGTATCTGCAAATGCTATCTTTTCAAAACCGTGCTGTTCAACGAGAATATCACCCACAGTTCCCTTACCGGAACCAATAAATCCTATGATACCAATAATCATTTTTCATCATCTCTCTCTCTTTTTTATTGCTACAACCTTCCGGTCATTGCTGCAATAGATTTCATATCACCAGTGAATGCATATGTTCCAATATGCTGGGTTTTCATCCAAGGACATAGCCAGATGGCACCACCGATATTTCTCCAGTATTGACAGAACATATAGTCTTCACTGAGATACCTATGACTCACCGGATCAATAACTGTGTCGAAATATGCATGGATATATCGTGAGCCATCAAAATTTGCCTGTCCCTTATGATCTGGCTTGTATCTCAAATGTGGGTATGCATCCTTGAATTTCAAGAACACCTCACGTTTTATCATCATGTAACCAGTTCCAATTTCAAGAACTTCCAATGGTTCAACAACGGAAAACGACTTAGTGCCGGGGACCGGGTTGAACACGTAATCACCAACGAGTGTTTCCAACATTGCTGGGTTTGGTGCATCATGACCATTCTTTTCAGCAGCAGCAAATGCAGCAGCAACGTTATTCCAGTTGATCGACTTCTTTGGATATGGAGCACCTATAATCTCACGATCCATAGCCAGCAACTCTAACACATTCTTTGGATCGAAGTGGACATCAGAGTCGATGAATATCATGTGTGTCATACCAGACCGGAGAAATTCATCCACCACATAATTACGTGCACGTGTAATCAGACTCTCGTTAAAAAGGAAACTGAACCTGATTTCAATACCATTAGCCATACAGAGTCCCTGTAGGTCCAGACATGCTTTCATGTAAGGGCCATGGCACATCCCACCATACATCGGAGTGGCCACAAAGAGTTTACGTTTACGAAGTTCTTCTATTGGAACTTCTAACTTGAATCCTTGTGGCTGTTGTACGGGCTTGGGAGAGCCACCGGGAGCCTTTAGGGGTGGTAGGTTAAGGTTGGTAGTGGTGCTTGGGATTTCAGCCTTGAGAGGCATCTTTGGTTTTAGGGATTGAGTCTTTTTGTCTTCCATTATGATCCACCAGTTAATAAAATAAATGAGACAGACCAACATGGCTTGTCTCATCTATTTATGGGCACATCACAGGAAGAGGGTGATTAATTCCATTCAACAAATTTGAAATCTTGTGGATCACCCAATATGAAATTACTTTCTGTTGTCTCAGGCTCGATTTCCTGAACCGTGTTAACATATTCCACCACACCCGGTTTAGCATCTGGAGATGGTTTATTGTAATTCATATCAATCCGTTCATCCATTTTGGAGTACAGTTCAATGAATGAGTTTTTAGTAATCTCATCAAACCGGTTGATACCAATTGTTATGGCTTTCCGTCTGTTACGGAAAATAGTGAATGCTTTGACAATATGCACCAACCTACGAGTCGATATCAGGTCACTAACGATACCATCATTAAAATCGTTTCTGGTTTTCTCAGACCACATGGTGAGGTTTGTGGCAAATTCCTCATCAACAAACTTCAACTTCTCCATCATGTTCATGACGATCTGGTGTTCAATAACCCGTTTAGGATAGTCCTGTTCGAATGAGAAAGCAAACCGTTCAAGGAAAGCTTCATTCATATAGTTGTTCCCAACATACCGGTTATCAGTGGAACCACGACCCTTTGTATTAGCAGTGGCAATCACCATGAACCCATCAGCAGGTTGGACAACCTGACCGATTTTCTTGATGTAGATAGGACGACCATCCAGCATCTGTTGCAGGCACATGATTTTCATCATACCCATGTCAACCTCATCAAGGACCAGTACGGCACCCCGTTTCATGGCTACAACAGCAGCACCATCTTCCCACACCGTGCTACCGTCAATCAACCGGAACCCACCGATCAAATCTTCTTCACCGGTTTCCTCATCGAATGATGTGACGATACACTCACGATTCAGTTGTGCACAAACCTGTTCACACATCATGGTTTTCCCATTACCGGAATCACCTGATATGAAAATTGGTGAGAACTGTCCACTTTCCAGAATTGTCCGAATATCACGAAAGTGACCAAACGGCACATATTCATTCACCTTGACTGGGATCAATGACCCCTTTTCGAATTCACCAATAGTAACGACTGGTTTATCTACGATCATGGCACTCATTTTTTCAACTGTGTTTTCTTTTCTCATGGTTTGTGTCATAGCACATTGTCCTTATGTTTGTCAAATCAAATCGGAGATATAATCAACATATTGTCGGATGAAAATCCGTTCCTTCTTCAGCTTATCAAAAATCTTATCACTATGTGATGTGATGTGGATACGTGGAGAGACCACAAACTCAATGTCATATCCCACGGAGTCGAGAACTATGAAATCCTCAGTTGCAAGAGCTTTTTTTTCAATAGGCAGATAGTTCAGGTCTTTCACCAAATCGATATGAATAAGATTGACATTTTTCAGTCTCTCTTTCAGATGAAGCAAAATCAGATCATTTTCAGTTCTGATCGATTTGTTATTCAACATATAATTGGTCTCTGGATCATATGTAACAAAATTCTTCAACACGGCACCCTCTGAATTCCTCAAACTGTCTGTTGCACAACCATCGGTTATGAATATCAGGTTATTCACCTCAGTGCTGTTCCTATTCTGAAACCGTTGCATAATATTCTGGGAGATTAACGTAGAACCCAACAATGGAGTAGAAGACAACTTTGTGTGTCTATATGCACTGTTTGCACCCATGGTGTAAACAACCTCACAGGCTTTGTTGAAATCCTCAATTTTCATATCACTCGACAATATTTTCCACAACTGGAATTTGGCACCTTGATCAATATTGAACATATCATCAGCTTCTTTTTCGGAAAACGGGTAACCACCTCTTTTACTATTGAAGGTGTAAATCTCAAACGGTATCCTGAGTTGACGGCAGAACATTGCAAGAGATATTGATTTCTCAAGAACCGATTTCAGGATACTACTCATGGATGAAGACCAGTCTAGGATCATCACAAACCCGTGATTTTTACCCTTCTTGAAAACCCTCTTGGTATTGAAAATCTTATCACTGTGCTTGTAGTTGTGCAACTTTTTGGTGTTCAGAGTCCCCTTCTGGGAGATTTTGGAATTGACCCACGACCGGGCAGCTTGTTTGGCTGTAAATTCCTTGACCATGTAGTTTACAATATGGGTCTCTGTTTTCTTCCATTTCTCGAAAACAGCACTTTTAGAGTTTGACAATTCCGGGCAACCATTAACATGCTCCATGAAACCATCATCAACAATACATTTTTCCCAATCAGATTTGATGGATGGAACCCTATAAAATTTTCTATTCTGTGTCGATGATTGATTGATTGTTGATTCCAACTGATCATTAAAGATGGACATCTCTTCTGGTCGGTCCAGTTCAACATCTTCATCATCTTCTTCATCTTCTTCAGTGTCACTTGGACCTGCACCATCAGATGGTTCTGACATAGATGGAAGATCAGGCTCAGTGCTATCAGGCTCAGTGCTCTCAGGCTCTTCATCATCTTCTTCAGTGTCACTTGGACCTGCACCATCAGATGGAAAATCAGGCTCAGTGCTCTCAGGCTCAGTGCTCTCACCATCAAATTTTTCAGATGGTAATGATGGAAGAGGATTTTGTTTCTTCCGTTTCTTGGTCAACTTCTTCTCACGAAGGATCATTTCAATAGCACGATCCCTCACATCTTCCATGGTCCTCATTTTCCAAACACGATTAACGATATCTAGTTCTTCGTCTGAAAACTCAAGACGGATGTTTTTCTCACCAATCTTATCCTTGAACAAGATCAGTTCAATCAACAGCTTCTTCTTGGTGTTGTATGAAAATCCAACACGGGCAGAAAAGAATTCCAAACTCATCAATTCAGCACCACCGATATTGAAATCCTTCTTCGTACCGGGATACATTCTCTTGATGAAATTGTTGATTCGAACATCTTCCAATATCTGGAAATAGTCGTTTACCACCAAAGAACTAACCTTGGTTTTTTTGACTATCTCTTTCTGATATTCAACCCATTTCTTTGGGTCTGTGTTAAT